TAGGGCGGACGCTGGGCTTGGCCGCCAATCACTAGCACAACACCTAATTCAGAAGCACGAATACGAATAGATTTACTGGAATGGTTAGTCACTCTTGTGATAGTCCCTACACTGATCAAACCACGCCCGCACTCACGGACCATAACGTCTTCCTCAGAAGTCCAACGTGCACCAGGCTTACCCTTAAGGGCCAAGCCTAAGCGCCGAGCATGTGACCGTATAGTGCCTACGTTGCAATGCAGTGTTCTGGCTAAGCCATTTGCCGTCTGGTCGTGGACATAAGCTATGCGCAAGGCAGCATCTGAGAATTTACGCAAAGGAGCATGACTTAACGTCTGAGCTTCTACCCGTTTGGGATTAACAATCTGGTAATCTTTGCCGTCGAAGAACATTAGTTCTGGTGCCGTTTGATATGGGCCTGCAATATCTCAAAGTCTTTCGTATTAAGCAGCATCAATGTTCCGTCTACAATCTCAGGGCAATGCTTAATTGGGCCAGCATAAACAATTGCTTCATCTAGAATCCACACGCAAGTGCCTGCCACAACAGCATTACAGATAGTAGCATTGAACATGTTCTCACTAAGGGCACTCAAGACACAACTCCTACCAACTGCTCTAGTTCAAGTAAATGCACAACTCTGGCTCCGACTTTATCCTTGTCCCATTCAACGACCGCCCAAGGATGATCTGGTATAAGACGAACCAACTTCCCAACACAATCATTTCCTCGCAGTCTCACTCTATCCCCAACTTCTGGCAAATTTGGAGGAGCCTTAACCATCTATGAATGCTTGCGCTTTGTGCGATCGTTTCGATGTTTTGGTGAAGAGCCTTCACCCTCAACTGAACCACCCTTACTCTTACTTTGACTGTACGTTTCGTCAAACGGATTCCATCCATGCTCTATAGCCATCTCCCTAATATAGGAATTGTGTTCTTTACCAGAAAAATCAGCACCAATCACATCAGCCATGTGCGCTCTGGCTGCTGCTTGTTGCTGGCTCATGGTCCCCGGTGGACTAATTTGTATAGGTGTAACACCACCACCTGACCCCCGCTTAAGAACTTTACTCATCGTTGTATCTCCTTACCTAAAGATTTGAATTGCCCCGTGCAACTCCTCTAACTCTTGTACAGTACATGGCGTGGTCTTATTCGTAATCGGAACCCAGCCCCCTTTCCACCAAGGATCTGGAGCTAACGGTAGTACTGCTACCGTTGCTACTAGTCCTAGCGTCAACTCACGCCGATTCATGGTGCAACTCCATCAGGCTTAGCCGCTGCCAGCGCCAACTGATGCTGACGGTCCAACTCACTCTGTGTAGCTTCATGACCTTGCGCTACGCCCTGTTGCATCATACTACTTTGACGATCGGCAGCCTTCTGTTGTGACGTAACCTGATGTCCTAGTACAGCTGTTGCTATACCATGCTGCTGATCACTCTGCTTCTGCCGGAATGCAGCCTGATGCCCCATATGGGCAAGAGCAAGGGCATGCAACCTATCGGCCGAGCGCTGATTATTATCAACCCCCGTCTGTTGTACCTGATGGGCACGATCAGCCCCACTCTGTTGTGCTTCGTGCGCCCGGTCAGCAGCACGACCCATATGCTCCTGAGCCAGCTGTCGTTCAGCCATAGCCTTATCGTCATTGTGGATGACCAACTCACGGGCCACACCCAGCGAAGCAATCTTCTCCTTAGACTGCAACTCTTGTGCCTTGATGGCAGCGTCGGACTGGGCCGTGGCAGCCTTGGTCTTAGCCTCCATTGCTTTCGTCTGGCTATCCGTCAGCCTAGCCTGCGCAGCCGTCATTGTAGCCATAGCCGTAACTTGTTCTGGCGGTGGCGGGGGCGGTGGTGCATTTGGATCCGGTGGTGGCTTAAAGAAGTCTTCCGGATTGTCCACGCCCATCGTGTGGAAGGCTTTCTCATCAACCTTATTCAAGTCGATATTCTGGTTCGTGGCAGCCATTTGCCGCATGGCCACCACCTTCAGGTAGCGTTCGGTCTGGCTACTTGTATTGGGGTCGGCAGCCGGGACTAGCTCGCAGTCCTGCAAGGCAGTAAGGAACAATGCCCGTTGCCTTAGCTCTGCACCGTCCTGGGCGTTTGTAAGGGGCTGCAACCCCATTTCCGCCGTGAGTTGGGCCAACACAGCAGACTTCTTGTTATGTCGCCACAACGCCTCGGGATCCTCCATCAACAAAGACTTCAACATATCAAACTCTTGGCCCTGGGCTTGGTGCAGTCGCTTATGCACGGCTGACATAAGCTTCGTAGCCTGCTCAATTAGCGCCAGCGTTGTGCCCACAGGGGCATCCTGCTTGCCTTCGCCTATCTGCATTTCAGCAGTACCACCAACCCGCTGGGCTGTGGTGGCAATATTCTCAATTAACTGAATGAATACGGCACTTGGATCCTTGTACGGCAAGGGCATAACTGACGCACGAATGTCGTTGCCCATGGTATCAATAGGCATTCCACCACCAGGAGGAATACGGAACTGATTGGTAAGTTGCTTGGCGAGTTGCTTAAGGTAAAGGAAGCCTGGGAAGTTGGCAAACATGCCCGCATCAATCATCAGCCGCCATGCGGCTGTAACCGCTTTCGTAGCATTACCCAGAATGTTGAGCAACCCAATGCCATAGAAGCCAAGACCAGGAATAAACACATAAGCAATGATGCGATTACGAGGAAGACAGAAGTCATCACCCTCAGTCCAATTCCGGCGGACCTCAAGAATGCGTCTCGCTTCATGATCTATCGTGACCTTATATGGCAGTGGCAAGCCTGTCGCTTCACCATCCATTTCGTGCTCAAAGCCCGGCACCTCTATTTCACAGTAGCACTCGTACAGTTCTCTATCCTGGTCTGTAGGTTCTACATACGTAGGCGGGGCAATACCTTGAATAACGTCAATCTTGGCCTCAACAGGATTCTTGATTTGAGGTAGACCAGCCACAGGCAACGCAATGTCACGGTAAGCACCTAATAACATCATGCGTTTTAATACGGAAGGACGCATCATGATACGATGAGTTACGCGCCCAGCGCCATCAATATCAGTTGCTGCATTAGAGACAATCAAATCCTTCGCATCAATAGAGGCAATAACAGGACGCCGCTTGATTGGATCGTGATAGCCCTTCTTAAAAGAAATGCCGCTGAAGCCTAGCATCAGCAGCATCCGGTCCGTATCTGGATAGTACTCTTTCGCAACCTTAGTCAGATAATGATTCATATCCTTTTCTAAGGCCTGGGACAGACGATCAGAAAGACTATTGGCTTCGCCGTCATTACGCACCTTCACTGGGCCGTCGGAAGGCAACAACTCACCCCTAGCATTAGCCTGGAACCGTAACACAGCCTCTAAGAGCAAAGGGTGATCAACCGTACTAGTTCCCTCAGCTGGCGTAGCGCCAGACGCTGCAGCACCACGAGGGTTCTTAATCTCCAAGCCTAGCAGACTAATGCCTGCACTCATATTCTCAAGCCACGCCGAACGGGACTGGTTATCCTGCTCTATGCCCATCAAGAGCTTCTCAGCTATGACAGACAACTCAGCCTCAGACAGCTTATTGGCTAGGTTATCGTCAAACTTGGAGTCCTTCTTGGGCTGCTCAGGGGGACCAAAGCTGATAGTGACTTCACCATCCGGCAATTCAATCTGGGTTGTGCCCGTCTCCTGGTCAAACTGAGGTGCACCATCACCCTCAGTAATAACAGTAATGTCCTGCCCCGTTAAGGGTGCAGGACCGGGTTGACGATAGTTCTGGCCAGTGTCTAGGGGGAAGACGTTGCTCATGCTTTGTAGAACCTAACGTAAAGAGGACGATAGTAGTCGTTAGCTCAATTCAAAACTTGACTGATAGAACCTACCTACCCTAGGACGATGAAGCGTGCTTAGACGATCCTGCGCATCAATCATCCGCAATTTAGCAAGATAGCTTTTCTTGTTAAGCCCTAACTTAACTGCGCGTGCTGAGATAGCTGTGCTGCTTCGTTTCAATACTTTTTGAGCAAGAGGTGTTGAAGCGGTCAAATAATGTGTGTACAACCAAGCTTCATCACTTGCAGACCAGCCATTTTTTCTCATTAACACTTACCCATCCATCTTCGAGTGTGCATGTTTGCCCTTGATGTGGGCATGCAAATATGAACCAACTGAAGCAGCATTCATCAGGGCTGCATGTTTTTCTGCATCAACACCCTGATACGCATAAACACCGCCACCTTTGAAACGCACATGGAGAGTGTTTGTTTTCGGATCATGAGCTACAGCATCAATATTGCTACTAGTTACGGATTTGAAATCCATTATGCAACCCTTTCATAATTCTTTTATGGGACAAACTAATTGCGAAATTCAATTGGGAATTTTCGGATGCTACCGCATTGCGGTGTGAGAACTTGTGCAAGCCCCGCAAGTAATGATCATACGCTCAAAACGGCAAATAAGCAACTACTGGCTTGGGAATGAGTTAAAATGGCAGCCCTTATTGATTGCCGCGCTCCTTAAATAGTTGTCGGCTTTCGTAGAATCTCTGGATCGGGCCGCAGATCATCGTGAAGTTTCTGCGCCGCATCTTTCACCCGCTTTGCAGATTCCTCTAGCTCGCGTTGGCAGCGAAAATCGAGCCACGATTTAACTTTCTTATCTAGCGCGTCCCATTCTTCTTTCGTGACCACGGAATTTGCCCCTAAATAAACGGCCTGATGATGTAAGGCAGCGCAAGCCAGATCGCAGCGCCAGCGGCCACCCACAGAAAAGCGTTGAGCGGTATCCAGCCCTTAAACGGTATGTCGTGAGCCTCGCGCATCTGTAATTCCTTAGTTGGCTATCGTAAACCGAAAATACAGCATACCACACAGCCCCAACATATTGATGCCGACAAAAATAGCGTAGGCCACTATCGCGGTATCGCTGCGGCTCATGTCTGCGCTCCTAATTCTCTTGAAGCTGTTGCGGGACAGTGCGTAGGCCGGGGACACGATCAACGTAGTCAGCTACGCGCGTCTGTGCAGCCGATAGCAATATCACGGCGTCAGTTAGTCGAACGTCTGCACCAACCTTCTCGACTTCAATCACGGCTTGGCGAATTGCCAACTCGGCTTCCGTCATTCGATCAAGGCAGACGCGGCGCGGGATTTCATATTCTGCCATACTCATGGTCGGCTCCTAATTTGGGAACACGCCATTGGGAACGATGGTGCTCTGCCGCGCCCAACGAGCGGCATAGCCAATGCCATTCTTCGGATGCAGGTAGAGGACTTGCAAAAACACCAGCGGTGCCATCGCATAACGGGCGATTAATCCGCGCGGTTTGGTGGGGTGCACATAGATCATTTTTCAATCTCCTATTCTGACTTTGGTTCACCGTAAACGTGCGGCACCGGACGCCATTCATAATAAAATCCCTCGACGTGGCCGAGCCGTCCTATCTTTGCTTTGCGCCATTGCTGCTCAAGAACATCTCCAATGCCGAACCGGCGCAAGACGCAAGTCGGCTCGTAGAGGTCAACATCGGTCCAAAAATCGACGGCCATGCTGGTTGCTCCTAATTCGCTAGACCTAGTTCCCGTCCACAGCGGATGCAGTAGACTGTATCATCGATCGCGGCCTTCATCGGCACATGCTCAAAGTCAGACTTCGGCGTTCCCTTCGAACACTTGACCATATAGCGGCAATCTCCGTTGCCTGTATCTTGGCAATAGATTTTGCAGTCGCACACGAAAAACTCCTATTTTGTTATCGCCAATGGCGGAGGGACCATTCTCGTTCCCTCATCATGCTCTGACGTTGGATTGTAGTTCGGCCAGCGCCCCCATGACACCTTTCCGTTGCCGTGACAGGTACGACAATCAGCAGCCGTTGTTGTGGCTACTCCAATCCAGTGACCACGACCGCTGCATGTGGGGCAGATAGCCCAACCGTATCCGCCGAAGTCTCCAATCCAACGATACTCAGCCACGGTCGCTCCTGTTTATTTAGTAGTCCATCGCGGACAGACGTGCATCAACTCAACCACTGTGTAGCCGGCAAAATCGCTGTCGAGCGTGCAGATCGGTTTGCGCGAAAGTGGCATCGTACCGCGATGAGCGCAGTTGCAACAGCAAGAGCCGGTCGGCAACGCTGATACTGCGGCGGCATAGGCTGCTTGCTCGCGCTCTCGCTTTGCTTTACGCCGCCGCTTCTCGCCAGGTGACACGACAATCTCCTATTTATTCAGCGTTCATACGGCAGATATTGAAGTGGCGTCGCGTATCCCTCAGTGCAGAACGCAAACTTTGCGCCGCCCACTTCGATTGCTTGAATTGCAGCGTCTCTACATTCGTCGTGAGAAGCGAACTGTAGATAGTGATGCTCAGGAGCATTGTGAACCGACCAAATCGACGTAAGCACCCAGACTACCTTGACGGCCATTGGCACACTCATTGAGTTGGGTCTTTTGCAAAAGATGCCGCATCTGGGAAACCCATCATTTCAAGTGTTGCTGTGCGACGACCAGAACGCAGCGCACCAATAACCCTATCGATGGAGTTAATCTCAGGATCGCCTGCGCCATGTTCACCAGCACCACAGAAACCACAATCAATCAAAGCCTTTTTTGCGGCGACTAGACCGTCCTCAAGGTCAGACATTCGTTTGCTCCTCTATATTCAATCGTCAGCAGCGGATTTGAAACCGAGCGCCTTGCGAATGCGCCCATGAGTTTCCAGTCCAAGTCCGCCAACTCGATCAAGCCAAATTAGAATTTCACGCATCCTCTCGTTTTCTTGCGAGAGGGCTAGATATTGAGGACAGCATTCGCCGCCGTCTGGTGCCATGCAGCCTGGGTTGTCCGCGATGACGCGCTTGCCGCTCGCACTGTTGGGATCGTCGATAAGCACGCCAATTCTCCTCTTGTGACTATTGAAAGCAGACAATTCCGCCCGGTTCTTTTGGATCAGTCCAGCAACTCAAACTTGCCTTGTACGGATTGAAGGTGATCTCGGCATTGATGTGCTTCCAAGTTGTCTTTTTGCAAAACCACCATCCCCTCTGCCATTGGCGGCCACTCACAAAAATCTCAATCTCTTTTGTGTAGGCCAGCATCTCCTTGCGGGCGTTCGGCGGCAGCGTGGTTCTAATGTCGTGTGCGACTTGGATAAACAGATCATCGGTCATGTCATAGGCGAGCGCCAGTTTGAGGATGTTGAACACCCCCCGATCCATTTCTCGGAAAGCCTGTTGGCGCGCATCCAATGCAGACACGAAAATCTCCTCTATATTCAGTACCCACGGGCGGGATTGTCGCAGTAGCCGTCGCGGTCGTAGTGTTCGTTGAAACGCCACCAGCCTGACCGGCCACCATCAACCACGACGCGCCACTCGCCCTCATAGATTTCAATCAGTCGGCCTCGCGCGTCGTAAACCTTATCGCCCTTGCGAGTGCCACCCGCCGGAACCATCGTGCTGTCTATCGTCATGCAAACTCCTTTATCTCTTGCCTGATTTGCAGGACGGTGGCGCTCCACATTCATCGCAGTACGGCCCGCCGCTATGCTTCCCGCATTCCTTACATTTCCATGCCATCTAAAATCTCCTATTTATTCAGTTCATCAGATAAAATTACGGTCAATATCGCAAAAGGTAGATCGGTGTGGATTTCGCGTAGTTCGGACAGGGCAGAACGAATGGTACGGCCAAGTTTTGTTACGCCTACCATTTTATTATCGTCGCGCATGATGGTTTTTAATTCTGTCACGCCCTGCGGCGCGGTTGTTGTCATTTCTACGGGTGGGTTCCAAGTATGCACGGTGCGCTCCTAATTATTCAACCAGTTCAACTTTGACGCCAGCGGCTCTGGCCTTGCGAACCATATCCCATGTTCCGCTGCTTTTCTCCAAGGGGAAGGCCACCACTAATTCAGGCTTTCCTTCATCGAGCATTTGCTGATTGCGAATCTGTCCTGCGACTTTCCCGTGAGTGTCCCAATTCGCATCAAATGTCGTCATAGGAATGAGCCGAGACTGTGCCCACTCCCTCGCCAATCTATCCGCCCCACGCGCGCCGCCTTCGATGACGTGGGTAATTCCAAGGCCATCGAGAACGCGATAAAGCAGTTCCCAATTCTTGTAGTTGCGGCTTCCGCAGACTATGGCGCGCAAGGCAAACTCCTAAAGTTTTACTCGGGGATTTTCAACGGTTCCAAAACGACTATACATCCACCCACGTTTTACCTTAATCCCAATTCCGCCTAGATAAGACATACGTTCCGCAATTGTCTTGTACCGCCGACTAAACCAAACTTTTTCCATAACAGAAAGTTGGTCTTCATGATATGTTTTATGGGGCCTGCCTTTAGATTGTTTACCATTAACTGCGGAGTTCTTTCCTCGTGCAGAACTAGAAATAAGAGCAAACGCCCGCGCCTGCATTTGACGCCATTGCTTGGGTATATTAGATTGATGTCCTGTAGCAAGTTCTCGAATAACTCCTTTTCGGTTTTCAATTTGATCAACAATTGCCAGCAAGTCACGTTTTCTAACATCAACACGTCCAACTGTTTTAGCCAATAAGAAAGTTTCTACTACCTCAACAACACTGCCTTTTCGTAAAGATCGCAATAATGCTTCGCGCTGATCTGCACAGTATATTTCTCCAGTAAGCTTCTCTCGTTGAGAGACTTCACTCCAACTAGGTTTCAATGGATTTAGGTATGATCTGGTGTCTTCAACAGCCATTTAACGATAATAGGCTTTACAGGTTAACAAATCAAGCGTAACCTACGTTGCTTAAGCTATTCCGTAATTCGGAACACAGTATGTCTAGATAGTTAGTGGAGGCCGCAGCAATGGCATTCCACGCGCAAGCCGAGGCGAAGAAAGTGGCCGACCGATATGCCAAGGGTTTGCTGCGCGATCAGCTTGAATACGAAATTCATGCGGCCATCAATCTTGCCGTCGCTGACGTGACCGGCATTCCGCCGGGACCTGCCGCGCCGCCCAAACCTGTACCCCATCGAGTCGCTTAACAGATTATCAAGCCATGACCGATCAAGAATTAGTCGATCACATCAACCGCGCCCGACGCAAAGCAGCTACGGTAGGAAGTATGAGCGCGATGTGGGACGTAATTATTGATGCGGAAGCGATCCTCTACGGGAAGCCCACAATCATGTCGCGGCCCGAAGTGGAAAAGTCCCTAACCGATTTTGTCAAATAAGGCCCGCCATGCCGTTGCCTGTAAAACTCTGGATAGTTTGGGTCGTCGGCAGTTTAATGGTAGGCGTGGCGACGGCGGCCATCAGCAGCATCGCGGACTACTCGACAAGTCACTGGACGTTCCGCGTGAACGGATGGGCGCTAGGATCATTTACCGCCGCACTTTGCTCCGCTGTTTTTGTCGGTCTAGTCGCTCTCGTTATCTACGCCTAACAGATTGTCAAAGGAGCCCCGATGAAAAAGCGTAAGCCCGGCATCGCCCCCGACCTATACGGGCCAGAAAGCTTCCGTCTTGCGATGGTGGCAGCACTCTTGTCTTGGCCCGGCACATCCATATCGGATGGCGCGTTCGCTATTCTTCGGCAAGTTGCCGAGTACCAAAAACAACACGGACACGATTGAAGGATTACCCCCCCCCCGATGGCGATCAAAGGCGATCCAGCGAAAAAGAGTGCGGGGTGCGAGCCGGTGTTTACGCCGATACCGAACCATCCGCAGGGCTTGGGTCACTGGTCGCAGTGTCCAAACCTCAAGGAAGTCGGCGGCGGCTTTGAGGGCGAACGCTACCGCTGCGATGTGTGCGGCGAAAGCTACTTTCTCGACTACGACGAAATGCGTTGAACAATCTGGATATAGAGGCCGCCAATGCAGACCATCACCGATGCTGCCGTGGACAAGGTTGCCAATGCGATCAACCGCGCTCGCTACACGGGCAGCACCTTGCCGGTTTGCGGACTGGCCGAGGAAGATGAAAGTGCGCAGCGATACGCTCGCACCCTAGCCCGCGCCGCCATGATAGCCATGCGCGAATTGTCAGAGTAGGCCGCAGCCATGACAGAACGAGAGGATTGGCAGTTTCGCGCTCAATACCTAGAGGATGCCGCAAAGCGCCTTGAGGTCCAAGCCGCAAAATTGATGGAGCAGGCTAACGATTACCGATCTCGCGCCGAGAACGTAAGAGGCTATCTCAAAAACCAACCCCAAACTTGTCAATAGAGGCCGCCGTGAAACGCATCATCGAGCAAGCTGTCGAGGCCAAGATGCGGCGCGATGAATGTACATTACGTACATTGCTCGGCTTGTGGGTGTCGGAACTGGAACCGTCAGTCGTCTACCGCGATGGGGAAATCATTGGCCTTACCGCCGCCGGAATGCCGCTCGGCAGCTACCCGCCGATCTTCAACCCTCTAGCCAGTCAGTAAAGGCCCGAAATGGAACGCCCCTTAACCCCCGATGAAAACGAGATGATCGACGCCGCATGGGAAAAGCACAAAGCCGCCCTTACCCCATTGCGCCGCGTCCTGCGCGACCATTGGCTTGCGTCAATCGTCTGTGACGGACTGGCCAAAACCGACAAGCCAGTTTGCGCCTGCACGGTCTGGAGTTGCGAGCCGAAGCCAACCGTTCTTGAGGCCATCGATGCTTGGATTTCGCATGTCGAACAGAAGCTCGCGGACGTTGAAGCCGCGTTGAAGGATTAGGCCCGCAAACATGAGCTATGAGCAGGAAGAATATGAAAAGCTGAAAACTGTGGTTCGGGCCGCTTTGCAAAACCCGTCCAGCACCCAATCTATCGAGATCAAGGCCAGGGGATATTCTCCCGCCGCCTCCGTAACCATCGAGGCTTACATCCTAGAAAAATTCCTCACCCCTCCAAAGTCAGAATAGGCACGGAATGTCTCCGACTGCTGCACGAAAGAATGCTTGGCGACAGCGCCTTTTCGACCAGCAACGCAGTCTTTGCCACTGGTGCCAGAAGCCAATGAAGCTCAAGCACCGTCCGAACGGAATGCCAACGCGAGACTTTGCAACCTTTGAGCACGTTAAGCGTCGCCGCGACGGAGGCCATATGGGAGAGGGAAATGTTGTCCTCGCACACTACAAGTGCAACAGGCGACGAGAGCACGGAATCAAAGTTCACGCCGCGAGAAATGGTCGCCCGAGCGATTTGGGCAAAGCGGCCCGACTGCCAAGGGAAGCCGTGGCCAATGAACACGCCTGAGCAGCGCCGCGCCTACCCACACAATCCGGTTGCGGCTTGCGACCTGTGTTTTATTTATGCAGATGCGGCAATCGCCGCGTTGGAGAAATAGGCCCGCCGTGAAAATCGTCACCGAGTATGTCTATCCGCCGATCCCGATCCGCCGCTTTGATTGGCTGGCGTACTATGACGGGATGGAGGAAGGCGTGACCGGCACCGGGGCGACTGAGGCTGAGGCCATAGCGGACCTGATCGAGAACAACGACGCGGGTGGCCCGACTGAGGAAAAACCGAACCGCGCCTACTGCAAACCCGATCAATCGTGCTGCGACTTTTGTTGCGGCAATTAGTTGTCACAGGATTCCGCTTATTCAAACCGAACAACTGAGGACGGGCAATGGAAGCCGCAGAAGCACAGATCAGATATGGCCGAATGACGCTCGCTGACGCCATAGTTGAATGTCAGCGGTTGCGAGCGGTCCTCACCGCGATTGTTGATGAGCCTCAGACGTGGAAAATGCGCAAGATCGCGCGTGAAGCTTTGGAACAGTAGAGGCCACCAAATGTCGCTGCGCAAAACCGCAATGCACACGATGCCAGGAACCTGGCCACCCGCCGACATGCTCAATATGGATGCCTACCATTGGCTTCATTCTGAGCGATCAAGCAAGCCTGGAATAGCAGAGTGGCTTGGAAATGTGTGGCATTGCATCGGAGAGGCACAGCCGATTACGCCACAAGAACTTGCACGGCGCGGCTGGGAATATCTCGGGCCATGTAAGCGCCCAAAGAGCCACTATCTCGACAACTGAACGCGCTAACCTATAACTTTCAACATCAAAGGCCGATTGTGACGCTCACTCAGATCAATGCGATGAATGAAATTCAGCGGAACCAAGGGGCTACTACACGCCGTTGTTTTCCATATCGCGCATCATGGTCTTGGGATTATCGATCTACTCAACACTAACTAAAATAAATCTTCTTGCACACCGGCTGGTGCTTCTGCTCCTGCCACCTTATTTGCTAAAGTAGCTGATGCCCTAAATACAGAAATAACATTAGGCAGCTTAGCCGCTTCTACTTCTGCAATACTTGCAGTAGAGGCTTCTATATCTACCCAACCTTCTACAACTAACCTAACCCGCACACGCCAGGGAAGCTTCTTCATAACCTAGACCCCATACATTCGTGCTACTGAATCTTGAGGCGGCTTATACGCTTGTTCGTCTTCTAGTGCAGCACTCATCTCATCACCCCTCAACAAAATTCCGTTCTCCCGGGACCAATTGAGAAACTGAGTTACGGTATCGTGCAAATCGTCATGCGCAGCCTTCGGAAAACTTTGACTATTTGCAATTACAGCATCTGCCCATTTTGTATCCGGTGCCCAAATCACGTTATCGGTAAACAAGGGCACAACTGAATGAGTACGTGACACCTTATCCCCAACCGGATCCAATAATTCTACACCCCAATTTTCTCTTGCATAAAGACGGTTGATCTCATTAGCCACATCACGCCCTCGCGTCTTATTCTCAATCAGCAACCGTCGAATCTTATACCTTTTTGCCGTATCCGCAACCCATTGAATTAACCCAAACTGTTCTCGCTGGCGCTGCTCAAAATTGACCTTGGCTTCATTAGGCAACGCAGATATTACCTTGCCGTGTAGGGGCAACCGCTTAGCCCAGGCAAACATCAACATAGCACGTCTATTTTTATTACGATCAATCCAGACGCCCCACACCGTCAAGGCATTGTAGTCATTCTCCTGCTTCTCGCCATAAGAAGTATCGAGTGATCCTACTACCAATTCAAACTGTGGAAACTCCTTACGCTCCCCGGTCCACTCTAACCCATAACGCTGGGCCTCCTGTTGATCCCAAGGCTGCCACCATTCACGCTTAATAATACCACCACCTTTCGGCGTAGGGCTTTGTTGAAGACGACCGGCTGCCATATATGGGCCAAGGGCAGTTTCGAGAGACCGCACCTGAGTCTCACCAAACCGTTCAGGCCACATCAACTCACCTTCATCAATACGTGGATCAGACCAAGGTTCGTTGTCGTCATATTGAGGAAGCTTAACGGTAACACAATGACGAGCCTCATCATGACGCATGGGGATCATTAAATGCGTCCAATCCTCATCACTATCTAGAATTAGTCCTGATACATCCTGCTCATGCAAACGCTGTTGAATAGCAATAATAGCCGACCGCTTTGGATCATTAAGGCGCGTGGAGTGGAACTCATTCCAGAAATTAGCCACTGTCATCCGCTCAGCTTCAGACTCCACCTGTTCAGTATTATTCAAATCGTCGGCTATCAAAATATCGCCGCCAATTCCGAGCAAACTTCCCCCAACAGAAGTTGCTATGCGTGAACCACCGGCTGTATTGTCAAATTGCATCTTGGTATTTTGATCGGGCTGAAATGTAATCTGACCAGGCCAGTGTTTTTGGTACCAAGGGCTTTGCAATAGCCGCCGCGACTTATTAGAACTGTCTAAGGAAAGTGCATGGCCATAACTAGCACACAGAAACCGCACTTGACGGCCACTCAGAAAGGATATTTCTGATCTAGCCCAAGTCCATGCTGGGTAAATAATGGAGCACAAAGAAGTCTTAGCACAACGGGGTGGAACGTTGATTAGTAGACGTGGGATCTGCCCTAATGTCACGGCCTCAAGGTGGTCGCACATGGCTTCTATTGCCCATGAAGGCTGATAGGCAGAAGCATCTATGTAAGGCCATGCAGCTTGCAGAAACTCAATAAGAGAGTCCTCGCAACGCTCCTTAGCCTCCACTACGGCATAGCGCGCAAGCTTATCCCTGAATGCTGTAAGGCGCTCAGCGGGGATGGTCTTTGAAATGGCGGGGGCAGCAACACTCATTATACATCTTCAAGGGGGTGCTCGTCCTTTTCCCAGACCCAAAGCATTATGACACAGCCCCAGCGATCAATGTGATAGTGCCAACATCCCCAGTCCCAACTTAGTGACAACCATTTAAGGGCGACCATGCGCGGTCCACGCCAGTCATGAAGAAGGACGTTCACTTAGCCGCTGCAATCAACTTGATGGAACTTGCTTTTGGACCTTTCCCATCTACGGCGGTAACATCAAACTCAAGGCGGTCACCTGTTTTTACGCCACCTTCAATGCCAGACCGCTTCAATTCATTCGCATGAATAAACACGTCCGGGGCATTATTCTCTCGACGTACAAATCCAAAGCCTTTTTCACCATTAAAGAACTTCACTGTTCCCTGAGAACGCTCTGTCACGCTGTTGCCATTCGTTTCGATACCCATCGCTAAGCTCTCCACTGGTTCATACTCAATATCACTGACGAACTGTCTTGCAGCGTAGCGATTGCTGCGCTTATCAACATGAGAATTCCTCAAAACAAACTCCTAAATTAAACACACGCATTAATGTTTGTTGCTAGTTTTAGTAACGGCAAGACTAAGGTTACGTCTCGAACTTTGGCTAGAGGCCAAACTGAGGTTTCCGAGAGCACGCTCGCCCCACTGGGCCACGTTATGCTCTCCGCGATCCGCAACGACCGCTAAGATGTTCCTAGCTGCATTATGGTCCCTATCTAAAGTTAGACCACACTCAGGACAAGAATGGGTCCTCTCCAGTATAGCCTTGGGAACCAACTCTCCGCAACCAGAACATTTTTTAGTTGTATTTTTAGGATCCACCCTAACTAAGTACTTACCAGCTCTTTCAGCCTTGTAAGCGAGAAAGGTTAGAAACCCCGACCAAGAAGCATCCGAAATTGAACGTGCAAATGTAGAATTTTGAAGCATATTTTTTACATTCAAATCTTCAACCGCAATTAGATCGTAAGATCTAACAATACGAGCCGACTGCTGATGTAACCAAGTATTTCTAGCATTAGTGACTGAAGCACTCAATCTTGTACAACTAACCCGCACTTTTATTCGCCGTTTAGAACCTTTCTTACAACGCGCTAAAGCACGTTGTCTCCTCCTCATTTCTTTTTCAGCCTTACGTGCTACTCTTGGATTTGGAATAATTACTCCATCAGACTGATAAGCAAAAACTTTTAAGCCAAGATCAATCCCAACAGCAGACGAAATCGTACATTTAGTCTTTTCAATTAACTTAATCTGAAAAGTAATATACCAACCTTTAGTATCCTTTGTAAAGCTACAAGACTTAACATCTGCCTTTTTAGGCAGAGGTCTATGATAATGGATACGAATCCAACCTGGAAAGCCTTTAAAACCAATATGGTTGTTGTCTCCAAAACGAAAACTGCCAACAGTCTGGTTAAAACCAAAAGACCGCCACCGGTAATAACTTTTGAAACGCGGAAAGCCAGGAGTTTTGTGCGCTTTGCGAATTCTACGAAAAAATCCTCGATAAGCCCAGTCAAGATGCTTCAGCGTCCAACGCTGAATTGTTGTAGGAATAGCCGCCATTTCTGGCATTTCTCGACGGCAGATAGTCAACTCTTTTGTCTGATCAAAAAGACTAAGAAGTTGCCGAGTATTTTTATAGTACCAAATCCTACCTTCTAAAGCAGAATTATATAAAATACGTTGCGCCTCTAGAATCTCTTCTAGCGCGCGATGCTGACGCTTAGAAGGAAGCAGACGATATTTGTAAGTTAGAATCAATGCTTAGTCCTTCCGTTTGCACCATTGCCGTTGCTCAATCCGTTACCTGAACGATTGCCTTTTACAGACGGAACAACACCAGCATGCAATAGTGCCTCCGGAAGAATGCCCAACTCAGTAGCATCCTTCCGTATCTCAGCCAACAACTCAGCTGCTGTCAAATTCTCAACCTTGCCTGAATGTAGATGGTTCTGCACATCACGCCACTGCTCCGGCTTGCGGTTCTTAAGCCAGAAAATACACGCAAGAGTTTCTGGGGGATAATGCTTTCGGACAGGCACACGAATAACCTCGCCGTCCTTAAGCACACGTATTTCCTCAGTGTCTACTGAGTAGCCTAACGCCCGTTGGGCAAGAGCACGCTCCACCTTGGGGTCAAATATCTCAGCCTTGCCCCGCCTTACTGCTTCATCAAATTCTGGGTACATACCCATCCAATTCTGGATGGTCATTGTGGTAACACTAAAAGCGTCTGCTAGGTCCGCATTTGTTGCACCCCGCGAACACAGTACCCCGGCTACCTTAGCAAATTGAGGGAGGTACGTAGACTTCGGCCCACGCCTAGCCCCCGGATAAGATTGCTTCTTCTCGAGTTTAGCGGGCTTGGTCTTAAGTTTTACGCGGGCTACCATTTGAGCATCATACCGCTTCTAAGGCGTCTTCATCAAGGGGCACTGGTACATATCGTCCCAATACATCTAACAGTACACTTATTCTATTCTGGGGATCACGGTCATAAAGTCCCTCATAAGTACTAAATGGTCCTGAGATAACTCGTACTTTGTCACCATTATTAAAACGAAACTGTTCCTTATCTTCCAACACGATCAATCCCTCAGTATTTTCGCGTGCACGTAATTCGTCAATTTCTCTTGGGAGCATAACTGCAGGGCGCTGCCCGCACATAATCACACTCATGACCCCACGTGTTCCTAGAAGGAACCGCCAGGGTCCCTCTGTCTGTACAAAAAGGTAGCGTGGGAATAAGTATTGGGGCTTAGGAACTAAGCAAGGTTTCTTAGGCTTAGGCTTAGTAAGAGCCTCTGTAAGAGGCAAATAAAACTCGTAGCCTTGATTAGCTACATTATCTGCAGCCCACTGCTCCCGCTGTGGCTTTGTCTTCACGGCTACCCAGAAAGGATTCCCAAACATGCCCGAGAGCATAAGCGTTTGATGCGTCTGGGTAAAGGTAATGCAGAGAAGCAGTTAAAAGTTTGCTGCTATTGCCCGTACTTCTTACGAGTAGGAGCAAACCGTCCTTCTACCTCCTGCCAAGCCGCTATAACAACCGCTCGCAAGCGTTCCTGCTCCTTGGCTAGCTCAACCCCCGACAGCTTATCTAAATGCGTCAGGAAGGCTCCAGGGTCCTTTGTACCCAGCTTTCCTAGCGCCTTGACCTCCTCTAACCACGCTAAGGAAGCCTCAGCGTCACGCATCCCAAACCCAAATTCAATTTCAAAGAGGCACTCTCGGAAAGGCAGCGATACCTTGTTCTTCTTGCACTGAGCCTTAATGCGAACAGCCGTGGTACGCTTAACGTTGCCAACCGTGCGAGTTAGCTTCTGTATATGACTGAGCCAGAGTATCTGGCTGGCATAGAAATCGAGGGCCTTGCCCCCTGTGCGGGTATGCTTCTCCCCAAACACCACGCCTATCTTATCGCGAACCTGGGATATGATCATCACACACATATCAGCAGATTTGATGCGGCGGGTTAGCTGCCGGAATAACTTGCCCATCATCTTCTGTTTTTCTAACCCGAAAGTAGCTTCACCAGGCTTACGCCCGAGTTCCGCTCGCGACGTCAAAGCGTCCAGCGAGTCTACGATATACAGTCCTGGGGTCTTATTCTTTTCGCACTCTGCCAGTTTGGCATCTAGATCCTCAAATATGTCTTCAACGGTATCCCAAACCGTATCTATACCTTCCGGTCCGAAGTCCACCCGCTTAAGTGGCAACCCAAGACCCTCAGCGTAAGGCTCGTCAAATGCTGCTTCAGCCTCCCGATAGAAGATCTTGCCCTTCGGTTCTAGATGGGCAAAGTTGGCGCAGGCTTCAATCGCGAGTAGCGACTTTCCGACGCTCTTATCGCCAACAACATTTACAATACGTCGTCGTGCCCAGCCTCCTCCCAGTACGCAATCTAAGAGAGCACAACCCGTTGGGATGCATTCAACACCAGGCGTCAGGACTGGGAAATAGTCGTTCCCGCCCTGACGCTTAACCGACCCGTTCAGTCTCACCCGTTTCATAGGCGCTAGGAACGCCGTCCAGTTGGTTTAAGCCTTTCGAGGCTACGACGGGCAGCCTTAACAGGCGTCTCATCCTCTGCATCCGTCTCTGGCCGAGTACGGGGCCTTGTCTGGGTCTCCCCTTCCTCTGGTGCGTCACCCTCGTCCAATAAGGCCCTGCGACGGGCTGTACGAGAGTTCTCCTCAAAAGGGGGTTCTTCCTCTGTCTCCTCCGCCGCGCCACCACGCGAATGGCGGCCACCACGGGTAGGGCGATCCTCAACCTCTGGCTCAGCACGGCTAGCCCTATGGCCACCACGGGGAGCCTCCTCCTCTACGACCTCCTCTACTGGCTCTGCACGCCCACGACGAGAAGGCCTCGTCTCCGGCTCTGCTTCCGTCTCTTCTTCTGCATCCTTGCGACGGTCAGTCTTTCCGAACAACACCTTCTCGATGTGTTCAGCATCATAGAAATTAAGCACCTCCGGTAGGGGATGTTCCGTAATGTACTCCAGCCAGCGCGCCTGCAGCTTCTCATTGTCATGTAAGGGCGACGGCTCCCGCGAGACCTCAACAGCCGTGTACTTGGTCTTGAGGCCAGTACCTTCCCGGTTGTAGATGATGTCGTAGCCCTCCTCCGGATCGTCAATCAGAATAGGCGCATTGGACTTCTTGTCTACCGAACGCGCATTGATATCCCGGAAAAGGGAGACCGGCATGGACCAGATCATAGGACCAGCCTTCTCATTATCGCGGTCAATTACCCAGGCCAGACAGCGATAACCCGGCTTAAGCTGGTCAGCTTCATCCTGATCCGTAATCTGACGCCTAGCTTCGCACACCGGGCAAGGCTCGCCCTTCATCTTATCTAGGCAGAGGTAGGTGCCGTTGTCCGGACCAACGGAGTAGTGGATATAGACGCCAATTTCCCAGCCGTCACCCCACTTCTCGACGTCATCCCAGGTAGGAGGCAGAATGCGTACGCAGGCCTCGCCTTCCTTCGGCTTGTACATCTGCATTTCCGCTGCGAGATAACTGTCGTAAAGCCCACCCGCCTGCTTTGACTTGCGCACGACGGACTCCACCGTACGGGCAGTACCACGATACACGAATTTACCCTTGGCCATTACGACCTCCTCCTCTATTTATTTCTCTGAGCACACTTCGCAGATACTCAAGCTTAGTGCGGAAGTGTGCAAAGCTCGCCGCACGTGTCACTGCATAAGCAAGAATGACGAGCAATACAGCACCCGCCAACCAGCTTAGACTTGTTCCAAGAGTAGCACTAGAAAACATTTCAATTCCTTGCAGTAACCATACTACACAGTGGCCCGCTTAACACGCCGGATTGCTCCTGCCGCAGCCCGGTTCTGATCTGCCTTATCAGCCGTTAAACTAGCCCTCGCTTGACCAGCACCCCCTTCCATAGCCGCGTCATGACGCTGAGCAATATAGAGGGCCACCAATTCCCGTAACATGAATGATCTCTGCTGAAAAGCCTCCTTAAGCACCTGCCAGCTTTCAGCCTCCTGACGCTTCTTGAGAAACTCCCTCTGAATATCCTGCATCTTAGGGAGGGTCTTAAGGCGATTCTGGAGGGAAGTCTCAGTAAGCTTCTCATCCTTACGCAAAGCCTCAGCCCGAATATCCTGATCAAGTTGCGCCTGCAACTCCTCAAGGTCAAGCTTACAGGCGTCGCGTTCTGCATTTGACAGTGCGACGTTTTGAGCCACTCCGTAATAAACTTCCGGCTGGCGCATTAGGCAAGTGTCGAGATCATCCCTATCAATGGCAAGATTATTGCGATAGTGCTCTAGCATGCTCATTGTAACAAAACCCTCCCACAAGCTAACAACAATGGCGCTAGACCATCTGACGAATTAAACGGTTCGCTGAATGCGTCAAGTATCTCCAGACCACGCCCAGCTGCCGCCTCACTCTTAGCATTCAAAGCTACTCGTAAGACATACGCCCGCACCACATGACGAACCGATTCCGGGTTGATATTTTGCAAGCCATTAACAATTCTCCAAACTTCTTCCCATTGTGCCCCTTTAACTAACGCACGAGCTAGATTTACAGCTTCTTCACTCTCAATTGCTGAACGAAGCAATTCCTGAGCCTCTGCATAGTTCTTAGCGGCAGAACAAGCCGTCAAATTGGCTATGGCTTGACGCGGGGATCCATTCGCTTCCTTTGCACACAAATCAATAATTCTACCATCAATAGAAGCTAGCTTTTCCTGCTCGACAATGCTTTCTAGCAAATCACCAAGAATGCTCACACTTACAGGCTTAAGGTCGTAACGTGTGCAACGCGTCAGAATATTTACTGGAATGCGAGTTGGCTCTGTTGTACATAAAAACCACCAAACCCAAGCGGGTGGTTCCTCTAAAATCTTGAGTAGAGACTGAAGGGCAGCTTTACTCAAGCCTTGAAACTCATCAACGATGATAGCCTTCACTGCTCCCTCACCAAGAGGTTTATAGATCAAATTAGCAGTGACAGCCCGCATATCATCTACGCCTGTGTACGTTACGGCATCTATGGCTAATAAATCCGCTGGGACACAGCCAACCGCACTAGCCACGATACGTGCAAGAGTCGTTTTGCCCGTCCCACTAGGACCAGTAAATAGAAAGGTCTTACTAGAACCGCGCTTAAGGACAGCCTGTAATGAACGCACAACAGCGTCGTGGCCTACGACTTCAGAGAATTGAGTTGGCCGATATTTATTGATTAAGGAGTTGGACACTTAGCTTCCCTACGCTGTTGATTCCTCACACGCATACGCTCACTAGCAGCCCTGCGTCGCTCAGGATTATCCCAAGCTTTTTGGTGACCAGCACTCACTTTTGCGCGGTACTGTGGATCCTCCCAGAGAGAAAGCATTACTTCAGAACCATGAGCAGCATAAACAGGGTCCACCCAGTTTGCTGCAGACTTCGCCCCAATAATTTCTTTAGTTTCCGCTGAATGTTTCATCCCCTTTGCATTTTGATTTCCACGCTTAGAGCGACTCATTCTTTTTCGGGTATCAATCCGATGTTTCTTCCCCCGCATAGCAGAACCAATTTCAACCAGCTTTTCAGGGTTTGCCAAAAGCTCTTCTTGATTTTCACGGTTCTTGCAGATGCGTACATTTCCAACAGCGTAAGGACCCTTATCCTTATACCGAGCCATACAATACTTTTCTTTACCCTGCCCGCGCTCATACAAATGACCCGAATCAGTCCAAATTTTAAGCCATTCCTCAAATGTAAGCAAAAATTCAATCCCTCTATCTAACGAACGAATGCGATGTTTTTGAAACCACCGCCAAAGCAACCGTTCTTCGGCTGAAAGTCCAAATTTATATGGGCCGCGCTTTCTCATTTGAACCAAGTATCCGAACTAAATACACCAAATTCTGACATTTCAAGCCAATTTGCTCCTACACTACCTTCAACAGTAATTGGCACGTTAACCCAATCAAATGGAACATCCAACATAATGTTTAGTATTTTCTCAGCTATATCATCTACTCGCTTCTCAGGAACCCGAAGCCATGTAAGATCATCATGGATATTTATTTCCGGTTGTAATTCTGGGTCACCACCCTCACTAAGCCTGCCCATCATGTCCATAACTATTTCAGCTGCAGTTCCTTGAACTGGTGTATTATACACCATATTCACACTCAGAGGACCGTGCCTACGCCGACCAGTTAAGCACTCGACATAGCCATACTCGTGGTAGAACTCTAGTTGCTGCTCTTGCCATTCTCGAACACCAGAAAACTGCCGCCAAAATTCATCATAATGGGGCTTCAAAATATGGGGTGGAATATTTAGGTATCCTGCAGCAGACTCCAAACGTGCCCCGAAGAATAACGGAAACGTAAACTGATTCTTAATGTCAGTACGAAAAGCCTTCATCACCGTTTTATCAGTTAGATTCTTCTTCCCCCCCACCCGTGCGGGGTATGCTCGTGCTAACCGCTCAGCCCATTCCATATGAACATCGTATCGTTCCCAGAGTGCCTTACAAAACTGCTTGTCCTTCGTAAACATGGCGATGACGCGGGCCTCGATTTGTCCCGCATCAAATGCAAGAATCACATGTCCTGGGGGAGCAACAATTTGTTTGCGAACCTCACGTGCTTCATCCTTACGCTCACCCTCAACACCACTATCCCTTTTCGGGAAGTTCTGCAAATTCGGAGACTCACATGATAATCTTCCAGTGGATGCAAAGAACGTATTAAATTGTGCGTGGAGAAGCCCATCGGGGAAAATCAGCGTCTCTTCATGATCTGAACAAAGAGGGTCAATATACGTTGCCTTGCGCTTATTAGCCTTACGCAGCTTCACCAACAATTTAGCCAAAGGATGATCAATCGTTTCTAACACACCCTCGTCAGCAGAGTAATGACGTTTCTTCGTATACTTGTCTTCAACTAAAATCTCACTGCGATGAAGCATATCCTTAAACACGTAGAGGACATCCTTATTAGAGAATGCATTAAATGTTTGACCCTTCTTACGCTTAAACTCCTGAGCAACTGGCAGCGCAGCTATCAAATTCTCAGTAGTCTCTATCTGCCCCTCGTACTTATTCTGGAGCCGCTTAGCTTCCTTCTGATCAACAGGCACACCCCTAAGTTGGGATAGAATTACCGTTGGTACGCGCCGAAGTCCTAACTCATAAGGCTCCTCTAGTCCCTCCGCCTTAATACGCTCTGCTTGCTTTTCCCAAAGCAACGCATGGTACCTAGCATCTGGCGCATTATATTGCAGTACAGCTTCAATAGGCGTTTCAGCAAGTTTCTTACGATCAACCCCCGCTAGCTTCTTAAGGTTGAAGCCGAAGTACTGCTGTACTAAAAATTCTAATGAGAACGGTCCGGCCTTTTTGTTGCCCGCACGTTCGTCCAGAATGCACGCTTGCGTAGCAGTGTCTTCCCAGGTACCTGCTCTAATTAAATCCTGCCCAAACTTATGCCCAGACCACTCTAACTCGAAGGCAAGATTGTGAACTGCCTTGACACCTTTAGCTTTGAAAATAAAGTTCCGCCAGAGGTTACATACTTGATCCCGCTCATCTAGATTCCACTGGGACTCAGGGTGGTCAAAAGGGAAAGCTACAGCACGTTCACCAGTTGCTATTGCTGCACTTAACACCTTAGCGCCTGCAAAATATGGTCTAATTCCGTTTGTTTCATAGTCTATTCCAATGACTGGCTGCTCAGTTGCCCAAGCTAATACATCCCTAACCCGATTAATTCCTCTAACGCCACCCTCAACAATTATTTCTACACCCTGCCTAACATCTACGTGCGAGTGCACTATTGGCTCGGGCAGCGTTTCTACTTCGTCAAACGCACGTTTCATGTCAAACTTGAACATGCGTTCTTCTTCAGAACCTACGCCATCATTACGGCGCTGGCGCAATAAGTAGGATGGATGCAGCATAGGGTAGTACCAGCACGTGTGGCTGCCTACCTTAACCGGCATGCGTCGTCCACGCCAGAGCGTTATCCCATTAAAACCTGAGACCCACTCTAGAGGCACATTTCCGAAGCCTAGAATAATCTTGGGCTTGGACCGCTCTATGTCCTTAACCACGCTCGGACGGCAACATTCTATTTCAATACGGTCTGGCGTAGCATTACCCGGTGGCCGTGAACGCACAACATTGTTAAATCTGATTTGATCCTTGAAACGACGAGGAATATGCGCCCTCAGGAGTTGGCCTGATTCCCCAACAAACTGCTGTTGCTCATCAATTTCTGCTTCACCGGGACCTTCTCCCAAAATATATACGAGGGGGCGCACAGCCCCAGTAGGAGCCATCTTGCCTCCCACTGTGTTATTCAATGGACAAGCACGACATTCCATCTGATGCAACAAAGCCAGATCACTAGCATTGCGCAAATTGACGGGGGCTTGCTGTGATAGAAATGAAGACACGGGCTACGTTATAACGATGCTACCAAATAGACAAATCCCGGCGTTCCACACAACAACAAAGACTCCTTGGTCAATGAGAAACTATCGGCATGAACGAGGGCACGACGAATTAGTCCTGCCCGTAACCGTATCTTGGCGTCCGGATGCTTACCCTCTAGCGGCAGACTTTCCTGCAATGTACCCAGAGCATAATCCCCACTCAACTTTAGAACACCTTTCTCTATGGAGGCTTCAATGTCAGGCTGCTGTGTACCTGCCAATATCTCAGCCCGTGCCAGTGCGCCCTCTAAGCCTGCAGGCAGGGGTACCTCTTCTGGGTGACGGTCTAGGTTCCGGTCCACGATAGCCCCAATGTCGTCCGCTGAGGATATATCCAACAAGTTTGAATAGAGAGAGATACCCTCCGCTTCAGCTATGAAGCAGTCCTCCGGCGTGTAGAGAGTTGCTCCTGCTGGAGCCTGGGCTACGAGTTGCTCCGCAAAGTCACGCGGGAATAGTGTACGCTCAAAGCCTGCCGCCTTACCGGCCCCCTTAACCATCACCTGAACCATGGTAGCTGAATCTGTGCTGTAGAGCAGCAAATCATTCTTAACATGGTGCACCATCACACCATAATGCTCAACCCGCGTAGCCGGAGAAGCCTTGATAAAGAGCGTCTTGCGCAAACCCTCAATGAATTCTTCGTTGAGTTCTGTTGGGTCTGTCTTCTGGGGCAACTTAATTGGGAAGGGCCACACCTTGCGGTCGGCCGCCAGAGTAGCCAGCTTGCTGTGTGACTTGCCCAGCTTAAGCTGCAAAGCATCCTTACCGTTAGGTTCAAGAGTAGCCTGCTTTAAGGCAGACGTCTGGAGCAAGCCTAAGAGAGTGGTTCCAGGCACTCCACAAATCAAATCAGTCTTGAAAGGTATCTTAATGCCAAAGCCACCATCGTAAGCCTGGGCTGTACCCTTCTCAAACCAGACGTGAGCTAGCTCAGGCACTACACCCTTCACGCCAAGTGCAGGCTTAAGCTGTGTCAGCGCGGCTATAAATTCTTCACGATCAATCAACATGAGGTTCTCCAGCCCTTTCAGAATAATGATTTTCCTCACAGAGAGGAACTGGCTTAGCACCCTTCTCTAGCGCCTCAGCTTCATCCAACAACAAGAAGAGCAACTCTCGCGCCATATTCAACTCATCACGGGTCTGCCACGTACTAAGCATACGAACGTAGCTACGTTCTAGGTCACTCAGTTTGTTGGCTTCGCTGAAAGCATTTACCTCACGCAATATTTCCTCTACCGTCATAAGCCGCGCCAGAGGTTTAGCCCGTGATTCCTCCAGCTTATTCAAATAGTGCAAACTCTTTTGTAAATCCTTCAAGCCATCCTTTTTACGCCAGCGGCTCACATACTTTGTAGAGCACCCAGCCAGATAATCAAGGTCACAGCTAAGCACCAGATTCCAGTGTTGGTAACCCCCTCCCCGATAATGGTTACCCGCAACTTGATAATCGTCAGCGTCCATGGACTAGCTCCCCTTTAGCAATCATACTGCGAGCCATTCTGCGCTGCATCCATTCTAAGGCTGCCTTCTTCCAGTCTGGTGCCATATTGTTAGGAGTAAGTAAATAATCCAATGCCTCTTGCTTTCTAGCAAAGCGCCAGAGCCAGTGTGCATAGAACATAGGCTCAGCCGTATCCTTGAACCAGACGTTGGCGTAACTCAGATCAGCCTTCGCAGGATTGTCCAATGTAGTCCAAACCATAAACTTATTCAAATCGTTATCCCAGTAATCCCACACCGTACCAATTGAGCGTACACCAGGATAGAAGGCAAGGTTCTGAGGCTTGTCTAGCTTAGGCAAAATGCTGGTATAAATATGCATATTATTTGCACACTGCGTATACCTGCCAACCTTAACTCCTATGCGTCCAGCTAGGTATTCAAGGAGCATAGAGAAATGCACAGCGTTTGCCCCGGTAGCTCCCCACACCAAATCATTTGACCGGCAGCACACCATCATATCAAGTACTGAGATATCCTTCCATTGCCCGCTCACGCACTCACGATTAATATGCACACGCAGAAATATAGTGCAATTACACGGCAAGTCTTTTTTGTTAGCACCTAAGTCTGCAACCGGATCCCACATTTGGATTACAGCACGACGACTCTCAGGGTCTTTCGTGAGCATATTCACTACACTATCCAACTGATCGGGCAAATCCCACTCACCACCACCTTCCATATCGAAGTGATGACGCCAGCGGAACCCATAAGCGCCGTGCTGAATGCCGTCGTCCTCTGCAAAACGCGAGGAGAAGTCTTTCACGAATTGATCAAGCCAGCGGGCATCGTTACGTCCGGCCAACATCCAAAGTGATTCCATGAGATGGAATACTGGATTTGCATCCCGTAATGGATCAAAGAGCACCCGCTCCTGAGGCTTTTCGTAGACAATGGTGACAGGCGTAGGTGCTACCAGAACTTCGCCTGCCCGTGAGTTCTGCAACTCGCCCCGCTCACAAATGTAACGCAAGCCTTGTGAATAGGCAGCATTCACACCTGGAACCGTAATTACGTACATCTGCTACTATCCTCTATTCAGTTCTTTTATTAAATTGTCAGTAGCATACTCGGTGACACCCGCCTTAATGACCTCATACAATTCGTGCGCTACCCAAGGCAGAGGAGTTTCAAGAAAGAACCTTTCTAGTTCACGCCTAACACAATCCGCGTGCATATTACCACCATACGTTTGCTCACGTGCCCAGAGATAGAGTTCCAAATGATCACAAGCTTTCAACTTCGCGCGATCTTCTTTAGGCAATGCAGCACCATTCGACAAATTCAAGCGTAAGAATATCTCATCTTCCATCCGGTTGCAGGCAGTTTTTATTTCAGGACAGTATCTCTTAGTGGGCGCGGGAATATCTCCTACCCACGCTTCTGGAATGTCATGAGTAAGACAATAAGTAACCAGCCTAGGAAAATCCCCAGGCCAAAGCACCAGCATTAACATTGCAACATTCCAAGAATGCAACCCAACAGAGTACGAACCAACATGCCTAATTCCGTGGCAACGCTCCGTATTACCACCAGTCCGAATTGCCATTACTCGCTGAAAGGGCGTCATTAGAATGCTGTCTCCGGTCGATAATTGGAACGAGGCCTACCCTCACCATTCTTTACACGGAGAATCTTGTCCGTTTCGCAAAGTGAATTTTGGCAGTCCATCAGAGTCATACTTTTAAATTCAGGCCCCAACTCATGAATAATTTCTTTCCGCCACATTTGAAGGTGTATGCACCACTCCTCCTCACTATGTCTAGTCTTAAGTGGAAGGCCCAGTAACCTGTTAAACCCTCGTAAACTTCCAGGACCTTGCGGAGCCCAAGTAAAAGTATCTAATGCACTAGCCAACAAAGGCGTCCAAGACCAATCATCTACAACCTGCCCAGAGAGAAATGGCCCCCAATTATGGCAATTGTAAAGCACTCCCCAGACAGCCCTACGCGTGCGAACATTATTGCTTAACGCAGCAACTAGCGCAGGCATTGCTTTGGTAAGGGGCTTTTCAATTACCTCAACTGCTACGAAATGCCCTTTACCTTTCTTACTACCAGGTTTTGCTCTAATAAGATAAGCCCCCGTCCATGTCTTCTCCCCTGACTTCTTGCGTGCGTCAATCAACTTCCCGATTGCTTTATAGTTCGGGTGCTTATTTGGGAAGTGCCCCGCGTCCATAATTGCCTTAATTGTTGGCGGCCAATTAACCCACCGACAAAGCGCCGAGAACTTCAAGAACGAGTCCAAATCACTTTCAATATGCTTCTCCAATAACACATTCTCAATCAGCCAACGAGATACTCTATCAAACGGTCTTCGCACATTTGTAAACCTGTATTTCTGCAATATTTCATTGTCAGTATGCGGGGGAGGTCCTCCTTCCGCCTTCTTCTTGCGCAGAGCCTCGCGCGCCTTAACAAATTCAACAAGTGGGTTCATGACGCTTCTCGCAGGAGACTAAGCACCTGGGCCACACCCTTGTTGGGGTCTATGTCAACCACCCGCAACTTACCTGCTTCAGCTATTGTCGTGCGACTCTTCAAGATCTGATTGTACTTACTCGTCGTGTTCTTCGGATTGAATTCCCTAGCATCATCCCTAGCATTACGACGCTTCTGCACATTCTTAAGGCAGTCCTCTAAGGACGTTGTCAGAAAAGCCATTACTGCTTCCTGGCCCCACTTCTCTAATAACCGCCCCACGCGCCCATAACTCGAACTAACAATTACTCCCTCAAATAGCACGTGGCCCTTTGCTGCATACTTCTCAATCAATTCCAAAATTAGTTGATATGGTTGAACCTGATCGCAGCCGCCGCTAATTGTATGGTAAGAACCCAGCACATAGACTATCTGGGGCACACCCTTAACCTTCAGTGCGTAAGCCTCAGGACGACGTGGACCGAGCACACCATAAATGGGGACGCCCTTGAACTGATCTAGGATCGCCCTAACGATTGTAGTTTTTCCACTGTTGTGAACAACCATCCCGTTTGCTACAAAGTTCTTAGTCTGCGCTACCTCCATATCGTATACTTTTTCACTCCCTACAAAAACGGGAGTTTCTAAAACGCGGTGATTTAGCACCTCTCGGGCACGCAAGCCCACAAGCTTAATACCTAAACTCTTAAGTCGGGTCTTAATTAAAGCAGTACTTACTCTCAGTATCTTATTAAGTTCGCTAAGGGAACACCGAGGGTAATGCTCACGCATCCAAACATCGTCATAAAACCTAGGATCACGCCGCTGCTTATGTATTTCCATACTTGCTGCACCAATTCTACCTAAGGTAGAATCTGTATGTTTCTTACCAGCCATCCCCCTAGGATGGACTCCAGTAACTTCCCAACCTGTAGGCCCGAGTGCCCTACGAGCCTTAAGGTGATCAGATTGGTGCTTATGAGTATCCTTCCACTCTAAGTTTTTAGGAGAATGATCATAAGGATTCTCATTCTTGTGGTGGACCTGAAACTCTTTTTCTGTTCCGGGACGTGGTCCGTGAGCTTGAGCACAAACAAATTGTTGCTCACTTACTGGCTTTGTTACACCTTGGTAAGTAAAAATATTCTTAACTGGCCCATAAGGCGTTCCATAGTTCTCTTGAGTTTTTACTACGTTTGTCGTCCAATAAAGCTTTCCTCGGTCTGTGTGCCTGCGATAAAGTGACTTAAGAGAGTCACCTGGTTTGAGTTCTCCAAGCTTTTTCCAGGTGCCATCTGAAAGCATAACAAGATGCTCATAAGTTCCGACAAGTTCGCAAGGAGGCAAATACCGGCCCTTACCTGAACCTCCTGACTTAAACCCAACTTTGTTTTTAGTTTGGTATGCAGAAACTACCACTCGATAAGTACGCCTTTTTCCAACACACCAAACCTTAGTTACTTGCGAAAGCGTAAACGTATCCTTAGACAAATCCCAGCTGTATGTAAGGAATCTCTTCCCAACTAAATCTTCAATCGGAATTCCTCGAGGATACTCAATAAGGTTTCGTGGGCAATCAATTAATGTGCCCGCCGCCAAACATCCATTTGTGCCTCGTATAGAAAGCAGCATATTAGCTTGGCCAAGCAAACACATGAAGCACAAGCAACCCACCATTAAGAAATGCCGAGCCTAAATAACGCCCATCAGCAGGGGCAGGATGGCCTGTGCCAATAATCGCAATTTTGCGGCGCTCTGTAACCTTCTGGTCAGGATTAACTCTAAACCATATACAAATCTTTTCGTGCTGTTCATGAGCACAAAGAAACTCAGCACCCACCGGAAATTCAAGTTCCTGTATACCAGTTGGCTTCAAAACTGCTTTCCAAATAGTTCTATCCATAGCTACACCTCCAACAATTCAAGCATCTTGGGCAACGCTTCATCACGAGTTACCTTGAACACTCTTGCACCAGCATCCCGCATTTTAGAACAGTAGTTTCTAGCGCGACGATAGTTATCAACCGTGTTAGTCTTAGCCTCCAACTTATCCTTACCCTTTTCAGCACGGCGTGCATCAATTGATGCTATGCACGTTGCTAAGGGCGTATCCAGTTGCAACACACAAAGCCGAGTCTTACCTACCTCTGATACCAACTTTGGTCCTCTGGTCATGTTCATCACAAACAGACCCTCATAAACCACATGACAATTCCGGTGATTCTTCTTAACCCGGTCAAATATATCTGCCACGTCATGAATGGTATCACAACCCCCGGTAGGCACCTCATAAGAGCCTAAGACATAAATTGGAGCCTTGCCTTTCAAGGAAACCGTGTAAGCAATAGGTGACGTGCGGCCCTCAATAAATTCCTCTGTCACTCTGCCATTCTTACGTGCCCAGTCTAGGAAAGAACGGACGATATGTGACTTGCCAGAGCCACTTGTTCCAGCCACCGTGATAATGGTCATGGCCCCTCAAACATGTTCCAACGGGTATAGTCCGGGCGCGGATTCTCTCGGTCGAGGTCCTCCGCGTCCCGGCGCTCCTTGCAGTTAGCGGATGAGCAATGCTTCTCCGCATACGCTCGATCTCGGCCGCACTTGCGGCACCAGTAGCCGTGCGGGTTCTCTTGTGAAACTAAAAAGATCATTACCGCACCGTTACCATAGCTTTGGGAATAGTTTTTACAGACTCAATCTTTAGGGGTGCAACTTCGCGGGAGAACAATTGGAAGGACGAGTCCCGGAAGTAGGCTGCATGCACTAACCACCAATCCGGGAACTCCCTACGGTGGTACGCTCTCACAGCACGCAGATAGTCCTCAATCGAATTAATCTTCTGGCCAAGGTACTTCGAATAAGTCTCAAACGAGCTCTTTCCATAACGAAAATAGAAGATAGAACAGTCATTCAGAATGACAAACTTCCGGGCCGTCTTCAAAGCCCCGCCCAAGACGACTCCGTAAGCCGTCTGATTATACCGCTTCAACGTAAAGTCATTGAAATCTAGAAATATAGCATCAGCCTTTGGCAGCTTCATTGTCAAGACGTCTAGGCCTGTTGATACGCCTCCGAAGTTTAGGTCTAGAATTCTGCGGCAGCCCTCGTCAGTATCGTTCAGATAGAGCTTCCCACCGTTGTTAAAGAGGCGGGCGCTTAATCCCACCCCTGCCAGAGGCTCTGCAAAGGATTTGTAGCCGCCTAGAGCAAGCATCCGCCCCTTGATGGCCTCTAGGCATAAGAGTTTGCTAGGGAGCGTTCTCTCTCTGTACCCACGCTTATTAAGACGGGTGGTAACTTTTGCTACGTAAGGCGTATGGCCGTCAAAGGGGCCAACCTCTTTTGCCGTGAGGTCATCCGGAATTAGAATTGGCTCGTAATTGCGAACACAGATTTTCATAGCCACGTCTTACGCCAAATCTTGCGGTCAAACTCGTTGTCAAACTCCGGCCACCGCTTCGACATCATAATGGGACTACCCGTTTCCCGGTAGTAATTCTGCTTCTCAGGCACCAAACCTGGATCATTAGGACACTTCTCTAGCAACAGATGCTCTGGCTGACATTCCACACGACATTTCCAGAACTGCTTTACCTCTTCCTTACCAAAAGCAGCCTCACCCTTCTGAATACGCTCAAAGAACATGTCCTGATAAACATTTCCGTATCTTCTATTTTTCCTGTACCAACTCTTGTACGTACAAAGTGCTGATTCCAATGTAAAGTAGTGCACTTCGCGGGGGTCTATCTTAGGGTTAGCTGCCGTACGCTTCTGAGCCTCCTTAAGCAGTGCGTCGCCCTCTCCTTCTAACCATACGAACTCGTCCTCCGTATAGTCGCCCATAAAGTTGGTTTCTCGGAACCAGTCTAGGTCGTCCCGACCCAAAACCTTTGCTAAACCATTGCGATGAGACTTGGAACCGTCTAAGTCACGCAGGAATAAAGTATCACACAAGACTGGCACACCCATAATCCGGAGATACTCAGCGTAGGAGAATGAGGACAGCCGCCCAAACGTGTAAAAGTCACTTCGCAACGCTCGCCACAAAATAGCAAAAGTTTCTGCCTCACTCATACCCTCTAAGCCTGCAAAATACTTTTGCTGAGACTGACCAACAAGGCGTCGATAGCACTCCACTGATTTAATGAAATCCTTCTTATGGTAGCGCCGATCTGTATCCCAGGCGAGGGAATTGTACTTCTCGTCGAACCAAACCTTTAGTCCTTTGGCATTAACCGTTGGGAACCTATTAAAGATTGCCCAGCTGGTAACAATATTCTGGGTGTTGCCGTTGATGAAAGCCAGCCAAAGCTTCTGCTCCTGGTCCAGCTTGTGCTTCTTCGCCAGCCAAGGCATAGCATAATAGACACAACCAGGGTGGGAGCGGTTCTCTAAATGAAACTCATAGAACCGCAGAAAGACTTCGCGACGGTACTGCGGCAACCGAAAGTCTAAGCCAGGCTTCAGCTTCTTTTGTTCTACTTCTGAAGCCCGGCCAATTTTGCGCATAACGCTTAGCCAATCTTAATATGACCCAGCGTCTGTTCCCAGCGGATATGGTGACGCGGAACCCCCGCTTCAATAGCAGCTTCCGAAGTCATGCCATCCTTCAGCTTGTTGTGCCAAGCTTCACACTTGGTGCCCTTGCGGAAGGGATTTTCCTTGGCAACAATCTTGATCTTTTGGGTTAAGTCAAACCGGCCCTTTGGGCCAACCTTAGCTTTGGGCGCGCCATTTGTCTTGGCTGCCTTCTTAGCCGGAGCCTTAGCAGCGGGCTTGGCTTTCACCGCCGTAGGCTTACCAGTTGCTGCCTTCTTCTCCGGATTAGGCTTGGCCTTAGCAGCAGCCTTCTTCTTGGCTGACTTCTTAGCCGGGGCAGGATCAGCTGTAATTTCGCCTGTTTCTGGGTCTGACGCAGGCTCAGCTGGGATAACTTCGTCAATCCCTGACGGTAGCGTAAGCTGCGAAATTGGCTTCTTCTCGCTCACCGCCGTGACTGTGTCATTAATCCAGCTTTGCGTTGGCTCGCTCAGTGTTTCCCAGTTCTCCTCCGTAACGGCAAAACCCTTCTCCGCAAGGCGCTTAGCAAACTCGTGCTGAGTTTCGCCCTCTTCTGGCTCCAAATTTAGAAGCGCCTGAAGATCTTCTACAATGGTAGTTTCAGCCATGAGCGTTAACCCTCCAACGGTTGCTCTATTCTAGATACATACTAGCATCAACTAGGGCGGAAATATGCCCGCACCCGGCCTACGATATCCTCTTGTTCCGGATTGCGGCCCAAAAGCCTGCAATAGAATTCATTCGTGGTCTCACGCAGAAGCCGTCGCCCTTTCCGCTTCCGTTCAAAGCCCAGCAGGCTGAGGCCATCACTGGCTAGGAGCATAGCGAGTTGCTTAATCTCAGCAGGGGCAGACGCCAATAAGGCGCGAAGCGTACCTTCCTCAGGCGTCGAGGGCATGAGCGTATCCCACACTTCATTTTCAGACATAGCCTCAGCAGCCGGAAGCTGAGAGACAGCCTTAACGGACACACCCTTGTGTTTGGCCGCTAGCGTGGATATATGGTTGAAGAAGGTGGTCTTGACGAGGGACTGAAAATGACGACGCTGGTCCTTTGTAGGATTCTTAGCGGAAGTAATATCTGTGTACCGTCGGAAACATTTGTAATAGCAAACGTAGCCATCCTGGATTAGATCTTCAAAATCTACCAACTCAGCAACCCGCCAGTACTCCCGTTTTGCCGTATTAACTATGAAGCCTCTCATACCTGCATCGAGAAACAAGTCTGGTGCCGTTGTCATTTTTGGGGGTCCCCTTAAGCCAAATGAAACGACCAGTTCGGTCACTCGCTGGTCTTACCCGAGGTTGCATTCTTAACTTGGCGAGGGGGAACGCGGGGACTGGGCTGCACTTCGCCAGAGCTAAGACCGACCTTACAAAACAATCATACTATGACTTAATTCGGCAAAGCAAGGAGATTCTTTTATTCCTGCAAGTTCATTGCTAACTCTACAACCTGACCTCCAGACAACGCACCGGGGTCGTCGCTGCCAACCGGCATTTTAAGAGTAATACAACGCACTGAAGAGAGGGACTGCAATAGCCGTAACCGCTGCAGTTCAGCATCCTCATCAATAAGCAAATAAACTCGATCAAACCGTGGAGCGAGTTGCTGCAGTTCAGCCACCTGCGAAGGATACACGTTAAGACCGAAAAGGCTTGTTGCATAGACGCCTAAGCCCTGCCCGAAAGCTGTTACCTTCAATGCGTCAAATGGGCCTTCAACTACGACGAGGGCACGAGGATTATCCGCCCCGTAAAGCACCGGCAAGCCTAGCACCGTATTATTGGCTGCCAGTTTAGCCACAGAGCCACCGTCGTCACTCTTCATCCGGAGTGTACGATAACGCGGCTGTGTTTCAGAACTAATTGTACGCGCCGTCCAAGAGAGCAAGTCACCGTAACGGTCATAAATAGGAATGATAATGCGGTGAGCATAAAGCCCTCGCGTCGCGTACTGCAAGCCGTAGTTCTGGGCCAGCCACTTTATCTGGGCAGTACGATAGCCCCGGCTTTCTAGGTAGCCAATAAAAGGCTGTGATAAGGGCGAACCATTTGCGAGAGGCTTAAATTCTTTTGGGAAGTGTAAGTCAATTTCTGGTTCGGGCTGCAGCGTAGTGGCACTCCCACGCAGGGCAGCAACACTAGCCTCAAAAGAACTCAATGTAGGAGCCGTTGCCTCAGCGCCGCCCACTATCCGTTTAGCTTCAGCCTCACTGCACCGTAACAGCTGCCGTATAAGCCGGACAGGAGACTTACCCCGATGGGCTGCATTTCGTAAGCAGCCCCAACCTCTTCCATCAAGTGAAATACCAAGATGCTGCGATGGGTCAGCTTCGCCGCAAAATGGACATCGACAAGAAATATGATTCCGAGCGGTGTTAGGACCGGACGTTACAAACTCAATCCGATTCTGCCGCAGAAATGAGGGCCAATCAAAGCGACTCATAACAATGTGCCTTTTGGGTCACGCAGCAATGCTTGAAATAATTCCTCACCAGAAGCATGAAAATCAAGTATTTTCTCATCTACAGTCCCCGCCACTAGAATATCGTAAATGAAAACCTTATGCTTCTGTCCGTCCCGAACTAGCCTACGTTCCGCTTGCTCACGGTCAATCACAGACAAAGGGGATTCCCCAAATAGAAGATAGTTGGCTGAATGCTGGAGCGAATCTATCGAGTACGCGCCCACCTGGTTCTGAATCACAGCAATGGGTTGTTTCATCTTGGCGAAACGGTCTAGTTCAGCCCTAGCATCCTTAGTTCCTGACCACAGCCAGATGGGCTTATGCCCTAACGCCGTCAATTCTTTTACTATCCGTTGCCCAAACCAAGTATGCTGATAAAAAATGCACGCTCCCCTACCTTCAGGAAGCTCTTCAACCAACTCTAGTAAACGCTCCAACTTTGGATTTGCATCAAACTCAATCTCAGCACGGTCACCAGTGTCCTCGTTACGCATCCCAACAAATCCAGAGGATATTTGGCGCATACGAAGGAAGGCACTCTTCATTTCCTGCAAATTGCCCTTCGCAGCAATAACCTGTTCTATCACCTTACGATAGTATTGCTCAGCTTCCTCTGGAAAGCGCACAACCTCCCGAATGGGGACCACCTGGGGCATATCAATGCATTCGTCCGCTGCATAAGTGATTGAACGATGCTGTATCATCTTCGCTAGTGTGGGCTTCAACTTATCCTTGAATGTGTAATCCTTCGAATAAGGGCCACCCCAGAAATTGGGCTTCTCATTGTAAAATGCTGCCCGGAATAGACCCTTGGTCTCACCCAAAGTTTCCCCGTCGTCAATTAGGTAGTGCTGCGCCCAGAGCATAATAGGATCACGCCCAAAAGGACGCCCCGCTAGAGCATAACGCACCTTAGCATTCTTACAAAGATGGGCTATCATAGAAAAAGTTAAACTATCCCCCGCGCACTTGGTGCTCTCATCAAGAACAACTGCGCCAGCCCAAGCCGCTAGTCGCGCTATTTTTTGGGAGTCCAGTTTGAATTTATTCTTCTTACCTTTCTTCACTTTTACCTTTGTGCAAACCATAGCTAGCGCACCGGGATAAGGAACTAGCACTAACCCGTCACCAAACTTCTCAAGCTGCTGCCACTTCTGTTCTGACGACCCAGCCAATGCTGTAATTGGTAACTTAATACCAAACTCAATCAGTTGCTTCTCCCAAGTAGGAAAGGCTTTATCTGATGTCACGAAAATCAATGCTCGCTTTATCAAGCCAACCTGAAACCAGTAACGCAACAACTCAAGAGTGAGTAATGTTTTCCCAGTTCCCATATCGAGAAAAAAGCAGAATTTTGGCTGAGCTACCCCAATAAGAAAGCACCCCTTTTGATGGAGCCGAAGACGCGGGTTTAATTTTGGTGGGGGCTGTAATTGAGCAATAGCAGCATCTAGCTGCTTAGCCGTCAACTGCTTCACCCAAAGGTGGCCGTCAAGCTGTCGTCTGAGATAGTTGTTTACAGCTGAGCTAGGAATCACTTAGCATTCCATTATTGGTGGAACGTAACGCACCCGCACCTTGTAAGGTTTAGAAGGAACTGGCCAAAACTCAATCCTGCCATGAATTATTGTAAAAACGGTAGGAATAGCCCTAATTTTCTGCTTACTAACCTCATCCATATCTGAAAGACTTATCGGCCGTAACGCAAAGTCTATTCCCTGATTGTGCTTCTGATTCCCCTCAATAAGCACCAACAAAATTTGACTATGCTTAGGGAGAGGGTAAGTGCTACGCCCGGTTCTAAGTTTCATTGCGCTGCCACCCTAAGTTCGGGCACCTTGCGCCACAAACCGCGCAGACCGTTCTCAACTAAGCCCTTTGCTCGAAGATTACTTAGGCAGGCACTCACCAGCTTTACGTCAGCCTTAACCTCTTCCGCAATATCATTGCGATAACGCCACTGACCATTACTCAACGCAGACATTATCCCTTCCTGACGAGAACCTTTACGATGAGGCACCGCAGGGGTTTCAACAGGAACCATTACAGGCTGAGCCTCAAAGCTCAAAGTCGTTATCACTCGCGCGTTGCTCAATCGCGCCTGCGTTTCTGCTAGTTGAGAAGTTAACTCCACAACTAAGTCTAGCAAACCCTCAACATCCTTCTCTAGCCGCGCCAATCTATTAGCCGCAAAATCATTAGGGCTGGGCAGCTGTAATGCCTTGCCTAAGCTAACAACCGGGCGCTCAGGCTTCTGTACGTTATCAGCACGCAACTGTCGCCGCACGTCGCCACGAGAGTTTAATGCAGCACGATGGTCTGACGGAGTAGCTGGAACTATCTGAATACGTCTTGTACCATCAGGATAATGCCAAGCAATCTCCATATGCTTAGCGAGGGCACTGACTTCGCCCTTCAAACCAAAGCGTTCTAGTTCTAGTAAAACTGCCTCAACACATTCATTTCGTGCGCCCATGATTAGTCTCCCTACCAAACCATACCGTTGCCTAATACAGCAAATAAAACCCTTTCTCTCGTAAGCGTCTCCTAGTTTGAGCCGCACGCATTTTAGCTCTAGTCTCCAAAGACTGTGTTGTACCTAAACGATAAATGTTATTTTTCTTAGCTTTACTCATTCTAGCCTTAGTCTTATCACTCAACACCCGACCTCGATTTTTCCTGCTTATTGCATCTTTAGCAGATTGCGGCTGCGAGCAACCTAAGTGATTTTTATTACCAACCGTACGTTTGTTATTTAACAAAGACTTGCTTATTTTTGCGCGCGTTTCTGGACGAATATTTGCAGTTTGTTCTGCTCTATTCTCTTCAACCGTACAAATCCGAACGTTACCAACCTTGTAAGGCCCCTGATCTTTTGTGCGAGCCATTACATATTGACCTTTACGCACACCACGCTCCTCCCAATGCCCTGAATCAACCCAAATATTGGACCATTCCTCAAAAGTCATATCAAATCCAATACCACTGCGAATAGCTCGCTGTTTATGCCCCATATATTGCGTGCGTAGCGACCGCCTACGTTTCAAAGATTTATCGGGATTAGCCCTCACCATCATCTCCTGTGACCTCACGTAACTTTTCCCAATATGCGTTGCTAGTCAAAGCAGCAGACTCTAACACAAATTGGCCAGTACTATAAGATTGAGAAATTAGAATTACTGACCCCCTAGGAGCATTTCTAGCATGTTCTACTGATAACCGCGCTAACCCCAACTTCTCCTCTGCATTTGTTTGACTATATGCTATTACTAAGTCGGAAGTAAAGACTTTGCTAATATCCTCTGTTACATTGGCGCTATTAACCCGCTTCGCTCCTATGCTCGAACGCCCTGATTGCGTAGGCACAACCACAGCTAGATTACGCTCAGAAGCTAAACCTCGCAAATCCACAAATATTCGCCCCAGCGCAAGACGGTAGTCAGTTGATTTTATAGCAAACAAATCCCCATAATCCACAATCAGCACGTTGGGTATGAATTTCTCTACCAACTCTAGGTAGTCTAGGTAGCCCCGTAAAGCATCAATCGTGAGAGTGCCTGATGGGTACTCTTTGATAACAAGGCGCTTAAAGCGTGTTCCCCAGGAGCTCACTTTATTGCGAAGGAACTTTCGAATACCTGGATCACCAAAATCTAGCTTAGGCTTACTGCGCCGCACCTTAAAGCCAGTCAACCTTTCTAACTCATCAAACTCTAGAGTTGCTTTGGTATAGGGATCAGACCGCGTAGCAATGCTGAAGAAATTTTGATAATATCTTCCCAAAACCTCTCGTTCTGACATTTCAAGTGAAATATGCACCACCTTGGCTTTTTGTAGAAGGCACTGACGCCCTACATGAACACATGCCCATGACTTCCCCGTATTTTTCGGAGCAATGTAAAGCATCAACCGTTTAGCAGCAGGACCTATGCCCAAACGATCTAGTTCTGGAATACCTAATGCATAAGTTTCCTCAGCACGAGGAGAAAATAGTGCAGACTTTTCTATCTGATTTAAGAATGTACCAGCGTCTAAAGTAGTCTGGCGGTAACGCAGCGCCGTGTGGAGAATACCCTCCACGTCCGTTGCCATCCCCTCGCCACCCTGCACCGCCCGGTCATTGGCTGCCAGAAGGGCTGAGATTAGCTTCTGCGACCGTACGAAGTCCTGTACCCGAGAGACGATGTATTCAGCATTGAGGGCTTCGGCCTGGGAAGACAAATTGACTAAGGTACGCCGCAGCGCCGCCGTTCTGCGGTCGGCCGGGTCTAGCTTCGAACGGGAGAATATATGCTCTAGGTGAGCGTGGCCTGGGGGCTTGCCATACTTCTTGCGGTACTCTAATACCGGCCCAGCAATTTCATGGTACTGTCCTGAAAAGTGTTCAGGAGCAACCTGAGTTGCTATAAGTGCTCCGTGCTTAGCGTCAAACGCCAAGACAGCCAGAATGGCTTCCTGTAGGGACTCTGTGAGTGGTTCCTCGCCCGCCAAGACCTAACTCACTTTCACGCAGAAACCCAGTAACTTTTGTGCCCAGTAGCCGGGAAATGATTCTTCTAACGCAAGCGGTACCTTCTCAATATTGTTTAGCAAAGTCTTCGGCCCAACAGGCACTTGCACCTTCGTCAGATAATCTGCTAGTGCAGCTGCCGCGAGTGCCCCTAACGCCATACGCTCTGCCGGGCGCGGGTTAGGCTTAGTCAAGCCCTTCAATAGATGCTCCCTAACAACAACAGACTTCTCAGCAAAACCTTCAGGCAACAACTTCTTAGGAACAGGAGAACGGGACCACAACCCACGTCGTCGCAACTCACTTGTTATGCCGTCTAACAACCAATCCTGTTCAGAAGGATTTCCTTTAGGCGCGGCTACTCCCAACAAGAAGACCGTCCGCTGGCGAACTTTTTCGAGATCAAGTCTACCTAGCTTTGGCAGATGCTTAAGCACCAAAGTTAGGTCAGCATTGCCCCTCATAAGACAGCTAGTCTTCTACCCGCCGCAATCCTTCAGGTGTGTGTTCCTGCTGGCGACGGACATGGTAGATACCCTTGTCAAACATGATAGGCTCGTGCTGATCAAACTCCCGCAAATGCTCAAGAGCCGTTGGCTGATCTACCACAAGCAAGCAGTCCATGATTGAGTTTGGCAGCCGGTACATTGTAACTGTAGTCGCGTCCATCACGTGGTGATGCCCAGTTTCCGAATGGGTAACAGTTACCTGGCCATTCTCTGCCTTAACAGCAATTGCTTCTGTTGGCAATTTATCTACACGACGAATGTAGATATCACCCTGCGCGCAAAAGTTCTTAAAGGTTTTCATCGGGGATACTTTCTCCAAGCAAGAGTTAAGTTCTAACCTCAGGCCGAACGAAGGTTACCTTGTCAAGCCCAAAGGTCCAAGCATTGGCCTCTAGTGCAGTTTTCATATTAGGAGGCACTGGCAAAGCAAAAGACCGCTTAGTACCACATACTACCCGTAGAAATTTCTCTTTGCCAATTTCCGGCAATTCTACTTCTACAAGTTCACCTATTTCTGGGTCACCGTCCTTATCAATAGTCTTAGCATTCAACTCGTGCAATATACGCTCCCAACCTATAATCTCGCAAGCCGCACGACGCTGCTCAATGTTTTTCCAAGTTAGGGCAACCTTCGGAGTAAGGTCTTGCTTCTTTACTATCCACTCGTCTGGCACTTGCACTCCATGCCAAGATGAAACCCCCCAGCCATCAGAGTATTCGACGGATTTTCCGGTTTCATTATGAAAACGCTTTTCAGCATCGAACTTAACTAAACGCGGACGGTCACTCACAAAGCAAATCCCATCCCAAGGTGCCCACCAACCAATACTTTGTGATTGTCTGGCCCATTCCAACAGAAGCGCAATGTCTTCGGCTTTATAAGTTACACCAATTTCGTGCCCAAAAAGATAAAAAGCCTCCCAGGCACACCAGTGTTGCCCGCCAAAACTATTATTTCGAAAATAAAGCTGGGGGCTCCACAACTGGCTCCGCAACTGGCTCCCCAACTGGCTCCCCAACTGGCTCCACAACTGGCTCCACAACTGGCTCCCCAACTGGCTCCCCAACTGGCTCCGCAACTGGCTCCACAACTGGCTCCACAACTGGCTCCCCAACTGGCTCCACAACTGGCTCCACAACTGGCTCCCCAACTGGCTCCCCAACTGGCTCCGCAACTGGCTCCGCAACTGGCTCCACAACTGGCTCTCCAACTGGCTCCCCAACTGGCTCCGCAACTGGCTCCCCAACTGGCTCCCCAACTGGCTCCGCAACTGGCTCCCCAACTGGCTCCACAACTGGCTCTCCAACTGGCTCCCCAACTGGCTCCACAACTGGCTCGGTTTCTCTTTAAGCAACATAAAGATAAAGTTTACTGCCAGTTCGCATATTGCTGGTGATGAGAAATGCAAGATTATTGGCGAAGGCTTCTTTAGCCTCGCGTAAAAACCACGAATGACTTCATCGCCAGTTGTAAAATCCGCCGGTTCACAGCATAACCCAATCTTTAGCCATTCCTCACGAAACTCGATAAGACGAGTTTCTTGGCTAGTAGTTAGTTTGGTGATTTTCTTTGTCATTGATGTTTATCCGATTTAGATGCCTAGTCATACGACTTCCCAGCTTTTCATTAATACCGCTTTTTCCAATACGCTGAAGCTTTCATCGTCACTCTTATGTTCCCACCTTTATTATAAGCAATCTTAGCGTGGGCTTCACAATAAGGGCAACCATCTAGACTCACATCCCCACAGAAGGCAAAGTTGGATTGCTGGGGATCACCCAGAGGCCAATGACAGGTTTTACTCGTCAACTGCAAAAGAGTGATGCCTACTCGCGTAGAGTGTGGCTCAGGTGCAGTCAAGGTTGGTGCTGGGTTGCGAACTCTTGCCACGGACAGTCCTAAACGAAACAACTTACCCATGATGGCGGTACGAGTAATACCAAGACGTTCAACCATGACAGATACAGGCTGGTGCTTCTTTCGTAACTTAACCAGTATTTCAGTGCGGTCAGCCGTCCAGGTGGTCATGCTATTACCCTATCTAAGCCTGCACATGCAATCATACTCTATTTTCATTCATTTACATAACACTAGCACACTACCGTCCTACCCTTGCAGCCATATAAAGACCCCCGCTACCCTGGCTGGCGTAGGACCCGCGTCTGGTCCAGCACCTATGTGCTAGTGTTAATGCAACTCTAGCTACAGCCAAGATGAACGGGTAAAGATGCTAAAGCTGCAACCTAGTTATGTTACAACCCTCACATCAAAGGCAGCTGCCAGTCGCGTTTTACGAGGACCCGTGTTTTGTTGTCGGGGCACACCAGCCCCGCTGTTTCCCTCTATGCGAACAGTTGCTTCCACTATACCTTGTGGTTCAAACGCAGCTGTTGCCTTAAGAACGAGGAATTTTTGATAAGCTGGGGGAGATTTCTCTCCTGGGGTCCATGTGGCGGCGCTATCACAGCGGCAACCACCCACTGATTCTGAAGTCGGTAGCATTGTTCCGAGAGTTGATTGAACTTTTCTGAACATTACAACTTATCCAGTACCAAGTACGTTGATATCCCCTGGGCTGCCTTTCAGCCGTCGGGGGCGTCGGGGGTCTCCTCCCCGCCGCGACTCGTCTCGGAAGAACTAAGAGCTTCCGTCCTCTTTAAGCCTTTATTGGTTTGCTGGACTCGGTCAGTCCTTAAAAGGACTGGGTCCCCTGAGCGATTAAGGTCGCTAGAAACGATGGCAAACCCCTGTTAGAGTTAAAAGGGCTGTGGGCACCGTTCTGGGGAGGGCTAGTTTTACCGAAACAGGTAGGTTATATATTTCCTAACAAGTTTCTAGTTGACCACTAGCTGCCCTAGATTGGTCATCAACGCCCGTGGGTCGCTAAACCTGCGGGCGTTTTCAACTTAAACTAGCTATTGCAAAAAGACTACGACTTTTTGTTAGTGAGTTTTAAGTTTTTCTAAACCCCATAGCTCTTAGTATGTTTTTACTATGAGCAACCTCTCTAAAAAGATCCAGAAAATCCGTGAGTCTTTGGTGGAGCGGTTCCCAAACTGTTTCTGCCCGGTTCGAACTACAAAACGCCCGTTGAAGGTAGGAATCTATGACGATATTCGTGCTCAATTACCAAAAATAAATTCCTGGCTTTTGCGGAAAGCCCTGGAAGATTATGTTGCTGGACCAAGTTATAAGGCTATGCTACTAGAAGGGGCACCTCGGTATAGCCTTCAAGGAAAAATTGTTGGTTCTGTGAATGCTGCCCAGGCTACCCGTGCAAAAGAACAAATGGAACAACTTTCTAAAGAAACTCAGGAAAATTGGGCCAGCATAATCAAAGGAATAAAATCATGAGCCTTGTCGGAAAATTCATCATGCTCGAAACTGATGACGAGCATTATCTAACTGGCAAAATTGTAAGCCTTATTACGCCAACTCTTTATCTGTTCCGACCGGACGATATGCCCGCTACCTTTATGCGTCTCATTGACCTAGACGTTCTGCCGGAATCCACGGTCTTCTTTAACACCCGTGCTGAAATGGCCCTTTGGTTTAAGTGGCTAGAAACGCCCAGCACCCCGGCCCAGGTAGCTCACCTTAAAATCGTCAAGCCTACCCCCGGCTAGGCCCCCGAGGGCAGCTCTAGAGGGGGTAATACGTCAAAACCCCAATAAAACCAGGCCTATCTCTAATCGGCCTAAAAGGGCCTTTTTAGAGGCTTTTAGCCCTTATCGGCGTAGCGGTGGCTCCCCACCCCCTAAAACGTCTCTGCAGCCGTCTCTAGGCCCTGGTTTACCCCTTATTTAGGCCCAAAACAGCCCTACCCCGACTAGGCCCCCTTAATCGGGCCTTAACTCCACCCCTCAGATATTTCAGGTAATCCGGCAAAACCCCTTGTTTACTTTGCCGAATTAGCGCATATTCTAGCTGTCGCGTCGGCAAGCGCGGGCTACACCCCACCCCCGGTTCGATGGTTCGACAAAAGGTCAAGCCCCTAAGAACGACCCGGCAGTAGCCATCCGTGCTGCCGGCATCAAGCTTCACTACAACGACTAGCACCAAAAGCTTAATCATAGGAGACTAACACCATGATCAATCCGATCAAGAATGCTGAGTCCGTCCTTAGCAAAAAGGCGGTTCTCACTGTGTTGACTATTTCGCAATGGTCAGCGCGACGCTTCGATAAGAAGTTGACGAACGACGTGCATACCTCTCACGGCATGCAGGACGACGCTGGTCGCTACAACAAGCAGCTGCTGGCCAAGGATGCCTTGGAAAAGATTACCCATATCCACAATAAGGCTCGTGGGTATAACTGGTCCAAGACACTCCCTTGGATGGACATGGACGGCCAGCGGTTGCTGCCCGCCGTGGCCTATATTGAGTACACGAATGAGATGCGGAAACTCAAGGAGGAGTTTTCCTCAGCCGTCAAGGAATTCGTGGCTGCTTACCCCACGTTCGTGGAGGCTGCCAAGAAGCGCCTCAATGGGGCCTTCGACCCGGCTGACTACCCTGACCAGAGCCAGATTGGGCACCGCTTCTACTTTGACGTGGCGGTTATGCCTTGCCCATCCTCAGACTTCCGCTGTGACATAGCGTCAGAACAACTCGCTGACATTGAAGCGGACGTTCAGAAGCGGTTAGCGGCTGGGCTGCACGACGCCCAGAAGTTTGCTCTTGAGAAAGCTGCAACCCTCGTCAGTACGATGGTTGACCGGCTGCGTGCCTATAAGCCTGCAGCAGAAAAGGGCGAGAAGACTGAAGGCCGACTTTACGGAAGCCTTGTTGATAACATCCGTGAGTTCGTCCCTGTGCTCCGCACCTTCAACTTTGCTGACGACCCGGTCATCAATACTCTAGCGGACAAAATGGAGAAAGACCTCTGTGCGTTCGATGCCCCAGAGTTGCGTGAAAGTGATAACGCCCGCGAGAAGGTTGCGGACGCTGCCGAGAAGATCCTCAAGGACGTCACCAAGTTTATGGCGTAAGCTTAACCCCATAGGAGACTAAAAATGACATGGACTCTTGTGCTGATAACTTTAGGAGGACTTGGCACTCCTCAACCTGCTCTGCAACCAGGATACAAAACAGAGCAAGCGTGCAAAGAAGCCGCCCACAAATTTATGCACCATCAAGAAGCAGGTTTGTGGTGGAACGAAGCTTGGATTATGAATGAAGGATACAATGTTAGGTGTATTCCCGCACCTTAAAGCACGACAACAGATTAATCATAGGAGCTACGACAATGACGGCAATCAACATGGAAATCGAGAACCCCGTGACGTCGCGGGAACTGGTTGAACTACTGCCCATGCACTTCGAGCAGAAGCAGGCAGTGATGGTCTGGGGCGATGCCGGTATTGGCAAATCGGAACTCTCAGACCAGGTTGCTCTCACCTTGAGTCGGAAGAAGTTTGACTTCCGCCTTAATATCCGTGAGCCAGTGGATATGCGGGGCATTCCGGTGCCCAACATGAAGACCAAGACTACGGACTGGTTCGTGCCAGGCGAGTTGCCCAAAATGGACGGAAGCGACGGTCCTTCTATTCTCGTGCTGGACGAAATCAATACCGGCACGATGCAAATGATGGCCGTTGCTATGCAACTGGTTCTGGATCGCAAGGTTGGGGATTATATCCTCCCTGATAATTGCGTCATCCTGGCCATGGGCAATCGTTCTAAGGACTCCCGTGCTGTTGTGCAGATGCCGAAGCCGCTTCGTAACCGCTTCGCCCACTACACAATGGTGTTTGACCACGAGTCGTGGGTTGGTCACTGCGTACGTACCAACCTAGCGCCGGAAATCGTGGCCTTTGGGCGATTCCGCCCTGACCATATCTCCCGGCAGTTGCTGGGGGATGAGAACGCCTATGCTTCACCCCGTTCGGTCTATAAGTGTGGCGTCTACGTCAGTATGCCTACCCGGCTGCGCTACAAGGCTTTCGTGGCCCTCGTAGGTAAGGATGTTGGCTCGGAAATGGAAAGCTTCGTGGCTATGTACCAGTCCCTCGCTAACATCGAGGACATTCTGGCCAACCCCAAGACTGCGAAGCTGCCTACCGAACGGTCAGAATGCTATGCCGTAGTCACGGCACTCGGACGCCTTGCTGATCGCAAGAACTTCGACAACATCGTGACCTACGCTAAGCGCATTGGCGAGACGAACCGCGAGTTGGAGATCGTGGCGGTAACCGACGCCGTGCAACGCGACAAGAAGTTGGCAGAAACAACAGCCTACGTTACTTGGGCTGTTGCGAATCAAGATATCACGCTTCACTAAACTTGCCTTCATAGGAGCAAGGTTATGGACAAGGTTGAGATGGAAGCCAAGGCTGCCGTGCTGATCCGAAATGCACGCGCAGCCCTAATCCTGGAACGGAAGTTCTATGCGGTGCTGGTGTCCCAAGTTGACCCGGTGCCGTCCTGGGACTTCCCCACCATGGCGACGAACTCCGTACAGCACTTCTACAATCCGGAGTTCATTGTAAGCCTGCCTCCCAAGAAAATCCTGGGTACGCAGGCCCATGAAAGTGAGCACGATGCCCGCCATCACTCTACCCGCCGCGCTGGGCGTGACCCACAGCGGTGGAACAAGGCCTGCGACTACGCCATCAATGGTGACTTAATAGCCGAAGGCTTTGAGTTGCCAGACGGCATTCTGTTCCGTAAGGAATTTGTAGGTATGGCGGCTGAGGAAATCTACCGCATCCTGGAAATTGAGGAACAGCAGAAGCAGCAGCAAGAGGAACAGAAGCCCCAGGACGACGAAAAGTCTGAGGATGCTTCTGAGGATAAGAGTGACGACGGCTCTGATTCCGAAGCTGGTGATGAAGCTGGTGATGACGAAGGTGAAGGCTCTGAGGAAGGTGAAGGTTCTCCTTCTGAGGACGGCGACGGAGAAGGCGAAGGTGAAGCTGAGGAAGGCCAGGGTTCTGGCAAACCTCAGTCATGTGGCGAGGATGGTGGCTGTGGCGAAGTACTAGACGCCCCTGGCACCGCAGCCGAGAAGGCTGACTTAGACGCCAAGTGGGAAGTCGTAACTCGTCAGGCAGCAGCCATTGCTAAGAAGCAGGGCAGCCTTCCGGGCCACTGGGAAAGCATCATTGAACGTCGCAAAACACCTACCCAGGATTGGCGTGCCATTCTGCGTGAATACATTGACGCAGGTGCCCGTCGTATTGATACCTGGAACCGCCCAAACCGTCGCTTTGCCTACTCCGGAACTATCCTACCGGGCAGTCAGCGCGATGGCATCAACAAGGTCGCGTTCATTATCGATACTTCTGGGTCAATGAGTGATCCGGTACTCGCCAAGATAGCAGAAGAAGTACAAGCCGCTATGGACGATGGCTCAATCAGCGAAGTCGTAACCGTCTATTGTGACACCCGCGTCAATAAGGTGGACAGGTACATTGACGGCGACAAGATTGAGTTCAAGGCTCCTGGGCGTGGTGGTACTGATATGCGCCCAGCGTTTGCGTGGGTTGAGGAGAACGAACCGGACGCGTCCCTGATTGTCTGCTGTACTGACCTGTACATTGGCGACCCAGGACCGGAACCGGCTAGTCCTGCGCTTTTCTGTGCCTGGGGTGACCCACGCGCCGTTGAGCGACTCGGAAGTGCTCTGCCCTGGGGTAAGGTTATTGACTGTGGGACAGAGGTAGCAATCGCTGCGTAAAAGACAAGACCGGGCTTAACGGCCCGGTCTAACCCAAACTTAATCATAGGAGTGAACCATGACTGTTCAATTCAAAGCTTCGCACAATGACTTACTTCTGATGAGCCAAATTGCGAATCGTTACTTGAAACGGTTCCCAAACTTTGGCAAGAAGTTGGACGTGATGATGGACCTGGAAGCCGTTATCTCAAACGGCTGTCCGTTGAAGCTCAGCGACCTGCTCGCCGCTGACGACTTTAACTTCTTTCATGACGTCTGTGGCATCAGGGACCACCTGGACCGCGAAACGGGGAAACTCAAGGACCAGTTTTCCCCGCGCTACGAATTGCGCAACCTTGCTGAGCAAGTTGGGGCCTTCCGATGAAAACCACTTACCCCCAACCCAAATCACCCAGCCAGCGCCTCACCCATTTAAGGCTAGCGGCCAGCAACCGCGAGCCTGAGTTTGGGGCAACCCGTGAGGCTTTTGAAGAACGGGTATTCCGTACGGCAAGTCACTTCAACATCGTGAAATACGGAACCTTCAATGGCTCAGAAATAGCCACAGTTAAGTCCTTTGCTGTGGCGGTGTACCTGGCCCACGAAAATCCCAGAATGTTGATCTATGCCGTGACTGACGATGGCCGGGCATTCTGTATTCCCAAGAAAGATTACGAAAAGTTTGCCGAGATATGGCTCGGTATGCATAAGGGACAAGGAGGGCATAATGCACAGGGCTGAGAAAGTGTGGCACTACGTGTCTATTGCATTAATGGTGAGTGGTTCGCTCACAATTATTGCAGTTGTAGCCGCCACCCGAAACGGACTACTCACATGGCCATAAAAAAGCGTAAACGCAAGCCTGTGCGTATCTATTTCTGCTCTGAGGGAACTTTTGAAAGGATGGAAACCGTGTGCGCTTACCGCAGTGAAAGAAAAGCACTGCGCTGGAAACGGCAAAAGCCTTCAGACGTTGAGTACCGTGAGGTAGAAACTACCTGGCTTAAATAGTTGAAACAAGGGCGGTGCAAAAGCCGCCCTTGCCACCCAGAAACATCATAGGAGACTGACAAATGGCAAACAAAGTTACGTTGACGTTGCTAGCTGACGACGCTGAACCCTTTCTTTTGCAGGCGGCAGAGGATGCCGCCAAGTTTGGGGCGTGGTGTGACTACATAACAGCCAAGACCTACAACGCACCGAATTGGGGCAATATGGATTTGGCTGGCCGCAAGAAGGACTGGCGAGAGAAATTCTTACGCGCCAAGTGCATCGTCGAATCCTTTGGCGTTGATTACGAACAGACAACTGAAGCCGAAACGCTGACCGTCAATTATGACTATGTTGGCGGCAAAACCAAGGTTGTAAAGCTTGGCCCGTTAGGTAATGTCGGCTGGCGTACTGGAGCCGAACCGGATTATAAGCATCCACGCCCAGCTTACTACGGCGGAGTGCACGCCGAGGCCTGCCGCCAAGCTGCGGCACGTGTCGTGACTAAGTGGAAAACAATCATAGGAGGTAGCGAATGATCCCGCAAGACATAGTCCAACGTGTTGTAAAAAGGCATGATAACGCAATTGATGCAGCTCAAACCTGGGCTATAGCTTGGGCTAAACATCACAAAACTGATACCGCGCACACACGTTACGTTAGGGCTGAACAGAAATTTGAATCTGCAATGGCGGCACTTGTTGATGCAGCAAATAAGAGGAGCCGCTAATGGCTAAGACAATCCTGCATGAAGCGGCTACTCTAGTTGCATTGGCCCTTTTCGTGGCTATGTTGACAGTCTGGGCAGTGGTGCTATCATGACCACACACATCACACGCTTCTATCGCTGCCCTGACGAACCGGGCCTGTTCCGTGCCGTATGCACGTGTGGATGGTCAATTCAGGGTGACCTGAAAACAATCCAGACCCGCGCTGCAACGCATGACCTAGACGAACCTGTGCACGAAGCCCCGTTGAAGAAGATGGGGTTTGTATCAGGGCTACCCAACAAACTCATAGGAAATGACCCAGAATAAGGTAAAGTATGATTTGGCCTAGCTTGGTGGCCAGAGCGCAGATTGCCGTCTGCGTTCATCCTATGACCGGCACGGTGGGGTCCGGAAACCAAGTGCCCCACCACTTAATTTTGAGGCTTACCATGAAAGCTTATGCTGTTCGGCAAAAATCCACCGGCTACTTTATTCCAATTCTTAAGCGTGGATTTAAGCGCGGAGGAAGTCATTCTGAGCCAACTAACGACAGTCCCCCACGCATATTCCCATCAGCCTTATCTGCTAGGTCGTTTTTAGGTAACTGGCTACAAGGAATATTTGAGAATGACTACAGCCTTGATTACAATGGGAACGAAGACTTCTCATTGCGGGTAACCCCACAGCCCCATCGAAAGAAAAATGATATGGAAATTGTTGAGTTTGATCTAGTGGAAACAAAATGAAAATCATTGCATTTGACTTGGGCCGCAATTTTGCGTTTGCCCATAATCTTTCTAAACGTCCCGCAACTCATTTAGAAGTGCTGACCGGCGAGACTCGTGCCCACCGTCTAGGCTCCCTTAGTACTTTTCTAAACAACCTATTCTTTGACTACCAAAGCCAGGGTAGTCCTGGGTTTGATATTGCTGTTTACGAAACTCCTTTCGCCCGTGGTCGTGACGCCACTCGATCACTCTGGGGCATAGCCGGGATAATTGAAGCCTGTGCAACCAACGCGGGGCTACCCGTTGTCGATGTGGCGGTTCCCACAATAAAGAAGTTTGCTACTGGTCATGGAAAGGCCAGCAAGGATCAAATGATCATTGCTGCAAAGCGTATGGGGTATAAAGGCAGCAATGAGCATGAGGCAGATGCCGTATGTCTATTACGGTATGCTGAGGCTAATTTAGAAAGAGTGTTAGACGCAAAATGACCGTACTTGTAACAGCCGATATTCATCTATCCGCAAATGTGCGTGACGCTTACCGCCACGAATTCATGAAGCGATTTCCCGCGCTAGCCAAGAAGTTCGGAGCAGAACTAGTCATAATTCTCGGGGACTTGTGTGAGGAGAAAGATGCTCACCCCGCCGAACTCGTCAACGCTCTAGTTGACCACCTGTACGCCTTAGCCACCGTCTGCCCGGTTATCGTATTGCAAGGCAACCACGATTACCTTTCCTCGCCTGATAACCCTTATTTTAGGTTTCTACAGCGAATAGAGGGTATTTCATGGGTCGGGCAGCCCACCCCTATACGAGACCTAAAGAACGTACCAGCGACCGCCGCTAGGAGCCTGGGCAGGGCTATATTCGTTCCATTCTCTCCTAATTATGAGCGAGACTGGGCTGACATCGACTTTAAGAGTTACGATCTAGCCTTTATGCACCAGACCTTCGCCAATGCTCTGAGTGATTCCGGATTTAAGTTGGATGGCATCCCTCTCAACTACTTCCCAAAGTACCTGCAGATCATAAGCGGGGATATTCATCGTCCACAAACATTAGGGCCACTGACCTACGTGGGAGCACCCTTTCATGTAGATTTTGGCGATGAGTTTATGCCAAGATGTTTGTTGATTGAGAACAACGGCAAGCTGCGTTCTATTCCGTGCACCGGCCCCCAGAAGCGCCTTGTAGAAGTCAAATCAATTGCCGAGTTAAGTAAGCAGCGTCAACTCAACCCTGGTGATATCTTGAAAGTACGTTTGACGATTGCACCGGAGCAGCATGCTGAATGGCCTGAACTAGCCGCTAAGGTAAGAGCCTGGGGCGTTGACAATGGGTATCTGATCCACCTTGTGCAGCCAGTTGTAACTGCCCTAGAACGTGGTTCTGCCAAAGCCATTAAGGCAAAGGCTACCAAGAGTGACGAGCAGTTAATCCAAGAGTATGCTAAGTCACGTGGGCTTGACGAGCGTACGGAAAAGACAGGGTTGACGTTGTTATGAGACTGGAATTTGACTCCCTAGAAATTTCTGACTTCAAATGCTTCACAACGAAGCAGACCTTGGGCTTTGCATCCCGTGGTTCTGGTCTTTGGTTTATGCGTGGAAGGAACGACGTCGAACCCAAACTTGGCGCTAATGGAGCCGGGAAGAGTTCGGCATTCGCAGCATTATGCTGGTGTCTTTATGGCAAGACGGCGGACGGCCTTCGCAACACGGATATCAAGCCTTGGACTGGACGCGGCACCCCCACTGTTACTCTACGCTTAGAATTGGACGGCGATCCTCACGAGATCACTCGCACAGCGGTTACTAATGGTCTTAGGATTGACGGCCAGGAAGTTGGCTCCGAAGAAGCCGAGAAGCTGATTGGACTATCCTTTGATGTATTTACCAACACGGTCCTGCTGGCGCAAGGCCAGCCCTTATTTTTAGACCGTTCCCCCAAAGACAAGATGCAACTGTTTGCGGATGTGCTTAACCTAGAGCGTTGGGAAGATCGTTCAACTGGAGCCTCAGCGAAGGCCCGTGAGCTAGAGCAATTGGCAGCTGAGTTGACAGGTGAGGAAACCGGCCTCAATGCTGCTCTAGCCCAGGCCGAGGGCTTGCTAGCCACAGCAAAGACTCACTCAACAGCATGGGAAGCCGAACGTCGTGAGCGGGTTGCTAAAGCCGCCCAGACTCTCAAGGAGCAAGAGGCTATCCTAGCACGCCAGCGGGCTAAGTTAGGCAACGCGGACCTAGCCTGGGATGGTGCTACTACCGAACTTAAGGCCCTGAAGAAAGAGATACTGGTGCTGGCTGAGGCTGTTGCCCAGCACAAGGAAGTGCACAGTGGCTCTAGTTATCTCTTAGAGACGAAGAAGACTGAGGCCCGCAAGATAGAACGCGAAATGGCTACGCTGGGTGAGGCTGAGGAGTGCCCTACCTGTGGCCAGTCCTTGAAGGGCACCGGGCTAGCTAAGCACCAGGCAGAACTAAAGGCCCAGCTGAAAGCCCTGCAGACCGTTATAGCAGCGGGTATACCCCAGAAGCTGACCCTAGCTAAGGAAAAGGCAGAGGACGCTCTAGAGCGAGCCTCTGCAGCGGCTGGGGACTTTGAGGACAAAGCTGATAAGGCTCGGGTAGAACTAGACTTCCTCAAGCCCCAGGTTGCTGAGTTAGCCGCCACGGTACTAGCTCTTAAGAGTGGGCGTACGGAGCAGGAGGAGGCTTCCAATCCCTACCAGGAGCAAGTACAAGCATTGCGCCGTAAGAGTCAGCAGACCGAGGTTAAGCTTACCGAATTGAAAGAGGACATTGCTAAAGCGGGACGCCAGTTGGAGCGTACGAAGTTCTGGGTCAAGGGCTTTAAGGACTTAAAACTCTACCTCATCCAGGAGGTCTTGCAGGAACTAGAGTTAACCACAAATGCCGCCTTGACCGAAGTTGGACTAGACGACTGGTCCATTAAGTTTGATGTGGAGAGGGAAACTAAATCTGGTGGAACCCAGCGGGGCATCAATGCCGTCATTCTCTCGCCTAGCAATAAGGAGGCTGTGCGGTTTGAGAATTGGAGTGGTGGAGAAGGGCAACGGCTACGTATTGTAGGAGCTCTTGCCCTAAGCCAGGTGCTGCTCAACCATGCAGGGGTAGAAACCAGCTTTGAATGTCTGGACGAACCCACCAGACATCTCAGTGAATCTGGCGTAAGAGATCTGTGTGACTACCTTAGTGACCGGGCGGAACGATTGGATAGACAAATCTGGATGGTTGATCATATGGCTCGTGAAGGCACTGCATTTTCAGGCTCTGTTACTGTTGTTAAAACAGCGAAAGGAGCACACTTCGAGTGAGACATTTGATAAATTGGTTCCGAGAAACTCAAGAACGGGCTGCTAACGGAGTCTCTGTTTTGATAATTGGTTGTGTTATCCTAGCATTCATAGCCCTCATCATTGCCTTTCATTAACCCCAAATAAAAAGACCGCCTAGCTGTTATGCTAGACGGTCTCTTTCAAAGCAGAGGAATGTTAGGTTATGATCCTGAGCCCTCACATACGTAGCCAGTATCACCTTCAAACCCAAGAGCACGACCAGCAGCCGGGGATAAGTCGTACTCAGCAACCGAGTGGTGGGGTCCCCGATCATTTATCAAAACAGTAACACTCCTGTTTCCATGGTGCAGCTGCACATGGCTACCTAATGGCTTGGTGAGATGAGCAGCGGTGGGTGTCGTGCGGTCTAGCACACCACCAGCACTCACCGGCTTGCCTAAGTAGCCATCTCCGTTGCCATAGGAGGTTGCCCACTTACATCCTGCTGGCTTGGGCACATAACGCTGGATAGAGCAGTTCTTTAAGGCGTTGCCGGTTAAGCCTGCCTCCCGGCAGCTGTTGCGCGCTTCTGCCGCCGTCGTCGCAAGCAGAAGCGCTGCAGCCAAGCAAAGCCTAGTAGGCATCACTCCTGCCGTTAAATGTAAACTGTTGATAATTCTCACGGTGGCGTATCCGTGAATGGTGCCTGTGCGTTTGGGCTGAAGCTGTGTTTGTAAAGCCACCCCCGCCAACTTCCACGAACGTAAAGCCGCAGACGTTGCGCTGACGCGTTCCAGCATCATCGGAGATAGTGGCATTACTACAGTTGGAGCCCCCAATCACTGCAAGAACGTGATGTGGGCGCACACCGGCTACCCCAACGTGAAAGGACGTGTGTGGAAATGCGCGCTGCCACTCCCACGCCAGCTTCAAGTTGAAGCCTTTGTAACTATATGGAAGGCCAAAATGGCGGGCGGCAGTAGTGCCACACCGGCAACGCTGGAAACCGTCGCAAGCGCCACCGCCCCTACGGGCATAATGGCGACTCCCGCCACTGCGACGAGTGTAATGGCGACGGTGCACTGAATGCCGCCGTGCACTAAATTGCTCAGTGTGGGCAGCGTAACTTGGTGCCACATCACGAATAACGCGATGCTTCTGGACTTGGTATTTTGTATTGACGCTTCGTGCTTCAGCCGGTTGGGCTAGAAGAACTGCTATGAAAGCGACGGCGAATGCCGCCATGACCCGAATATTCATGGTGTCCTCTGTCGTTTGTTTCAGGGCTAGTTCATCTATCCCACCTCCTGGGGATTTAATTGATTAGAAGGAAAACACGTAGGTTATACATACTGCTGCCCGATAGGACAACCCCACCGGGCAGGTAATTAAGCGTGCTAGCAACAGTTGCCGATGCCGGCCAGATACACGCCAACGATGACGGCAGCAATCACCAGCACCAGAAGAACAACTTGATTATCAGTGATGTTGCCTTTCATCAGCATTTACCTATGCGGCGGAAGCAGGGATAGCCCACCACCGCCCAGTCCAATCAAGCAACTCAGAAGTGCGAACACGATGTAGATCACGAAGATACATACGATAGCCCAGAGAATGATATTAACAATCTGAGCTAACATAGGGATTCCAACCTGAGCCATAATCCAGGGCACAACAAGGCGGATGATCGCGATGATCGCTCCAACGATCACGCACCAGACTAAGAACTGCTCAAGCCACGCGAGAGTAAAGCACCCCATGGGGTTACCTCATTGATCAACGATGAAAGCCCCCAAGCCGCAGGGATTGCGGCCTGGGCTTACGCGAGACTAGAGACTAAGCCGCCGCTACAGCAGCCGTGGCCGCAGTAGTGGCTGCCGCAGCCGTGACTGGCGGAGCAGCCGGAACCGGGGTTGGGGTACCTGCAAGAACAGCCGCCGCAAGGGTGGTCGTTTTTGCAGTGATGTCAGCTTGCAGCGCAGCAAGCTTGGCCGGGTCCGTGCCAGCCGCCGCAATAAGTGCTGGGATGCCATTGAGCAGTGTTACAGCACCGTCAATAACAGTATCCTCTGCCGCTACGGCAGCCGCGAGATCGTCGATTGCAGCCATGATCTTCTCCTGGTTGTTTATGATGTGGGCCAGCATGTGATAGAGTTCGACAACCGCTGGGCTTGCCCCGTCCAGTGGATTTTCTTTATGATGGTAGGGAAGACCGAAGATTCTCATGCTACATTGCCCAATGTAATGTGCGGTGGTAAGTTACCGTTCTTCCTAATTGCTTCAATGGCAAGGATAACGCACTCACCGAATAGAAGGCCATTTGGGATGCAGATTTCTTTCAATAGTCGTTCCCCAAAGTCACGTTCAATAGCCAAGGCCAAGTCAGCATCAGTTAGCTTGCTTACGCTGGTGGGAAATTTCTGATAATACTCCCAAAGTTCTTGAGCTACCGGCTTAATGTAGTTGTAGCCCTTCGCCGTGATCTCAAGCGGGGAGTTGTGTTTCATTAGATCATTATCTACAGCCCGACTAACAGCTTGGCGCATTGTAAACCCCCACATAGTGTCAACCTTGACGGTCAAGGTAGCCATTTCGCGGGCGTGCTTTACACTAGCAAAGAAGAATGAGTATAGAATCGATGTAGCTGATAGTACAACAGCAGCCCACGCTGCTACGTCAGTAGTAGTTGCAGTCACTATACTAGTAGGAATTGCAGCCATTAATTTCCTGCCGCTTTGTCAAGTTGCTTCTGATACTTTGCTATAATGTCAACATAATACTCAACTGCCCGCTGCGCTGTACCACTGTCTGGGGTCTTTACCAAATCTGCCTTGGCATCTTTCAAAGCTTGTCGTGCATCACGTAGCTTTAGATAGATGATGTACGTATGATCGTCTGCAACTAACTCACGAGCATAAGCATGACTCGTCCAGTACCATGGTTCTAGATTACGATTGACGTACTCCAAGCTGAGGCCAATCCCTGGAATGCCAATGAACAAGGTAACAACCAACGAGATCGTCCTCCATGGGTTGCGCTTGAGAAGGGCAACGACCCGATGGACAAGTGTTGGTGAAGGTGGCTTACGTCGTGGCATAACTACTTGCCTTCCAGCCTTCTTACTTTCTCATTGAGCGCCCTGATTCGCTCTCTAAGGGATTGCGTAGTGACTGGTTTCTTCGGCACGACAGTTACAACAGCAGGAGTTGCTGGCGTAAGAATTGTAGGTCTTGCCTTCGGCAGGATAACCACTTTATGAGAAGTCTGAATTGCCTTGTGAGTTTTTACGAGAACTACTTTCTTCCCTGCTACCCCCTTCGGCCGCGCCCAACCGAGAACACGGATGCCAGTCTCCTGTGTGGCACTAATCCACACTTGATCAGTACGAGTCTTGCCTTGGACGGCAAAGCCAGGATCGTGAAAGACTGCCTTCAGACCATTAACGGTTGCTGGCGGCGGCGTCGCACACGCTGTCAGCAATGTTCCAACTACCACCACCAGCAAAGCACTTCTGAACGTCGTCATTTGCTCTATCTCCCTCTTCTTTCGCCTTCGCGTCCTGCGCTGCTACCGCGTGAAGAACTTCTGAACGACCTCTGTTGTAGCCCGTGGTATATGAATGCGTGTTTGTAATTGCAATTACAGTTGCAGCAATAGCAATATACATCAGTTGTGTTTTGTAAGTGAGCAACCCAGCAGGACAGAAAAACCATAAGGCCCATGCTCCAACGGCAATGGCCCCACCAACACCGCCCCAACTAATTAGCCACCCGGTAAACCAGTGCCATACCATTGTTAACATTAATCGGCCCTCGATGAAACTGTTGGTGAAGTGGACGGTGATGTAGTAGTTGGCTTAACCGCGTCCTTAGACGTGACCGTTTCAATGGTGTGGCTACTCTCGCTATATGAACCACTGTCGGTCCGCATGATCGCTAGTTTTTCTTGCGTCCTTTGCCACGTAGCAACCCCAACTACCGCGCCCATTGCCATGTGAAACAGCCCACCCCCCTTAAGTGTTATGGGATCCCAAGGAGCGTAGGGTATCATTTTCACACCAGCAGCAAAGGCATTTAGGATAGGAAACAAAATAAAGTCAAAGGCTGAGGTTGTGAACCACAGCCACGCCATTGCGGGCCTCCACCTGTTGTTAAACCATCCCTCATTGGCAAGTGCATCCGGTTCCGGCATTTAGGTTGCCCATTGGGCAGCTAAGTCCTCATCCGTGCCATCCCAGGTATTCATATCAACTTTGCTGCCAGCAAAAATGCCAGGGACCACAATACCATGTGAGTTTGTTCCATCGCCGGCAAACTGCCAGAGCCAGTACCTGTCCCATGCTGGGGGAAGAACCGCATTTGGACCATATTGACACAACCATAGCCGGAAGCTACCAAAGAAGTCGTTCTGGCTGTCATCCTTAGCCATCTGTTCCTTAATCAGATTGCCACTATAGATGACAGGATTCTTACCTGAGTTTTGATCACGCAAACTTTCCATGAAGGAACGCGCACCAGCAAGGTCCAACTCATTCCCCCCATTTGGTTCATGATCAAGTGCCGTCAGCGTGCTAGCGTCAGGTTGGGCACAGTCCAGAAAATGCTTAACCTGTGCATCAACATCATCACCAGTAGCAAAGTGGTAAGCGCCCCAGAGAAGTCCGGCAGCCACAGCAGCAGTGCGCCGTTCTGCATACTTGTGGTCAACCACGCCGGTCCCCTGGCTAGCCTTATGGATAATCCCCTTGACGCCATAGGCAGCGATGGCCTCAAAATCGATAGGATCATTAGGGTCGCCGCTAGGGCCACAGTTATGATGACTAAGGTCCAACACCTTCAAATTTATTGTCATGGCTGGTTACACCTTTGGGGCTGCTGCGGCTAGCTTAGCTTCAAGATCACTGATTTGCTTTTGAAGGCTAGCCGCTACATCGCTGACCACGGCTGGAGTAGTTGCAGCAGCGCTACCAGGTACGGTAACTGCACGTGTAGCCGCACTGGCTACATTATGAATGTAGTGCACGCCGATAGCACCGAGAGCGATGCCAACGAGCAGGGTAATACCTAAAGCGATTGCGAGATCCATTGTATCCTCCTAAGTGGGTTGTGGGTTAGTATAAGGCGTAATCAGACCGTGCCGCTATTGCCTAAGCACGAACAGTTTTAACCGTCAAAGACGCTTACGACGGAAATGGGAGCACTTACGCTCCAAAACTTAATACAGCATTATGTGCATTTTCTGGAAACCTTATAGGAGGAGTTTGGGCTTTTAATTCTCTTCTAATCTTAGCGTTTAGGCTACGTTGGCGTGCACCTTTTGCTGATCTCTCAAGCAGGTCTTGGCGCCAATTAGGATTATTTACTTTTACTTTTTCCCAAGCTGCGCGGCTGGCAGCTCTCCCTTCTTCCTTAGCATAGCGCCTAGTTGCCGCTGCTGACAGATTTGCACGCCATTCAGACGAAAAAGGAGGCCTCTTCTTACCTTTCAAGGTAGAAGGTTTGTTCTTCTTTGCCGCAGATATATTAGCTTTATGTTCTTCCGAAAAGAAAGCCTTGCGTCCCTTATTTTTAGCAGACAGCACTGCTTTAGTTTCTAATGTATGATGGTAACCTTTTGTTGTCTTGCAACCGTTAGCATACTGCATCTTTTTTCTCCTACTCATCTCCTCTTTTTGCTCCAGAGAAAATGGCTTCCCTTTTCTTCCTGTAAGAGAAACACTTAACCGTTCTCGGTGTTTTGGGGAAATAATCATACCACAACTCCCCTCGCCCCCGTCAGTACGATTAATTAAAGATCCCCTCCCTAAATCCTTACGGCCAAATTCAGCAATAAGAACTTTTTCTAAGCGTTGTGCTTCCTCGTCTGAGGAGCAAGAAGCAAAGATTGCTACCCGTAACCCGTGCGTTTTGACAGTATTTGCCCAATGTAAATTCTTCAAGCGTGGCTCGTTCGCACGCTTAAAAACCTGTTCCTTAGCTTTCTTGCTTACATGTCCCTTTCCAACGTAAAAAGGAACATCGTTATCAGCTTTATAGTGAATATAGACGTAGTGATACCACATAAGAAAGTCCACCTAAAACTTTTTGATATTGGCCGGATTAACCCGCCCACCATGCGCACGGTTTTGCTCCTGGGCTGGTTGACCGGGGTGTGGCTGCTGGGCTATTGGCCTTGGAATATGGTTTTGATTGGAACGAGTTTTATTAGCACTCAATGGCGTGCCAACAATACCAGCATTTTGTAAGATACGATGTGACCCTTGAGTTGTACGAACATTTCCTTTTCCAGGGCTATTTTTAGGCTTTAACACATAATTGGAAAATTGTGTTGACTGCGCATTACTTAATGGCGCCCCGTACCAATTTTTATTCTCAGTGTTAGAACGTGTAGTCTCCACAACTTTCCCAGCCTTTAATCCCCAAGTATGCTGGTGCCACCCATCAGCATTTTCTGCGTAACCAACTACTACTTGATCAATTTTACCATCATGAAATAAACGAGCAACATTCCAGTGACACTCAGCCTCTTTACCTAAATAGTTGCCAGGAGCTAATTCACCAGCTTTCCAATTTTTACCATGGTCAGCAATAAACCTTAAATCAGGATCATTGTTTAATTGGTACTCCCCCTGAATTGGTGCATCAGAAACTTTCTTAAGTTTATTCTCTAACCCACTCAACGCCGCCCCTGGCTTAGCCGTGTCCGAGAATAATGGCATGCCCCGGCTAAGGGCCTGCTCCATAGGAGGTTGGGTTAATTTTCCTCCAGCCATTCCCAACGCACCTTCCTCAGCATTAGGAATTCCTGCACCACCCGCCAACGCAGCCATGTCCTGGGTACGTTGAATAAGGGCATCCTGAGGTTCGGCAGCAACCGTAAAACCACCCGGACGTGGCTCGTCCGTAAAATCCTCTCTACGCAATCCAGTCAAGTCAGGTTCTTGCCCAGACAGCACGTCACCTGCAAGGGTTGTGCCAGAACGGACCATTTTCTCAGGCCAAGTCTGAAGGCGTTCTTCACCACCAGCGCCAGTAAGTCTATTCAACGCCTTACTGCCTAACCCTTCACTAGTATCCACAGACGGGCCAAACCCCGCTGTAGACCAGTCTGCAGGGCCTCCTGCAGGCGCTTCTTCGAGGGTAGAGGGGGTTGGGCTAGGCTCAGGCGCACCTACCGCCCCTGCAAGCGTCTCTAGCCCGCTGGATAAGGGTGTAGCAATAGGGCCTGGAGTATCAGCCCCGGCCCCTTTGGCTTCAATATATTCGTAGCCCTCAGGCTTTTCCGGAAAAGGGGCAGTGCGACGTGTGACGTAATTACTCCCTACGTCAGGATTATCGTCTGTTGCACCACCATCAGCTCTCTTATCTATTGGTGCTTGTGCTGAGCCTTTCTGAGACGGTTGGTCCCAAGGCAAATGAGGAGGCCAACCAAATGGGCGAGGACCTGCTGGGGGAGTAGGTGCATTGTCTGTTGCACCACCATCAGCCCGCTGCTGAGGTTGCTGATCCTGGGCTGTGCCTGGGCCTGGCAATTGCAACCTACTGAAGTCAATTCCGAGAGGGCGTAGAGAATTCTGCAGACTCGTTGTAGCAAGTAATGCACCTTGCTTAGTTGCCCAATTGGGATTCTTAGCAGCACGAGCCTGAGCACGTTGCCATTTCTGCATCTCATTAGTTACGAGAGGCAATTGCTTACTAACACCACCATGCAATTTCTCTAAGGCTCTTTCCAGCTTTCCGCCAATGGTGATACCGGCAAACTCACCAATGAGCGGCAGCCCAGGAGTCAATGAACGCCCCACAAGCGCACCTATGACTTGCCCAATGCGGTTTGCCACTGTAGACATCATAGCATTAATACCTGGTGCAGACGGGAAGTATGTGCCAGGAGGCATCGTTATCTTGCCCATCAAGTTGGCATAAGCCTGCAGCGTAGCCCGCTCCTGGGGTGAATAGACAGCAGCTGCACCTTGACGCCCTGTAGTATTCAATAGTTTATTGAGATTGGTGGCAATCTTCTGCGGTCCCCAAGCTTCCAGGTTTTCACCGGGACTTACTGCGTACTGAAATAAGCCCTGCTTAAATGTAGTAAAGGCTTCAGGGCTTAGTCGTGTTTTCAACTCATTAATAAGGGCAACAGAATTGGACTCTCCGGTGAGAGTATTCTTGAATAGCCGGTTAACAGCAGCTTGCAGGCTAGCAGGTTCAGCAGTATCCGTACCCGTCAGCTTTGAGATAATACTCCCAACACTGTCCTGGGGTGCGTTAGTAACTGCGTCGTGCTGACGCAAGGCCCGCCCGTACCGCTGCAGATCCTTAATCTCAGTTGGGTTAAGGTAAGCCCGCGTAAGGGTGCTATTTGCCGCAGCATCAATACGATCCGCTACCTGTGCTGGCCCCCAGGCTGTTGCTCCTGGCGGGCGCTCAGTAATAGAGGAGAAAAGGCCCTGCTTAATGGCTCCTATCTCAGGCGAGTTGACCCCAAACATATCAACCAGCCGCCGTGCTATCTTAGGCGGCAGCTGCCCATTTCCGTAGAGCATAGACTTAATTTCTTCGGGAGCAGCAGCCTGTCCTTCCTGACGCCCAACAATCTTCTGAATAGCAGGGCCAACTACATCGCCAGCACCTTGCGGAGTAAATGTCTTGCGGTACTCAGCATACTGCCCACGTGCCCATTTTAAGGTAGACGAAACGTCACGAGGGTCACCCCCGGTAAAGGTAGTGTCTAGTTTCTTTAGAACCTGGCCATCAAACTCGTCAATTACCTGACGCATAGCTCTAACGTCGGCCCAGTTCCCAGTGGAACGAGCAGAACTCAATGCATTACTGAGCGAAGTATTAAGGCGCTTACGCGCTGTCTCAACCAGCTGTGGCGTAACTGGCGGGCGAGGAATGATCTGTCCCGTCTCCGGATCACGAACCTGACTAATATCTCCCAGAATATCTGTAAGATCACCTAATGCTGTATTAGCATTGGGAGTATTCTGAGGATTGATAAATGTAGGGTCGTCGCCCCGTGCAAGATTGCTCTTAATTACGTCAGCTGTCTTGTTAAAAGACGCAGGATGGAACTGTCCGGGCAACTCACGGAAGGCAGTGTAGGCTGCGTCTGCGGCAGCTTGTGCACGTTCAGCCGAAGCCGCAACCGAACCAGAAACAATATCAGCTGCTTCCATGGGATTAGACGCTAGCTGGGTATGGGTAGGGCTTAGATTATTTCGGTAGCCTTCATGGTACTGCTGAAGCAAACTTTCACGCTGCTGAGTGGCAGCCTGTTCAGCGTGGCTTTGGGCTTGCAGTTCCCCAATAATCTTTTCTGCAGCAGCATGAGGGGACTCAACAAGTTGCTGGGTTGGATCTAATTGAGCTGTTAAGTCCTCACGAGACCGTGCTAATTCCGCAGCACGTTGATCAGCGAAAGCCCTAGCATGAGGGTCGCCACTACGAATGGCATTTTGCTCAGCCATGCGCTTAGCTAAATCACCCTCAACTTCACCTTGACTAAGGGTAACACCAAAAGGACGATTCTGTGGTGTTAAGGCCGGTGGAGTAGGAGGCTGTGGTTTTGTAGGAGCTTCCCAAGCCAGAGCAGGCTTAGTAGGAGGAATTTCATAGGGGCCACGAGGAAGTCCTGACGGGGGAGCACGAAGCACAGGCGCACCAGCCGGGCGTAGCCCCATCATAGCCGTATCAACGCCCTCCTTTGCAGTACGGTACATTTCATCCGGATTGTCTTTCGCTGCAATTTCCGGAGCAATTATAGTACCAGCAGTGTGTTCTGCTGTAGCTAACGGGTGCCCAATTAACGACCGAGCAGCACCAGTAATTGGAGCCACAGCAAGAGCCGGAATTCCCATAAGCCCCTTACCAACTCGTCCCAAGTCGCTAGCTTGCGCAGATAGACCACTCAAAAAAGTAGGTGCGTTAGCTTTCTTTGCTTCAGCAGCTTTGTTTTCCTCCGACCAAGGGTTCAGCCCAGCATTAATGTCAGTCAAAGCAGATTTACCTGCTTCATACACTTCATGAGGCACGTCAGAAAGCATGTTGCTTTCACCGGAAGCTGGTGCTGCTTCAGAAGCTCCTACTGCAGATACCAAGGGGGCACGCCCATGAGGAGCATCAGGCACAAAATCATCGTGTGCCACATCAGGCACGAAGTCGTCGTGCTGTGGCACCGGAACAGGAGCCGGAGTAGTGTCAGGTACAAAGTCGTTGATATCAGCCATTTAGTTTTGCCGGATTAGAGGTTAGTATGTTTAATTAGGGAAAGGAGACTCGGTATGGCAAAAGTAAAAATGAAGTCTGTTGCGTCTAATATACGTTTATGTTTTGAGGGTGATCATGTTTATGCTTCCGACGGTGTAGGTGCTGACAGCCGTGCAGCCCTTATGAAGGCCAGTTCTCTTGGTTTGTATTTGGAAGCTCACACTAAAGGAAATAAATGGTATCGCATTTTGGTAAAGATTCAGGGACCGCATCAGGTTCTGCGTAGTCTTTAAGTTCTTTCGAGTATGGCAACCCCATTCATCCTACCCATTATATGCCATTTCCTGAGCCACCAATTTCTGAGCATTATTGAGGGCTTCCCCGTCCATATGACGGAACCCCACAAAATCCTTTTCCCAAAACTGAAATACAGGCCAACTACAAGGTTTAGGTGGAGGAGCAATCACATCCCCCTCAAAAACAACACCAGGCGCGTATAAACTTGCCTCAACCTTAACCCCCTCCTCCTTCTGAAATGCTTGGAAATGGTTCCAATGTTCAAGGCGTTCTTGAAGCTTTGCTTTATCATCTATAATCTGAACTGAAACTCTTTCTAGGGTAGGATCCTCAATCGTAGAATATAATTCCCCATCAAGAGTCCACATTTTGTGTTTCTTTCCCCAATCAGTTGGGTTTTGGACTTGAAGCCAATCATCAAGTGAGTACCGCCCACTTTTTACGAGTGCCGTAGAGCCGTCTGCCTCAAGTTTCATATTCCAGCCAAACCTTTGACGTAACTTAACGCCTCGTAAAGGCATTAAATGGCTGGCCCAAATTACAACAGGAGCCGCAATTAGGCCACAAAGGATTGAACGCCGAGAGATGTTGTTCAAGCAAGCCTCCCTTTTAAGCAATCCAACGTACCTTACCACCTTCCCTAAAACGTGGTACATCTATGTAGAAATCTGGGTCATCAAACGATAATCGGGTGTAGAACCTAACTGACCCGCCACGCAAATGAGAGTATCCTTTTTGGTCAGTAGCAAAGTCAACGTCTGGACCAGCAGCATCTGGTACAAAGTTAAAATCAAATGCAGTGTCCATTTCTGGGGGTTCACGCCAATAAACGGTAGTTTGCCCAAGCGCCTTGAAGTACAAAGCTTTAGCTACTACTTCACAAATAAGCAATTCTGCAGCTTTGTAATTCACACAACTGCTCAACCACGCTGACGGAGGCACAGCATTAAGGGTATGTCCCTTGATGGTGTGGTCGATATTATGCGCTTTGCAGTAATCTAAAATCTGAAGAGGAGCTTTTCCGCTCCAACAGAATTCCAATTCCTCAGCGGTTAATTTGAACCTTGCACCTATCGAAAGTGTCTGATGTAATAAGCATTTGCCTGATGGGGCATCATAAACTTGAGCCATCTCAGAAGGTAGTTGAGTAATTGGCCATTCCTTAATCCAGGATTGCAGCGTGTTAAAATCAACGTCGCCCTTAAGAGGAGTTACTACTTTTTTCTTTAAGTAAGAAAAGCCGGGAAAATTAGCAAAGCTAGTATCCTCCGCAAAGCCTTTCTTAGTAAAAGGTAAACTAATTAGTGAAGCAAGTCCTGCTACAAGCAAATTTCTTCGTTTCATGTCAACGCTCCTCAATATAAACAGTGGCAGTAGGGATTGTAGCACTCATTCGTTTAAGCCCACTTAAGCCAAACCATACCTTTCCAAGAGGAAAGCCCAAGTCCGCTAATTCCGTTTTATACTCCGGAGTAACTAATTTCTGTCTCAAAAAGATAGTAGAAATGTCCGTAACTCTACGGTACACTTTTTCGTAATACAACTTATCCAGATCATCAAGTTCATTTTCTAGTTGTTTAATCTCTTCAAGACTGTACTGCTTATTAAGTTCAGCCTGAATTCGCTTATCCATTTCCGCAATAGTTTCTTCAGCCATAAGTTCCTCCTGTTAAGTTAATGTAGAAATAAGTATGTGTAACTGAGGCGCAAAACGAGTCTTATAGTCACCAGAGATTATTTGTTCTCTAGTAATAACAAAATTGTTAAGGCGGTGTGTTTTGAGGTTATAGCCCTTAACAAACAAAGTGTCGTAAGCATAATTACAATGGATATCGAGTTCTATTTCAGAAGTTTCAAAACTTCTTAGACCAGGCATTAATTCATCACGAGTTGCATTAAGAAATTCAGGGAAACGCGGGTGCATTTTAGTGGCTGGCTTTGCCATACTAGCAGACGTGATCACTCCCATAAATGGAAGAGTTGCAATCCAAGAAAAAACCCTGCGCCTATTCATTAACACTCTCCCTACTTTGATGAAACTACCAACTATTGTAATTTATTATCTGTCCGTAACTTATCTGAAATCTCTGACGACAATTTCTTATTGGACTCAGATATTTCATTGGTTGATCTAGTATCAGTCAAAGACTGATACATAAGACCAGCTATTCCATCACAGAATTCATGTGCGTGCAAATCATCAGCTTCTCTACAATGCTTAACGGCTTGAAAAACTAACGGACCAGCCCAAGCAATAAAGCGTTCTTTGCTTTCAAGTATGTTATGGGTCATTTTAATTTTCCTTATTACGTTAGTGAGAACCGTGCTTTCACTAGCTATACATACTTTTGCCAAACTAGAGGTTATTTTGGAATAAACTGTCCATCAGGGGTACGCCAAACTGGGGCACCACCCTTCATGCCTGAAACAGAACCAGGTGGAACTCCTGGGGGTAACGCAGTAGCAGCTGGTGCAGCCGGAGCGGCAGGAGTACCAGGAGCAGTAGTCTTAGCCCCTGAGTAGTGCTGATCAAGGTTCTGCAATGTCTTGTATTCCTTTTCCCCAATCATCTTCTGCAGCCTGCCCTCACTAAGCCCAGCTGCTCGCGCCTGATTTTCTTTACCTATTAGTTGACCACGAAGTAGTAGTTCAGTGGCTTTAATTGCACCATTGACTTGCGAATCACTGCCACTAGAAGTAAACTGAGCCACCGCATCAGCACGGTCTTTATCCGTACCAGCACCTGCCACGCCAATGGCCTTAATAATTTCAGGCCCCAGTATGTGGGCTACAGTATTAAGGTTGGTGGCTGCGTCACTACCCCACTGAGTCTTAATATAGGCTTGGATAGCATTGAGTGGCCGAGTGTCGCCTGCCTTTGCCTGCTGCCAAGCGGCTTCATAATCCTTAAGAGTTTCTAAGTGCCGCATCGCAGTACCAAGCGAAACAATTTGCTGGCCCGGTTGGCCAAGAATAAATTGACCAACCCTTGGAGCAGTTTGCCAGATATCGGTTAATTCTTCACGCGAGACACCACGCGACGCCGCAAGAGCATTACCGTAGTTCATAACAGCCCTAGCATAAGCATTCTGCATTTGAGCAACGGGGCTGGCTCCTCTAGAAATCAATGGCTGTTTTCCAGTCTTTAGATACCACTCAGCAGCAGTTTTTACTGTATCTGGTGAATACCCAGCCACAGGCGCAGGGTCAGGAACGGTCATACCATGTTCAACATAGGGAAGTTTACTCCCATTGCTATAATCAGTTGGTCCCTCAGATTGTTGCGAATTAACCCGCCAAATCCCATCAGGGTTAAAAGCCGCCTGTTGAAAACCAGACTGCTGTTGAGAAGGTTGGCCTAATTGCCCACTGGGTGCTGCACCTGATGGGGCGGGGGTTGGAATCACCTGGCCCCGATGCGGCCCAACTATAATCTCCCCTGTGCCTAAGGATACCACATCACCTTCTGGGGTCCTGACAGTATAATCCATTTGCCCGGTCTTAGGATTATAGAACGGTTTTGGTTCTATCATTTTTGCTTCAAGTTGCTGTTGCTGATACTGCTCAGTAGCTTTATTCTTACGTGTAGTTTCTGTAAGCGTTGCTGCTTCTAGATCAAGTCTTTGCTTACTAAACGCTTGCTGCTGCTCCTGTTGTTTAAGTGTTTGGTAAGTCTGCATGCCTTGCTCGGCACCTTGACCAATTGCCACACCTGGGAAGGGCGAACGTGAAGACATCATGCCGAAGCCTGCCGCCATGAGCGAAGGCCAGAGTTTAGAATTTGCCCCCCAATCAATATTAGGCGCTACTCCGGCAGCGGGAGGCTGCTTAGACTGAGCAGGTAGGTCAGTAGGGTCACCCCCTGCAACTTCTGGTGCTCCTACTCCGGAGGCACGATTATAATTACGAGCAGTAAGCGTATCACCTGAAGGCCCACCTGTCCCATTTTCGTACTGATGAATTGCACCAGCAATCTTCATACGTAGAGCAGGATCCTGCATATTCAAAGGCTGATTGGGGGCCAGACCAGTCGCTTTAGACACTGCCGCAATATAAGCTTGCGTATTGTTATTATCAGCAGCTGGTGCCCAGCGATTAATGATACCACTTATCGTGTTGATTCCCTTTGCGCCATAGGAACCAAGTAGATTACCGCTAGCATTTGCTCCCGCTTCCGGAGTTTGGAACTTGGCAAAGCGCCCATCACTACCTGCATAACCAGGCTGCGAACGTGCGAAGGGACCATCCTCAATATTACCAGGATTATTGTTGCGAATACCACGTGGTGCCGAAGTTGAAGCAGAAGCAACTCCTGGAGCAGGGGGTGTAGAAGCTTCAGGAGCAATTGCAGGAGCAGGTCCACCAGTATCACTTGGGTGGAACGAAGCCTCAGTAGGGACTACTCCTTCTGATGCAGGAGCAGGGGTTGAAGCATCCTCAGTAAAGCCTGACGAAGGAGTTATGTGTGGAGTTGGGATACTATTTTCCTTAAGAGGCACTACTCCTGAAGCTGGAGCCGGTTCGCCATTAAACCTATCGTTAAAGGAAGGCGTAGCAGCTGGCGCATCAAAACCACCCTTACCTAATAGCAGCTGTGTTGGCACACCATCAATTGTGGGTGGGAGAGCACCAGGATCAACACCACTAAAACGGTCGTCAAAGCTAGGCGTACCTCCGTCAGCATAGTTAGAAATACCACCGCCACGCTTCGCTGCACCAATACCACCCGTACCAATATCAGCACCCCCAGCAAGAGGATCACCACCAGTCCAACTTGGGTCGTTGGTGCTACCCATGCCATCATCACCCAAACCTCCCGGCTGATTCATCCCTGAATGAATTGCACCAGCTAACGACCCAATATTCTTCATCTGGCTAGTTAAGTCGCCCTGCTGTTGCCCAGAAGGCGACGGTGGACGTGGCGCACCATCACCATGGGTAATGCCCATAGATGGGATATAACCTTTACCTCCACTATAAGGCATAACTGGTGTGCCGTAGCCACCACCGAAGGTCTGGTAATTAACACCACCACCCATATCACGGTTAGCCACACCACCGCTCATGTGAGCGTGTATACGCCGAGCCACTACATGGTCAGGGTGCTCTAGGGTAAGCGTATGCCCAGGTGATTTGGTTCTATGCATAGCATGTAGTTGATCCATTGCAGTAAGGTGCGTACCCAAGGCAGCGCGCACTTCGTGTCCGTGTTCATTGCGTTCCACTACAGCAACAGGGTGCTCACCCTCATGAATACGCCGTAGAGCCTCGTCCTTAGTGACAGGACCAAGGTCAAGCAACTCGTTTAAGCGACCACCAGAAGCAAGATGGTGCACCGTTTCAGCATCAATGTGGTGCGGATTATAATGAATTGCTCCAGCTTCAGTTGTGGCCCGAGCCATTCCGTTAGGCAACGGTAGTTCTGACGTTCCGTGCGGGAACAATTGAGCGCGACGGTGGCCTTGTAATAACTGATGCTGTTGAGCAATAAGTGTGTGTGGAGTTTCCGGTATAACAACTTCGTGATTAGCAATACCACCGCCTTGCGCGCGGTTAGATACACTGCCCCCACGAGCAAACAATGACCCTAAACCAGCTAACCATCCTGGTGTTGCAGCAGTAGTAGCTGTAGCAGCCCCAGGGAAGGCACCTGAAGCCCCTAACATACTAGCACCACCCGCCACGCCACCAAATATCTGCCCAAGTAAACTAGGCGCAGGGGCTGTCGTGGTGCTTGTGCCACCCATCTGCGAGCCAACACCAGTACCCAGACCCGCCAGCCACTGTGTGGTCTGGAAGGGGTAGGCCTGCTGGTTAAGGAATTGCTGATACTGGGCAGCTAACTGAGCTTGCTGAGTTTGCTGTTGCAACGAACCAGCACCAATTTGTGCATTAGCACCAGTCAATCCAGCATTCTGCCCAGCCACACCCAAATTGCCTAACGAATAAGCGCCAGCAGCTTGGGCTTGCTGCTGTGATAAAGCAGTACTCAACCCAGTCTGGTAGCCCTGATTCTCCAGGTTAGCAATAACCGGAGCCTGCGCTAGATTTTGCTGGTTAGCCAATTCAGCTTGCGCTACTCCTACACGGTTACCACCCAAAGCACCTTGAGATATGGCATTGCCAACAACACCCTGCTGTTGCTGCTGATTCTGATTATTAAACTGGTTCTGAGTAGCATTAACCACATCCTGGGTATAAGGCGACATATACCCTTGGATTTGCGCCTGCGTAATTGGCGAGGCAGCCTGCTGTGCCATACCTTCAGCCGTCTGAATGGCAGGCTGGGCAGCACCAGCGTACTGATTGATATTAGCAATACCAGTGCCTTGCTGCTGGTTAACCGGCGCGACTAGCTGGCCCCCGTAAGGATCGTATGGAGTTGCTGCCACACCTTGCGCCTGCTTAAGCAGACTCTGGTATAGGTCCATCGCCTGCGGATTAGGCGCGGAACTGCTAGAACTAGTTTGTGTCTTGGATCCCATTGAAATTTACTTCTGTAGTAGAGGGTTAGGTAGGCTTTACGCCGTCACTAACACAGGCGAATTAGTTTTTGTGTACATGAAAAAATTGCCCATTGGCTTATCAAACTGCCGTTGGTAGAGACGCACCTTGCCTTCAGTGCGCTCATTGGACAGTATACCAATCACTAAGGGTAAGCCAGACTGATCCACACACCACTTTGCAAAGTGCATCAACTCTACCGCGTTACGAGACTTGCGATACTGAGGGGATACGTAGGTAAATATCTCTTCTAGATGAGGGTCGTCTGAGTACCAAAAGGTAGACACCATCAAGAAAATTAGGGCTTCAATCTTTCCTGCTGGGCCTATAGCACCGAGTATGCCCCCCTCACGATTAAAGGCTTTGCGAAGCATGGCCCGTACTTTGTTATCATTCATGGTAAAGATGCCATTCTCGGCGTGAAGGTCATGGCACAAGGCCATGACTTCCTCTTCTTCTTCCGGCCCAACAATGCGGACACGTCCTGAGTAGGCCATCAGTTGGACTTCTCAGTTGAAACAGCGGGTTGTGCCGAAGTACCATTCAAACCTTGCTTCTGCTCAGCATCACTCTTGTCAATAAGGACAAGCAAATCGCCAAGGGCTTCGTGTAACTGGCGAGCACAAACTACATCCATGCGCAACCGTGCTGCCACTCCGATGTCAGGATCAATTGCCTCACCCTTATCGTCAGGAGTAAACTGCAACACACCAAGGGTCAGGTTTATTACGCCGTTCATGACACCACGTCCGAGTACTGTATTGATGAAAGTTACGCCAACATTGTCTATCGATTTCATAGCACTCCTCCGTTTTGTTGTTTATGTCTTGACTGGGCCAGGGAGCTTTGCCAAGGTCTTACGCAGATTCTTACGTTCATGTAGCACCCACGCGTCCAGAATTGCATGGGCTTGCTTAAGGGTATACGTCTTTCCTGGATTAAGACGGTGTATGGTTTCCATAATGTGCTCAGGCGGAATTACGACTTCACCCCCCGCTAAGTTGACCCGTACTGGTGTACCAACATTAGCGTCACCTGATTTGCCACCACCAGAGGCAAACTTGCCAATCTTGGGTGGCCTTGGTGCACCAGCGCCGTGGCCTATTTTGCCGGGAGCAGACCCATAAGGCCCCATCTTGAACATGTGTTGGAGTGAATTGGCGCCCGCTATTGTGTTTCCTTGGCCCCGGCCAGATACAATGTCAGCGGGTACAACGTATGACCCTGAAGGTACATGAGTAGCATGGGCATCCGTGCGCCCTGGTACTGCACTTAGAATAGGTCCCCGCGTCATGTTACGGGCTTCCTGGCGTTCCTGGAAACCAGATTTAAGAGTAGGGGGCTTAATCAATCCTGAACTGAAACCTCCGAAAGCGCGGTTAGGAGTGCCACCCCGCTTAAGGGCCGGAGCCATGGAGACAGGGGCTGCTGCTGAAGGAGTCATGGGCGCTTGGGGCATGCCCATAGTGGCCGGGTTAGTCCCCACCGGAGCCAGCCCTGCAGGAGGCAGAGAGGGGTTTATCTGGCCGGAGGGCACCGTGCCAGGCCCCACAGGGGCTATACCGTTTGGCGGGGCTTGCATAGGCGCTCCAGGCCCCATCATTGGAGGCATCATCCCACCCCCAAACGCCCGATTACGGTTGTTACTAAGAGCGATAGCAATAGCTTGTTTCTGGGCGCGCTCTTTTCCAAACTTAGCCGATGTGTGGGCAAAAGTTTTTCCGCTATGCAACTCTTTAATTGAGGTACCAACAGGTGCACCAGGAGTTAAGGGCATGTGCTTCGTTCTACCTTATGCCGGAGTTGATAGAGAGTAAGAGAACATTTCAGTACCAGCAGCCGCACCGCCACTAGCTGTAGCCACAGTGAAGCTAGCACCTGCTGTCTTAGTTGAAACGTATAATGCAGCAGCAGACCCAACGAGTGTACCTGCTGCTGCATTTGTAGGAGTCAATTGAATAAAGGAATTTGACTTTGTGGATGGTTCCGCCACTACCGTTGTAGCCGCTGCCGTTAACGTAAAGGACCCGTAAACCGTGCGGCCTGTGAACGCCGTTACCCAATTTGATAACTGACGCACAATACCTTGTAGTTGAGTAACAGCATCCGTAACACCAGCAGTACCTTGGCCAGAAGCAGAAGCATTGTCTTGCATGCTCATTTACTAACGCCTCCCAGAAGGAGCAAAGCGATACTTAATACTTCCTAACCGCCAGAAACTGCCCAAGTCGGCAGACGCTACCGTGATACTCATCAACCGTCCTCGAAACCGCACAGAAATATATTCAGTAGCTTGAGTAACAACGTAAGGCCCGTACAACGTAGGCGTGTCCCCTGGATAGTTAGTAACATTAAAGGTTAGCTGAATTTGCGCCGAAGCACCTCCAGCAAATAAGGACCACTTAAAATCAGGTAGTATCTGGTCAACGAAAGCAAAATCTTCACCTTCAGCTAGATAGAATTCACCCGTGGTAAAGCTAGCGTTAAGCGGGGCACCATCAGCATCATTCGTGGTTTCGTGTTGATAAATGAATCCATTTGGTGCAGCGCCTATAGGCATGCCTAATATAGTCTGATCAATCCAAGCCGACCGCTGGATAGGGCCATAGTCCCAGGGAGCACCGGGCTCAGTGATGTTCATTTTAACGTAGCTATCACACTCACCAGAATTGCTCGCTGCGGAGGGGTAGAGCCACCCTGCCTCATTGTACGGAGTGTTAGGCATAGCACGAATATTGTTAAGAAAGCTCAAATTCAGATTCTGGAATACCGCGTCCCACACTGAACAGGGGATAGCATTAGCACCACCAGAAGAATAACCGTAGAAGTTAGTGCGCCCCATCCAGTACACAGACCCACGAAGTTGCTGTACAGCATGGGAGGACACTGCTCCCATACCAGCACCAATTTTATTAAAACCAAACACATCTGGTGGTCCAATATAAGACATGGCCCAGAGATCAAGATCAGTCCAAATCAGATTCTGATTGGACACCGCCATACCTGCCATAATGGCAGAGCCAATAGGAATAACAAAATTGCCTGCTTGAGTTGCTGCCGTGGCAGCCCACTGAAAGAAGTTGCTAACATCACACCACTGCACCAGAAGAGGTTCTTGTTGCCATCCTAACCCTTCATGCACTGAAGAGCCATAAGCCACGAGTATCTGCTCTGACATAGAAACGAAAATGCCATTGTTAAGTGGTGGCGCGGAAGCCACAATGGAAGCATTAGAAAAACCACCAGCAGGATCCCAGTAATAGATACCCCCTCCTTTAGGATTAGTAACAGAAAGGGCACCCCAATTATCAGAGGTCCAATCCGTTGCAACAATTCGGCTTCCAACTTGAACAGAAGTTGAGCCTGTACCAAAACCATAAGCACCAACCCCAAAATTCCCTAGACCATAACCCACGCCTGCTTGCACTGGACCAAGGGCAAGGTAATAAATTAGTTCTGCATTTCCACCATTCATAGCAAAGGAGGAAGAGGCACTTGCTGTGGCACCTGCCTGGATAGTAAAAGTATTTGCGTCGGTAATGCTAAGAACATCATAACTGCCTAAGATTGTTATGCCATTGCCCGTTGTAGCGATAGGAAATACCACTACATTTCCAGCAACCTGCCCGTTAGCGATAAGCTTAACTGAAACAATTGAACTGCCACTTACCGTCGTAAAAACTGGCAAACTAGTAAAGACAATATTGTCAGTTGCTCCTACCCCTGCCCCCCCTGCAACAGCAGACATTACAACAGTAGTACCAGTTACAGAAAGTACCGTGGCACCAGCGGTAATAACTGTTGGTGCAGTTAGGTCTGCAATGGCCATTCCTGCCACAACCCAACTTGGCGTAGCAGCAAAGTTCAACGTGTTATTACCTGAAGCAGTAGTCCCGTTCGTAACAGTAGGATTAGTCTCAGTTGTGGTTGCATTAGCTGATGCAGTTATTGTGTAAGAGCTAGTACCTACAATAGAGGCAATTTGGTAGAGCCCATCTAGAATCAACCCACCAATGGAAACTGGAACATTGAAGAAAACTGAATCATAAACTGTAACATTTGCAATGTTAGGGTCGATAATTGTAACCGTAGGACTACTCGCTGTAGTCGAAATATTGGGAGCAAAGTCTGAAGTTAATGTTTGGGGCGTAATATCTAGAAAGTTCCCAGACGACACCACACCTAACTGAGTGGTAGTACCTACACTCAAGTGTGTGTTATTATTCAAATCCTGCCAAGCATGCAAGTCACGTGGCGTGCCCGACACTACAAAGGCATAAAACTTTGCCCAACCACCATACTTCTGAACTAAAGAGTCTCTAAAGCGAATGAGGCTACTCTGCGAAAACCCTGCGCGCAATAGTGTTGGCGTACGCTCAACATTTACTCCAGGAATTAGTTGAACTGAGCCAAAGGGCATCTATTAGTTTCCGAATATCGCAACAGACACCTGCACGGGGTCTACTGCGCTGGCTCCTGAATCTAGTGTCGTTATTGCCACTGCAGTTGTTAGTGGTGCAGTATCTTTGTTGATTACCGGAAATATGTCACCGGTAGTCGCACTTGAGCGCCGCGCCATTACGCTAGGCACGTAATAAATGTCCGTCATTGCATTCGTGAAGGCTATCGTAAATAACCCTGTAGAGTTTCTTGTTACGCTGGTCACATTGTAGGACTTTTGCACGGTTACGCTCGTTCCGCTTTGCGTCCAAGTAACCCATGCCTTCGGGCCATAGAAACCATAGGATGCAGGAATCTGATTTCCAACAAGTTGAAAAGGTGGCGTTGGAACTCCGGGACCAAAGATAACAGTATTGTTTGGGTCGCTCGTATAAGTACCAGCAGTAGCTAAACCTGTCGTGTATTCACAATAGCCAATAATGCGATAGGCACAATTGGTAAGTGTTGTACCGTTAGGAGTGTACCAAACATCAGTTGATGTAGCCGTGCCATCAATGGCGGTTGTGGACGCGACACCGTAACTAGCAAGTGAAAATGTTGTGGGCGGCGCATTAACAAAGTTCCGCATTGCCAAGACAACCGTACCAGCATTATTAAACAGTGCAAACCAGATACGGAAGGGAGTATTATTAGAACTCCCAAGAGTGGCACCAGTTGCATTGGTAGTCATAGACAATGCAGAAGTGATATTAACAGTTACTGGTACACCAGTTGTGTTAGCACCACTGACAGTCTGAAAATTAGTGGTAACAGGATTTATAGCTGTTGCATCAGTTCCGGCTACCGTCTTAACTGCTACATTAAGTAGATTTCCACCCGTGTGGGTAACACTCAGTGCCAAGTTAATAGGCGTATCAAAACCACGAGGAATGGTAACACTAGTCTGAGCCCAGACTGCACCTGCAGCATTACCTGTTGTTACGCAAATGTACAGAAGGTTGTTGACATAATCAAATGCCAGGGAAGCATTGGTATTCACTGACCCTGCCGTACCAGCAAGTTGTGTATTAGGATTGCCATTGGACGCTGCAGCATAGCCGGGTAAGCCATTGTTATTCCCATAGCCCACATTTGTGCCATCAGAATAAAGTAACGCCGTAAAGCCCTGAGGAACTACTACACCCGTGGAGCCAGACGCTGCAGTCTTAACAGTAAGGCTATACGCAGCCGTTGTATTATTGACAACTACAAAGCGTCCCCCTACCGCAACGGTAGCTGAGTTAGGTGAGAGTGGCAGAATTAAGTTCCGAGCGCCAGTCAGTACACCACTTACAACAAAAATAGCATTCTGCCACTGAGAAGCAGTTAACGTGACGTCTGCCACTGTTATAGCAACTGCTAGATTTGACCCTAACGTAGCATCAAGAGCAGCAACTACACCATTGTTAAGAACACCTCCCCATATATTAAGGTCAGCACCAACTGTAGGTTGAATGAGACTAAAATTATTGGTTACAGGGTCTGCCATAGGCTAACTCTTCTAGGTGCGGGGTGGAGTGGCAAGCGGAGCAGGCGATTTGGGCGTCCAAGCCTGAGATGCGTACTTTTTACGATTCTCTTCAATGTCAGCTGACTGCTTCAGTGCATTATAATGTGCTGCCCAATTAGCAGGTGCATTCGGATCATCAGTACTAGCACCATAATCTTTCAAATAGCCGTAACCGAAGACGAGGGCAGCCGTAAAGAATAAATCTGGCAAGTACAATGTCAAATACGTAGTCTGATTTGCATTGCTAAGTGGCGCTGGCCTAATTGTACCCACAACTTCCATTGTGTAAGCTGCATCAGGCGCTGGCCCCACAATGATTGTCTGATCCGTAATCATAGCGTAGTACTCTGGCACAGCAGGACCACAACACCCTCCTGCTATTTCATCAGGGTATACAGCATCTAGGAACTCACGAGAGACCGCTATTAACTGATTGCGATAAGTGTTGACCGTTACTGGGGTAAATACATTGATTGATTCACTTACAACAAAATGCTGGGGGAAAGTAAAATTGCGACTGTTAGGCGTTAGCACCCCTGAATTGTCACGTACAATGGTAGAGAGCAAATCAAGTTCACGATATATTCTCTGTTCAGCATCATCAATAATGTTGGGGAGCACAAGCACAAAATTTGGGTCCGTTGGTGGTACGACCAAAAGGTTTGCCAACGAGGTTACAAAAGTTGTGTAGGTTAGGGCCATGATTATTTACCAAATACCGTCCAGTTGCTTCCATTAAACCACACAGCGTACTGGGTAGCTCCTGCCCCAGTATTTACCACAGTATCTCCCCAAGCAAGCCCAGAGTCACCATCCGTAACGTAAGCCATCGCTCCTGCAGCAGAAGGAGTTGGCAACGTTGTCACTGTGTACGCTTGTAACCCTACATTCGTTGAGAAGAATGCAGCAAGGACGCTGAGTAGTACCTGATAGTTATTTCCATTAGTTGCGTTACCAGGGGAAACAATCTCAATAACTTCATCCCCTGTTAAGGCAAGCGGAAGACTTTGCAAACTCGTGATGCGGCCATCAAGCGGAATAAAGGGTGCGGTCATTTAACTACTCGTGTTGAATTCTAAAATGCGCGAGACGGTGCCATTTTGTAGGCATCGTGCCATTTGTGGTCCTGCCCCCCAGGGTGGATTCTTAGGTGAATTATATTCAGTGATGCGTATGGTCTGTTCCTCGTAAGCAAAGTTAGGCACACGTGCATTCAAGATAGGTGGTGGATCTGGGGGTAGAATGATAGTACGAAGTTGCTCATTAGGAGTATCGTAGCAGTCCCCTTGTGTACAAACAAGAACCTGGGTGTTATAAATTTGCGTACCGGCCCAAGCCAACTGCCAAACTAAATCCTTATGGTTGAACCAACGTCCACAACGATCACAAACTGCGAGAGCAGCCGGGTCAGACGGATTAACTCTAGCATGATTTCCGTGTGGTCTCATACAATCACATTATTGGTTGGGCCGGAGCCGGGACGCATAACATTATGAACAACTCCACGGGTAGCAAGAAGCACGTTAGCAAAAACACAAATCTTACTATTACCTGCAAAACTAGCTGACGCAGATAAGACTGCTCTATCTGTAACAGAAAGACCTCCTTGCCCCATAAACACTATAGATACCGAATTCATTGTTGCATAAACAGAAAGGCTAGCTGCACCTGCAAATCTTTCACTCAAGTAGATAAATGTCTGTGCAGAAGCAGAAAGAGAACCTACGCCTGCAAATACTTCTGATAGATCAAAGGTTGTGAGTCGCGCAGCGTTAGCAGAAAGTGAACCAGTACCAGAGAAAACGGTTTGTGCTATTAAGGCTGTATTAGCTGCAACAGAAAGAGAACTCTGGCCTACACTTACAAATGATCCTGCCCGGACTGTCATAACTTACTTCGCAGCCTGAATAATACGATTAAAAGCAGTGCCAGAACCAAACACAAATTGATTAACTTTAACACCTTTTGGACCTAAACGAACAATGGCTTGGGCACACATCTTGCTACTCCCAGAGAAAGTAGCCGTGGCATTAAACAGAAAATCAAGAACATTGGCTAGTAGACTACCTGCACCACTAAACGTCGCAAAAATAGTGTATATTACGCCTGCTGTAGCTGACAACTGTCCTGCTCCTGCAAAGGCAGCGAGAATGGCTGTATTTACTCCTACATGGACTGCAAAACTCCCCACACCCACAAAAGCAGCAGACCCAACTTGCAAAAGCGTGGCGCTTGTTAGTAATCCACCTGTACCATTAAGGGTACATGCTATTGGGAATATAGCCGTAAGGGTAGCTGAAAGATTACCTAATCCAGCAAAACCTACAACCGCAAGAGAGTTTTGAACAGCAGCGGCACTTAGCTTTCCAGTACCCGCGAAAGCAATAATGGCAGCGAATAAAGATTTAGTATTAGCAGTTAGCGAGCTTACCCCATGAAAGGCAGCCAACCCAGCAAGTAAGGCATTTGTGTTTATTGATAGATGACCTGTACCAACAAAAGCGGCAGACGCAGTTCGTAAGGTTGCTGCAGTAATAACAGTTAGAGAACCAGTACCAACAAAAGCGGCAGAAGCAGTTCGTAAGGTTGCTGCAGTAATAACAGTTAGAGAACCAGTACCAACAAAAGCAGCTGTAACAAATATAGTAGCACTAACAATACTTGCAGTTGCAGATAAATTACCAATACCAACAAAATTAGTCTGAGCAGCTACCAGAACATTAGTAGTAGCACTTAGGCTACCAACGCTGATAAAAGTAGCTGTAGCAGCTAAGAAGTCCTGAGTATCAACTGCTAAGTTGCTTCCCCCCGAAAGAGAAGTACTAGCAACTAATAAAGCTTGTACGCCTCCCGTAAAAGTCCCTGAGCCTGAACCTACAAATGAACCCGTCCAAGCCGTACTAGAAGTATAAGTAATAACGATGATGCCTTGGCCGCCGACAGAAGTGAGGTAAGCGCCACCTCCACCGCCGTAAGTACCACCGGACCCCCCGGCATTGCTTGCCGCTCCTTCTTTACCGCCCCCGCCACCGCCTGGACCGAAGCCCGATCCCCACGCAGTAATTGTGTGCGTACCGCCTTGGGCTCCATTAGGATTTGTTGTTACAAATCCACCGCCACCCCCGCCGCCATCAGTGCCAACTTGGGCCGTCGCCACAGATGTAGCGCCAGCACCGGAGCCTGATCCGGCGGGTCCTTGACCACCAGCACCACCAGCTAAAGTTTGGCCAATTTGCCCTGCGGTACTTGACGATCCATCTGCACCGCCACCTCCGCCGCCAGAAGTAGCCGAAGTAGCATCCCCCGCGCCACCGACTTGTCCTGCTCCATCTGGGCCAGCAGCACCGCCGCCACCTCCATTACTGCCAGACGCTCCACGAGCGCCACCAGTGCCTCCAGCATACGCTAGATTGCCTCCTCCCACGGAAGTAGGAATACAGTTTGCAATAGCACCGCCAGCGCCGCCTGTTGAACCCCCAGAATTTCTTCCGTAGTCGGCTAGAACGCCTTGCGATACTAATGTTGGCGCAGCATTGCTTGCAACATTTAACCAAGTGGGAGTCGTTCCCCCAGCCGTACCAATGTTTAACCAAACTGTGTTGGTAGGGGTTACAGGGATAGCCGCCACCATCACATAGGCACCACCACCAGCGCCACCGCCGATAGTCGGCGTGCCGCCATTGCCAATAGCCTCAACTTGTATAGAAGTCACGCCCGCAGGAACGGTCCAGGTAGAAGCGCCTGTAGTGGTTTTGACTTCGACCGTCATTTTTTGACTTATGAGAGCGTGATCGTTAACGCTCCAGCAGCAACAACCAATGAGTCGCCGATCAGAATGGTGCGTGCGGTTTGCAGCGTCCCATACCAGAGCATATCGGACGACGCCACTGGCGAGCCATCCCACAGTTGCAGACCAAGAATTGAACCCGTTGAGGAGAACGGGCCAAAAGTCATGGCCGCAGTATTAGATGCTGATCCAGCAGGCGAAGCCGCAGCGCCAAACAGGGCCGTCACACGGGAATAGCCAGTCAACGTGCCAATCTCTGAACCAGAAACTGACGTTGGGGTACCAGCTGCGAGGCCTGCCCACACCGCACCAGGGCGCGACGGAGTAGCTCCATTCAAGCACCAGTCGAGGTACGCGCGGGTAAGATACGTTGATATGTTAGCCATGATATTTTCCTTTTAGTTCAAGAGGGGTTATTTAAAGGCAGTAACCGCCCGCGACTATCACGGGAACGCTTACTAACCGCGTCACGCAGTTTTTCTTTAGTAGCGGCACTGACCTCTCCTCTTGCCAATGCAATAAGGCGCATCTCTTGTTTTGTAGCTGCACTATGCTTAAATCCTAAATGCCCTTGCTGAACAAGTCCCAACTCGCGCCTCATAGCTTCGCGCTCCAAAGCCTTAATACGCATCTTCTGCTTTGTTTCTTCAAGGTGCTTCCGCCCAGTTTGCGAAATGCTCATCAGCTTACGAGTCTCATCCGAAGGGGTGTGATTCTTTCGAGCCTTACTAACAGCTGCTTTAATCACAGCCCAAACTTCGGGGGGAAGATCCTTTATGACTTTGCTCATATGTTGTTTTTGTGCGTCAGAGAATCTATACCCAGAAATACCCTCACCACCATCCGTTGCATTTGTCAACGCAATGCCCCGCGCACGCCAATATGCAATTTGGGACTTCTCAAGAGCGAAAGCCATTTCCTCGTCTAGCCCAGAGAAAACCTTACGAACTTCAATTTCTAGGTTGTTGCGCTTCAATTTATTAACAACGCGAACGTAGTATTTGTTCCGCTGAGTACAGTTAACCCTCCCACCTTTCCCCTTCCCAACATAAAAGGGCAATCCAGTATCTGGCCTCCAATGCTCATAAACGTAATACTGCATTGTTAGGTCACTTCCTTCAATTTAGGACTGTTTTCTTCATCTAACAATTCTTTAACAACATCAGGATTCTTCTCACAGAAAGCTTTCGCAATATAACTATCTCGAATGTAAAGCGACTTGAACATGAGCCTTGCCCGTTCAAGCAGCCGGTCATGATCAAGAACAAGTCCAAAATTCATGGCCGCGTGAAAACCGAAATGCTTTGTGGGCTTATTACCCCCACAACCCTCAAATGAGAAGTCGTAAGCTACCTTCTCAGGAGCCCAGCGAAACCCAACGTCCTCCAACTTAGAACGATACTTACGACACAACAAATCATCCTCAATACTGGAATCACACGGAAACTTGTCGCGGTTCTTAGCAAGGTACCGGGCTAGTCGCGTGCTCTTAAGACAGAAGCCACTATTACCAACATTCTTGCCGTCCTTATACCACCACGGCGCTCCGCAAAAATCATAATTTAGGAACTCATCACGCCACACTGATGGGTCCCAAATCCAGCTGTCCCATTGGATGGCTAGAATATGGGAGGTCTTTACCAATGGAGGCACGTCGTACCACATTGAACGTGCCCAACCGAGTTTGTCTGACCAGTCAGGAACTTCTTCAATACGAGTGCCAATACGAGGGAACGCAGTTGACCTATCAGTCAGGATCAACACGTCACCAAACTCTGCAACCTTGAGACAATCCTCAACCGCTAACGCGGCAAGTTCATGCTCGCGAGTCTCAATCATCACCAAGGTTAGGTTATGCAGCTTGAGCATAATCACTCTCACGATTGCATGGCAAAATGAATTCACCTTTGTAACCTTTAGCTCGCAACTTTGGTATTAACTCATCGGCAATATGCCAAGAGAAGATTATGGCGTAATCGGGTTGATCAGTAAATAACCTGCTCTCGTCAACTACCGGAATCTCGGTGCCCGGCATGTAGCGGCCAATTTTTGGCGAGCCTACAATCTCACAGACGTAGTCGATCATTGTTTCGTCAAGGCCACAGTAGCTCACCACAGTACCACCACGCGACGGTGCTGAAAGACCAACAACTTGGTGGCCACGCCGCTTAGCATTGGCTATGCGTTCAAGCAGCGCAAAACGCGATGCCTGTACATCTCTCGCAAATGTTTGCAAACGAGCGTGCAATGCATCAGCGCGCAACTCACTGGCTGCCAGGTTCTTAGCGGATGCTGACACAGTACGCGCTTCTCGCGAAGCGTAGACGCGGATCGAACCGCCGTGGCTTGGGATATGCTTGGCATGAAATACGTTAAGTCCATGCCGCTTCAGAATGTTAGTTAGCGAGTTGAGTGAGTAATAACGCAGGTGTTCTTGATAAATCGTATCGTACTGTAATCGCTCAATCAGCCCCATTAAATAATGGGACTCAGTAACAAATACACCGTCAGGTGCCAGCAACTCAAGCACGCCGTCTACTACCGCGTGAACATCCGGAATATGGGCAAAACAATTAGCGCAAGTGACAAGCTTAACCGCTCCATAATCGCTCACCACACGCTTGGCAAGTCCAACAGAGAAGTATTGTTGGATTGTTGGGACGTGATTCGAGATCGCAATGTTTGCAGTATCCGTTGGCTCAATGCCAAGTTGCCGATAACCCTCGAACTTCGAGAGCAGTGTTCCGTCATTGGACCCTATGTCAACCACCAAGTCTCCTAAGTTCATCCCAGCAATCGCTGGAGCCTCCTTTGCCAGATTTGCAAAGTTATCGTGCAGTATCTTAGTTGATCCGCTGACGTAGGGATAATCAGCTGGAAATACATCAGTTGGCGCTTCAACGTACGCAAGCTGTACCAGGTCGCACGAACGACACAACATCAGATCAGTTGGTATCCAGCGTTGTGCCCGGCGGGGTTCACCAATCTTTGGCATTGCGTTACACGGCGGCATATAGCCAAGCGACATGATCTTAGTCGTTACCTCGTCACAGTTCTGACACTTATGCAGCTGCACGATACCACTCCATCGATTTGCTTAAACCCTCTTCAAGGCTAACTTTGGGCTGGTACCCCAGCGCCCTCAACTTCGATATATCAGGGCACCTTCGTTCTGTACCACCATCCGCCGGAGCAGGGGCAGAAACTACTGGAGTAAACCCAGCCAATGCCACAATACGATAAGCAAGGTCAACTACTCGAATCTCGTGGTCTGTACCTAGATTATAAACCTGACGGTGTTCACCATGCTCACGAGCTATCATCCAACCGTCTATTGCATCGTCAATATAACAAAATGCACGAGTCTGCTGACCATCCGTAAAGTTACTTGGGTCCCTAGCCAGTCGGGGTATGACATGCTCATTCCCCATATTGGGACCGTAGATATTATGGGGACGCATGATAATAGCACGTTCGATATTACGCGCGGAATGCAGCAACATCATTTCGCTGATAATCTTCCCAGCAGCGTAGCTATAGCGCGGGTTGTACGGATCTGGAATAACCAGCGGGACGTCCTCTGGTGTTGGGATAACCACTGCCGTCTGGTAGACCTCTGACGAGGATGCCAGCATTAGGGTCTTAACTCCATGCACCTTGCAAGCGTCGAGCACGTTAATCATGCCCTTAACCGCAACGTCCAGCACTAATCCAGGGTACTTGTAGAAGTTTGACGTACCATTGATCGCTGCTAAATGATGCACTTCTTCACAACCTGCCACAGCCTGCAAGACAGTTGCACTATCACGAATATCACCATTGAAGAATTCAACGCCATTTGGCATCTTGTGCCCTTGGCCGTGCCGCCAGCCATTATCAAGTACCCGCACCTTCTCACCACGCTCAACAAGTGCCTTGACTAAAGCCCGGCCAATAAAACCCATGCCCCCTGTGACCAGGATCATTTGCTTTTGATCCTCTCGTTTGCAGCCAGCAGCCATTCAAACATAGGAGCGTCTATCCCTTTCTCCTTTACAAAAGTAGCAAGAGCCGAAGTATCCTTCGGCAAACACGAACCACCAAATGCACGGAAGTTCTCATTACAATCCAGGTAATAACCCCCAATATTCGTACGCTTAGACACTGCATTCTTGACCGCTGTATAGTTAGCGCCCACAGCCTTACAAACCTCAAAGAACTGATTAGCAAATATGATTCGCGCTGCATTGAATGTATTTGAGAAGTACTTAGCCAATTCAGCCTCAATTGGGGTCAAAAGTTCGTACGCCTTGGGCAAAGGTTCGTGGGCAGCTTTGATCAACTCAAAGTCCTTGTCATATAGAGTTCCAATAATACACACATCATGATTTTCAACAAAATCACTGTAAGTTGACTTCTCCCGCAAGAATTCTGGGCAGAACGCTAAGCGTAGGAAAGGAAACTCTTTTGCTAACCTATCCGTCGTTCCAGGAGTAACCGTTGACTTAATAACAACAACACCCTCATAACCAATTTCGGCTAAGGAGGCCACAACTTCTTCTACAGAAGAAGTATCACACAAGCCGTTAACAGCCTGCAGTGTTGGTACACACACGAAAGTAAGAAGTGTACCTAAAACAACGTCAATCTTAGTTGCCAATTTAAGGTCGTGTTTAATGACTTCGTGACCAATACGATTAAAGCCATAAGCCAACGTACCACCAACGACCCCTACTCCAATAATTCCAATCTTCATGAGACGCTCATCCCTCTGGGCGTCATTGAGTACCAAGCCATAAGACAAGGCCGACCTTCACACACCGCCATCCAACGGTAGGTGGATGATAAGGCACAAAGCTGCGTATAATTGGTAGGATTGCGCGGACCTTCCATAATCATATCGATACGATGAGTGCCTCGAAACCGATCAAGAATTATAGCGTCTGTATTCTGGTTTGGTAGATTATGTACCTCAAGAATGATATAAGAACCCGCCAAAGCAGGAAAAGTATCTAAGTTTAGATAATCAACCTCAGCCCCTTCGCAATCCATAACAATAAGATTAGGAGCAGCAAAGACTTCATTCAACGGCGCACCAATTTTCAGCGAGACACCGTTGGCTTTAGCCGCTATTGCTGCTATTTCTAACGCCATAGCATCAATATCCAGAGCATAGATAGTAGCTTTTGGTAACCTTCGAGCAAGACCCACTGCGTAATAACCCTCTGCACAACCAACAACCACTACGTTGGGTAAACGCTCCCAATTCTTCAGTCGTTCAATCTGTTGAGTAAGTACGCCATGAAGTTCTTCCTCGTAGCATCCCAAGAGCATAGGAGGCAGGTAGGACTCTCGCCAAGCTTTCTCCTTTGGAAGCTTCATTCCCTCAAATGGGCCACTCTGTACTTCGCCACCTACTTCTGCGTAAAGCCAGTCCTCAATTTCAAGTTTGATACTTGAAATGCTGTCCTGAGCACAACTACCAATAGGTGGAGTCTTGGCTAACATCTTACTCTGCCGCTTCTCTCAATGGTATAACATTATTCTTGTTCCAAAGCCGCTCAGCAGTCTCGACGATAGTCTGCACTGAGATATCGCTAATGCAAGCCGCCGCCTGACCCATATCCTTATTAGGCACGCATGTAGCAATCTCATTATGTAACCGGTGGCACGGCCAGCAAGGCACCTTGTTGGGGTCCGCGTGCAGTGTAATTGTGTTGACCCAATGCTTGGTAATATTCTCAACGCTGGCGTGACTGACCATAACCATCTTAGGTACGTTCTCCATAGCTACCGCCCAAGCCACACCCGTATCAGGGGTAATAACCAAGTCGGCTGCCATAGCCTGCGCAAGGGAACGACGAATGGGCCAATCCTGGTTACCACCAGGATCAGCATTATCAGGAGACAACGCCAGATGAAGCATATCCTTCGTGCCATTCTGACGATTGACATGTTCCATCATCTGCTTAGCCATCTCAAACTGCTTAGCTCCTACCCCAATCATAACCACGGGAACATTAAGCTCTCGAATAAGCCGTCCGATAGCCATAGCCGCATACGGGTAAATTTTATCGAGGCGTGACCCAGAAACTACCCAGGCAATGTAGCGACCCTTTATTTGTTCGTCACGGGTACGTTCAGCACGTTCCTGTTCTTCCTCGGTAGGAAAGAACAGTGGCCCAAACGTATGCGGGACACCCACAATATCATGAACAGTTTCTAGGTATGACCCAGCGCAAAGCTTGCGGCGATACTCTGAAGGCCACCAGAACGCAGTTGAGTCCGGAAATAAAGCGTGACGGTACTCACAGGAATGTGATAAATTGGCAAAGACTTCGTACTCACCGGCACGAGCAGCAAACCACTTCTGCCATTCAGCACCCCCAGGAATATCCTTCTCACCCTTCAATGACAATTTATCAATGAAAGGGTTGTTAAGGAAGACCGTGTGGGTTTCCTTCTCGGTAGTAATTACCTCTGTCTTATACCCAAGTTGTTTAAGCGGGCGCAGCACTGAAGCTGCTATGAGATTATCACCAACACCCCCCAGCCGACAAATCGCAGCCCACCCCATACTCACGGCTAGTTCACCAACTTGCCATCACGAAGGATACCTACCTTGGTGTCGTCAATACCCATGTTGCCTTCAGCAGCCTGAGCAAATTGGGGCTTGTTCTTAATCCGAACCACGTGGTAGACCGCCACGGGCAGAATACCAGGCATCAACTCCCAACCCTCAGCCTCCAGTTTCTTAACTTCTTGCTGAAGATCATTATCGATAGGTAATACTTTTACAGCATGCTCAACTTCAGACATAGACACTCCTCCACGGTTTTGATTTTGATACGCCTTGGTAACATCAAAATAAAGGCTTGCCAGAAGTTTGCTTAAAACTCACGCTCTGAAATAGCCAGAAAGTCCAGGCGTTACGAAAAGTGGACTCGGCTCAGTTTGTTTGCATGCCCGTTGATAAGCTTCATCACGATCCATTTTACGTGCAGCTTCTAGGGCAGGCGCATAAATCCGCGCAAGACGATGGGATAGGTCAGCCACGTACGCATTTAACCACCAGTAAGGAATAGCTGCCTGACCGCCTGCCCGCAACAAAGCATCTTCAGGTTGGGTATAAACGTAATAGGACATTGAATACGTCGTGTTGTTATCCGGCACAGGCCACAATGTAACAGTAGGTATCAGTGCCCGGTCAAACCAAAAGCTAGTTGGGAACCCTTGCTGTAATGGCTCAGCCAAACTAGCATAGTCCGTACGAGAGAAAGGCATAATCAAACGGTTTTGACCATTTGCCGTAATATATAAATCTAAGATCGTTATTGTGTTAGTGGGTAACCCATAAGTAGGTGCACCAGCCGTCAAAGGTTGATCTACACGCTCTACAGTCCACCAGATGATCCCATCCGCTGCCCAATCGCCTTGAAGAAAATTTGCCTCAAGAAATGCATCACTCATGTGCTGCGGGGTAAGCTCAGTACGTCGCACACCGCAACGCGCAAAAGCATTGAGCGTTAGAGTTCCAATAGCAGGATTGAAGGAGAAAGTATTGGAAGTTGGCATAAGACCCTATTAGGAAGCATGCACGGAGAAAGAACCACTACCCCCGAAAGTAGCCCTTGCAGCTACCAGAAGTTTTGTGGCTGCAACTAGGTTGCCTGCCCCCGTAAACAGAACAGTATCAATTGTTGATGTATTAGTTAAACCAGCGCCACCTAAGCTAGGTTCAAAGCTAAGTCCTTGCCCATAGTAAAGACCAGTGGTGTCTTCAATTAAGCCCGGCATTAGGCATCCGCTTGAATAAGCGTCATGGTAGCGTAGGCGGGGTTAGTATTTGAATTGATCAAAAGTTGTACCATTGAAGGCACATAAGCATAATTCCCCTGCACATTCCCTGCAGCTGCAACAAGGTTGCTATCGGGGTGGTTCAACCAGGTAACTGCAGAATAAAGAACAGGATTGTTTGGCGAGTTTGGATTGTCCAGTGTCTGCCGAACCGTGTAGTTGATTGTTCCTGACACCGAGACCTGGATTGACGTCTGCGGCATAGCAAAAGTATCAAGGAAAACTGGACGACTTGACGCTACTCCGTTCGTACCAACAGTAATATTGCCAACGGTGTTAGCACCGGCAGCCGAAAGAATTACAATACTGGTAACCGTCTTGTAATCGTATACCGTGTACGCAGTTGTATTTATACCTGTAACATTTTCGCTTATTAGCGAATTGTTCCAGTCTGTTCCGGAAACAGTAATTGTAGTGCCACTATCGTTGCCAGTTGACGTTATTAGGACACGGCGTGCTGTGTCTGGGATAGTGCCAGCAGCGGCTCCTGCAGTCAACGGAAGAATGGCTCCAACCGCTGGAGTGGCCTGTACCGTAACAATGTTATTGGGTGAGGCAGCGGCTAGAGGGCCGACCTTGACAACAATTGGCCGCATAAAACTCAGTCCTTCTTACGCTTGGGGCGGTCAGCACGGGGCTTGCTGGGTTCGCCCTCGACCTTTATGCCGGGGTAACGGCGGCGGACCTTGGCCTTGATCGTAGCGGCTAGTTCGGGGCTGGCATGCTGTGCAGCCCTTGCCAGAGCGTTCCTGGCATGGGCTGCATCTTCTATGGGGTATGAGCGGCCCGGCCCAGCAAATGACTTACCTGGCAGCTTCTTACGGGCTTTGGTGCTCAGCTTAGCCACTAGGAGAGCCTCCTAAAGGCTAGTGCTTGCCTTCGTCCTCGGAAGACTCACCCTTGGTGACTTCCTTGATACGGGCAGCCGTGCTAAGTGGGGTCAAGTTCGCCCCAATACCGCCGCCGCGCTTGCGGCCTGGGGAAACAGCACCGCCAGCCTTACGTTCGTGCTCTTCCTTCTCATGCTCAACTTTACCGCCATGCTTGCGCTCGTGTTCTTTGCGCTCAACCTTGCCCCCACGCTTACGACGATCGCCACGTTCTTTGCCTTTTTCGCCTTCGCCGTGAACCTTGCCACCACGCTTGCGCTCTTCGGCTTCCTTGAGCACGTTAGAACCTTCACCAGCGTAAACAGTAGCACCACCCTTGGCGCGCTTCATATGACGGGAACGAGACATGACAGAATTCCTTCGTAGTGACCCGGATCCGTGGGCTCGGTCGTAAGAAGGTTACCTGCTTACGATCAGGTTATTGGTTAGGTAGCCGCAACCGCAAGACCAGAGGTCGCACCAGTTGGCACAGAACCTTGTACATAGATAGGCCCAGTCGTGGCATAAACGGTAGCCCCAACAGAGGCACACTCTTGCAGCAGCACAGAACCGCCCGCAGAGGCATTGACTGTGAAGCCTACGGTCATAGCCGTACCCGTTGAGTTGATTGCATTCAGGAAGGTGCAGCGATGGAACAGGAGATACCTGTCGATAGTGCCAGCCGCAACCAGCACATGAAGGTCGGCAGCATTGCTCGTCCAAGCCTGGAAGGCACAATCTCGGAAGATGTTGCGCGCCGCGCCCAAACCACTGGTTGGATTGACAATAGTGTCCATCGTAGCATTATTACCCGTGGCCCGCAAAATGGTGTCACCACCAATCGTGCATTCCTTGAACAAGTTCTCATCACTGGCAACAGAGAGTGCCCGATTACCGGCATGCGCAGCGGCAGTAAGATGGCCTGTGCCAATGAAATTGCAGTTCTGGTAGAAGTTCTGGCCACCCGCTTCTAGCCAGGCAACCTGAGCCGAGTTAGCGTTGACCCCGTTGAACACTTCGATGTTCTGAAAGATGCAGCCTGATGCCGTGACATTGACCAACGGAGTAACCGCTGTCGTCGAGGCCGTATTCGTAATTGCGATACGCGCCCGGCTATTCTGAGACGGCGGTGACAGACCAATAAGATGGGTCTTGTTCAGGTTCCAAGCGATAGTTGTCGCAGTATGCACTGAGCCGGTCATGAAAATGACGTCGCTATTACCGGACGTACACCGGGACAGCGCCTGGGTCAGCGTCTTGAAGGCGTCAGTAGGACCACCCGTATTACCATCACTCCCGTTGGTCTCGTCGACCCAGAAGTAGTTACCAGTAAACGGCGGCAATCCGGAAATGCCATACAACGGCATTCCGAATTGACCAACTAGATATGCGGGGTTGTTAAAACCGGGCGTAGTCATCTACGTGATCCTTTGTTAGACAGCGAGCTACCCGTCGCTAGTCCTCGGGAAAAGACCCAGAAGGAGGATTAGTCCCTCTGGGAGTTTGAGCAACACGCGAGGAGGAGCAGTGCGTTGATGCTTTACGCCGGTCAAGCCAGGCTAAGCTTTATGGTCTTTAAGAGAAACAACATTTTCGGGCAAAGGTGCTACATGTTCTGCACGCCAGCGTTCAACATAATTAGTAGCAGTACGCATAATAGTAGGATCATCCTGTAAAGCACCAATTCCGATGTTACAAGAGGTACAAAGGAGGCCTCGAACCTTCCCGGTTACGTGATCATGATCTACACTAAGAGGAAGAAGTTTTCCTAACCGAACAGCAGTTTCTGGTTTGGCACAAATAGCGCAAACACCACCTTGTGCTTTAAGCGTGTCATCGTACCATTCAGTAGAAACACCAAACTTACGGCTTACCCAATTAACACGGGAAGCTTCGTAAGCTTCCGTACTTTGACTTTGGTAGCGAGCCTTGGCTTCATCAACAGTTAAAGTTTCCCACTCAAAGTTATTAGGCCCAATGAGAGTATTCAAATCCTTAGGACGGAGCTTAGTAAGCTTACCGGGACGGTCCTTAACCGTCTCAACAAAATGTGCAAAAGATTTCCAACCATGCGGTCCAGCTTTAAGCACCATGCGCCAGCTTGTACGCAACCGCAAAAGCGCCATCTTAGAATTGACTTCAGCTTGATGAGCTAAGTCAAGTTCCCCACTAAGAGCTTTATCATAAACCTCTTTCGCAGCCTCATAGGTGTAAAACTTGCCAAGCTTCACACCCTTAAACCGAACACGCCAGTACTTATGCTTAGGATTGTACTTAATAGCTTTCTGTTCGGCGCTCAAACCAAAGTGTTGAAGGGCTTCAATTTTCTGCTTATCTGAAGCTGTTAATAACTTCAAATTTTCTACATGGGTATCGTCGTAATTACCATTCTTAAAGCCAAGGTACTCAGTAGGCCAAGAACCATAATGATAGAACCAAATCACATGGTGTAGGGGCAACCGTTTGCCGTCAAACCCAACGTACCAGTACCCGTCAGAATTCTGCTGTCCTGCTACAGTTCCGGGCACAACCTTACGCGCAATTTTTATCTTCCACAGAAGTTTGCCACTTTGGGGAGCGTAAGTAAACAACTCAAGAACACGTGAGTGAGCAATCGCCAACACTTCAGCGGACCGAACGTTGGTCGGCGACTGCTTCTTTTTCGGACTTGCAACTTCTTGTTCCATCAATTCCTTCTCCTTAGATCTTTCATCCTAGTAACTATAACATACTCTAAGATGAAAGACTAGGAGTGTTATGAGGTCGGTGAGGATCCCCATAAAGCCCTGGGATCGTTATAATTGAAGGAGTACCTCTCCCACGCCTTCACCAACAGGTTGTCCGTGGTGAAGTCCACCTGCATATCAATCTCAAACGGTTCACGTTCAAGATAGAGCATGCCGGGCTGGTCGGTCTTGATGTACCAGGGGAAGGCTGAGGTAAAGAACACGTCCTCGACGTAGTCCGTTACGCCGCCCGCTACGGTGGGGATCACGTTCGGGTCGTTCATCGCGGTGCCCGGACGCAACTCAGCACGCAGGAGCCGGAGCGCAACAGGCTCGTTGTTCGGGTGGATTACGAGGGTCTTGCCCGTGGCCATCATGCGCAGCCCAGCATTGTCGTACATGCCAGTCTTGATGCTAATCATGCCGTTAAGCAGAGACGACTCGTTAAGGTCCACTTGCGTACCGGGGGTATTGGCCCAGGTCGCCGGGCCAGAGCCACCAGCCGGGAGGGGATGCGATGCGCTAAGCAGGGCAACTCCATCACCACCCACTGTCGTGTCATAAGTGGTAGCCGAGTTGAACACTGCCGCCGCGTAGATCTCCTTCGTCTGGGCAAAGCTGCGTTGCAGGCCAAGATTGGATGGCCGGAACTGAGCCTTGTACAGGTTGTCGGCAATCGTATTACGGGTGATACCATAGCCCAGGCCAATACCAGTATGCAACTGGTTATAGACGAAGGCTTCACCGGAGTTGTTGTCGAAGGCGGTCTGACCACCATCGGTTTTCAGTTGAGCCAGTGGCAGGAAGCGCATACTAGCGGTGCGCTCCTGGGCCATTTCTGACTTGCCCTGGTCGAAGAGTTTTGGCCAGATAGCTGGCCACTGCTTATATTCGCCCGTGACACCCCGGAGGCCAGGCAGAAGAAGGTCACGGATGGCTGCGACGTTGATCGCCATGGCTTAGACTCCTAGGAGGGCTTTATATTGCTGGTTGTTAAACGCCACGATGACGTTGTTGTAGGCTGCCGTGAGATCCGTGCCCGGCGCACCTGGCGGAGAGGTGATGACGTTCACCACCTTGAACGGAAGCGTAACAGTTGTGGTTGGCGTTGAAAGGCACATGCCGGACTGACCCGTCACAGTACTGCCCAGCGGAGTAGCTACAATATCAGCACAAGCACCAATTGAGGTCTGGGTGATGGCTGAGCCAATGCCCGCCTGTATCTTCCATTGACTATTTGGGTCGTCCACAACATAAGCGCGAACGTCGCCAGTAGCATCGGAACCAGGCCAGTAACGACTTTCGACGTTGTAGCCTCGTGCCGTTGAGAAGTAGCTGCAACCAACGAAGATGCCAACTAGAATCTTAGTAGCAGTACCACCATCACCATTAGCCCACTGCTCAATATAGCCAGTAGGGCCGGAAACGTTCATGCGTACGGCGTCGCCAAAATAAATGGCGGTGCCATAGCCCGACGCAATCCGATAAGGTGGATTATGATTCTCGGCAAAGTTCGGTGGCCCAGAGGCAGTGCCAATCTGGAGAAAACCGAAGGGTGCTTGGACGTTTACAGTCATGTGCTTAGACCCCTAGGAGTGCTTTGTATATCTGGTTGTTGAAGGCAACGGTGACGTAGTTGTACGCCGTGAGCAGGTCGCGACCGTTAGCGGTCGGCGGGGTCGTGATTACGTTTCTCACCTTGAATGGGAAGGACACCGTAGTCGTGGGTGTATCAAGAGTCATCCCAGAAATGCCTGTGATGGTGCTGCCCGTGGGGGAAACCACAACATCAGCCGTCGAGCCAACATAGATTTGTGTGAAGGGCGTAGCAGCGACTCCGGCCTGCACCATCCACTCAGAATCAGGGTCGTCACAAACGTAGGCTATGCCATCGGCCGCAGCATCACCACCTGGCCAAAACTGACTCTTGACGTTTTGACGCTGCGAGGATGAGTAATACTCACAACCAAGGAAAATGCCAACGAGAATCTTAGTGGGTGAACTACCGTCAGCAGCTACCCAAGGCGTAATATAACCGGGGTTGCCAGAACTGTCATCACCACTAATCCACATGCGAACCGCGTCACCATAATAGATGGGGGTGACAAAGCTAGCCTTGATCTTATACGGGGAACCACTACCAGCACGCGCAAAGTTTGGGGGCATGCCCGTGGTGCCAACCTGAGCAAAGCCAAATGGTGCAAGGACGTTAGCCATTTGAATACGGTCCCAGGCTTGGTTAGTGGCTAGGGTCAGCTTGACCTAGACTACTACCAGGGTTGAGAGGCTACCGCATTGCGCTCGGCAGCTAGTTTGTAGCTGGAGTCACCTTAAAGGCCCATGCGGGACCCAGGTTTGCTCTTTTGATCGTCAAGAACCTAATTCGATTCCGAGACCCTTCAGCAGCTTATCGGACTGCCGGAAAACTTCTATGATCAAGTAATGGATGTTAAGCAAACAAAAAGTCAAGTGGGTAATCAAAGAAAAGTTTTAACTTTCTAGAGCCTGCGTAAACAACGTCTTCACTTTCGGACCTTCCTCGGCAATTACATCAATCAGCACAGCCCGTAAATATGCCGCACCTGTCACCCCGTGGGATTTCACTATGCTCTGGAACAGATCATATTCCGCATTGCTAATCCAGGTTGTTATGGGACGACGTAGATGATGGTACTGGGAAAAGTCAGGATCTGTCTCACGGCCATTCATTAATCGGAATGGATGGCGCTTTGGTTTTGACAATGGTAGTTCCCCTTCCAACGCGCAGCAGACCCTGAGCAATTCTAGCAGTAAATGTTATTCCTCAATTGCAGTCACAGGCCGCATATACTCCTTGACGATGCGAGGTTCAGCACCAGGATGCTGCCGTGTCAAGGTATCCTTAGGAGTCATACCCAAACGCTGCTCGGCTTCACGCATTTGGTTCTTGGCCAGCTTGCGTTGCTCAGCCTGGGCTTCCCGCGTGAGTTCTATTGGCCGTTCCATCAGGATCTGGCCACCCTTAATGATGTGCGGCTGGCTGTACCCAGGCGGAACCCAGGTTGGATGACGCTTCGGATTGACCGGCTCCCAGCCTTGCTCACGCATCTGAGCAATGTAGAAAGGATCCTCAAGACCATTAACGGACCAGCGCTTCCACTCGTATGAGGAACCTTCTGGGATCTCGTCAATGGGGATGTAGAACATATCGTCATTAACAGTGGCCTTACGACGGCGCGTGCGCCTAGCCTCAGCATGAACTGGTTCGTGCTGTGGCTCACGAGCGTCAGTTGCTGTAGCCCGCTGCGGTGGACGCTCCACAACTGGTGTCTTAAGGCGGCGACGGGTAACGGGTTCGGCTTCGGTCATTGTGTAGAACTCCTATTCTATGAATTGAATTTTGGGTGGTGCCAAATCCAAGCCCTACGATGATTAAGCGGATACGCGCGGATCATTGTGCTAACGCGACGCCAGCACCCACCCCATCGATATCTTTTTCGGCGCTCCATCTTGGGTTTCTTTAATGAGTAATTCTTCCCATTTTACCTTCTGCCTCTAGCTCCAGCAAATTGCGTGCATACTGGGCAAAGGCCTGGTTCGGGGGCAACTGTGGGAAGCTCATCTTGGCGGCATCCTGTTGCTCCTTGGTCAAGGTGACCGAACGAGTCGTACGAGCAACCTTGCCGTCTGCGCCAGGCACCTCACGAGATATAGGGGCAGAGGGGTGCACCTTGGCCTTCTTAGGCGCAGGGGCTTCCTCTTCCTCACCAGCCTCTACAACGTCAGCCGCCTTAGACACGGGCGTACGATAGCCAGCATGTTCCTCAATGACCCGGTAATAGTCGTCAGAACCCTCCTGCAAGCCTTCGCCAAGTGCCGCCCAATGCCCCGCCATCATCTTGGCGTTCTTAGCTGCGTTGCCGCCTATGGACGCTGGGATGCATTCAGGGTGGGCGCGCAGCCAGGTCTGTGCCTTGGGGGCAAAGCCTGACAAATACTGATCTAGAGGATTGAGTTGGCTTGCAACTGCAGCCTCTACACGACCCTCAGTGGTAGGCACCGTGCGCACGCCTGATTCGTAATCCGCCTTGGCAGCCTCTAGCCTATCGAGTTGCGATGCTGCACGGGCCAGCTTAGTTTGAACTGCCGTAACCTTGGCAAACTCGCCAGCTTCCATCAGACGCGTGCTCTCGTCCTGTAAGGACGTCAGCAACGCCGTAGCAGACGCAATGCCGTTATCCAGGATGGTTAGTTCGCGGGCATCAGCTGCCTCAGCCCTAGCCGCTAGTTCCTGGTCACGGGCAGTAACCTGGCTCGTGGCCGCATCAGCACGCCTACGCTCGGCCTGGGCTGTAGCCTCAGCTGCTTCACGGGCCTTACGTTCATCAGCCGCTGTCTTAACCGCCTGGTCTAGGGCGACCTTAGCTTCGTCAACGGCAGCCTTCTCAGCTAGCTTAACTCTTGGAACGGATTTCTTTTCCGGCTTGGCTTCGTCAGCCAGTTTGACGACTGGCTCTTTCTCTTCGCCTTCTTTAGCCGCTTCCTTGCCCACGTCTGCAAGGTCAGGATTATCAGTAACGTCCACAGTGACAACGCCCTCGTCAGCAACTTCCACAACTGCTTCATCTTTTTTGTCAGCCATCGGAATTATTCTCCTCCTCAAAAACGCTTAATCAAAATACTACGTCTGGTGCCGGAATCTTCAAACGAATGTGATGATCTTCGACGAGCCTGCAGAGTTGCCCATTAATGGCAATCTTACGTCCATCTGATATGAAGATGGCTACCCATTCACCAACTTGCACATCCTGACCTCGGAAATCATAGTTGTCGTCAGATACAAATGCGGCTGGCCCCTTTTTGAGAACCAGCCCAGCCTTGCCCTGATGTTCGTCTTCCTTGAGGGTCTGGTCTGCCAAGTGAATACCAGACTTAGTAACCTTGGGGCGCATATAGACGCCCAGCAAAACTTGATTCCCAAATAACTCAAAGGCATCAAGATTGCCCGCCTGTTTCATAATAGCCATGGCGGGGTCAGCGTCGTGCTTCATAAGCATAGGTGGCATTTATACTCTCCTCAAAATACAACAAAAACACAATCTCATTGCCGATCAACCATAACGCAACGGCATGGGCTAGTAAAGTCACTTATGCACCGCCCTGGCCTTCGCCCTCTTCACTAGGCCGTAACCCATACTGTTCCCGCTCTAGCTCCTCACACCAGCCCAGCACATCTGATAAGGCTTTGATGTAGGACACATGGGCTGCATACTTTTCCGCAACCGTCTGTGCTGAGCCTTCAATTGAAGCAGCACCACCCTGCGCTAGGTTGACCATGCGGTCGTCAATGGTCTTAGACACCTGAGTGTGTAGGGCGCGATGAAATGGATCAAGGAGAGAAGGAGGCATGTTATGCTCTGCCTCCATCGTCAGCCCAGCGGTCTAGTTCGCCAGGATTATTGCCCCAATAATTGTTAAGCAACTCTTGCCGGGTACGATCAAGCCAGTAACGCCGGTTGCGTTCAACAAGAATTTGAGTTGCCGGATTCTGCAACGCCATATATCGCGTCACCCATTCTTTTATTTGAAAAGGGGCAGGGAGAGTAACCACCAGCTAAGCCTTTTCCATTGCTTCGGTGATTATCCTAAACGAGTGCTTAATCTCCGAAGTTCCTTTACCTTCAGTTATACGCATAATGCCTTCTGCATCTAGCTCAGCTATATTCTTTGCCGATTGCCGACGTACAGTTTCGCGAGAAGTTTCCTCGTCATGAATTTGATGGGCAAGTACCTTAATAATAGTCCAGTTCTCTCGGATAAGCCGTCGTAAGTCTTTTGAGGTTAGGTTTGTATTACCGCAATAACCCTCAAGAAGAGTAACTAGACTTCTGGCCGCATCAGCATCGCCTGTAACTGTCCCGCCACACATGAAAGCCTCTCCACACTTATCGATTTACATACGGAAAGCCATACGGCTTCGTCAAGACAACACCATCCCACTTCTCGGAACGGTTAAGACGAATGGGTGGTAGGTAGCGCTGCTTCGCTTGAGCACCAGCCCAGACTGTTCCTTTGGCTTCATTGCGCCTAGCAGCACGATAGCTCTTAGCAACCCGCGCTGTCCTGCCCTTCTTGACAGGCACTGTTCTAGCCGAGGGCGTCCAACCCGCTGCCATGCGATCAATCAAGTCTTCGTCTAAATGGCGTTCAAGAAGGCCCATGATCTATACATACTCCACGCCTAGTGAACTGTCGCAGTCTGGGCTCCATTTTCCGCAACCCAAACCTGCAAGGCTTCAACGGCTTCAGCCTTCGTCGGAAATGTCTGCGTAGCCCATATAATCTCACCATCGTCAAACACAAACTGAACACCCCAGTACAAACTTTCAAGCTTTACCAGTCTTATGATGGCTTGACGAGTTAATGCTGGAGTGTTCAGAGAAGACATTAGACCGTCTGCGGACGACCAGCGTCGTGGGCCTTCTTGCCAATCTTCTCCAGGCGTCCATCGCCCGAGGCCGCACCAGCAGTCATGTGATGCTTCTGATTAGGTAAACGACCACCCCGTGCACGCTTGAGTGATTCCGGCTTGACCATCTTCTTGATCATAGCCTTGTCCTCTTTCGCGTCGGCGTGTTCCACCTTACCACCACGAGCGCGGGGCGGCATTAAGCCAGGAGGCAGACCGCCCGGTGCGCCTGGGGCCATAGGAGGCATCATTCCTGGCCCGCCAGCCATGGGTCCGCCCGGCATTGGGCCTGCACCGGCCCCTGGAGGGACCATAGGCGGCTTCGGGGGCATCATAGCAGGGTTAGCCCCCAACGGAGGCATAGGAGGCGCTGCAGGAGCTCCGCCGCCCTGAGGAGCCACGATCACGTTGACATGGGTGCCCTTGTGCTTGGTGCGGCCACCACGAGCGCGGCCCTGGGTAGACAACTTCTGATCGACATTGGCCTGCTCAATATCGGAAATGGAACCACCCGAAGCACGCTTGCCCTTGGCGTGCACACGCCCACCCTTCCGATAAGTAGCGAGCGGATTAGCGGGCGTAGAACGTCTAGCTTTACGGTCGCCCCGCTTCGCGGTCTTATTAGACGAATCAGAGCCATAGCCAACTGCATCTTCTGGGCCTTCACTCTTGAGCATGTCAACCGGCGCATTCTTCTTCATTGCCGGATCTGCATCACCATAGTGAGCAGTCATACGACGCAACTTGGCATTATGCCCAGTCACACCTTCTAGATCTTTCTTCATCGGGTGAGCCATCGGGTCAGTCTCCTGTTTTGTGCTGCACCGAGTGGCAGCTGAGTAAATTCTCTAACTACTTTTTGTGGCCGCCACGCTTCATACCATGCACTTTGCCTTGCGCGTCAATAGAGCCGTGTGGGTTGGAGCCAAACGAGCGAGGAGTATTTAATAATTCAATGTTAGGATCAACTTGCTTAGCGGCTAGCTGATCCTGCGCAGACGGCGGATTAAAACGCTTTTCCTGACTAGCAATGCTTTCTAATTGCTCTGGGTCGTATAAATCACTTGGCTGTGGCGCAGCACCACCTTCCGCCCGCTTCATCCGCTCAATGAACTTGGGCTTGTGGGAATAGCCAGCGCCTTTTTCCGGATATGACATTGTACTATGTTCCTTCGCGTTTATTGTTTGACTTGCGCAACTTGACGACTGCCATCATATGCCTTTTGCAGTACATATCTCCTGGCTCTACCCGCATGCAACAGAAACCCATTGTGCTATTTGGAGTTGCCAACTTCTCAACACAACGACACATCTGGGTTAAGGCTAACCAGTCCTCAATGCGAGCGAGGATAGGCATCATGCTGCCTGCTCTTGTGCCTTGCACAAGTGCTTCACACGGGCAATGTCCTTATCGGAAATACGAAAGCCCCGCCCATAAATAGTATCAATTACAATCTCTTGTGGTGCCAACTTCTGCCGCAGACTCATAATGAAGATGTCCAATACGTGGGGCGTCGGCTGCTTATCGTCATACATAAAATTCATCAGGAGTTCTCTTGTCTTGAGCCCTCCCTTAAGAAGCAACCGCAAGGCTCTATCCTCACAAGGAGTAAACCGCCAAACCCTGTGCAAGTCAACGTCAGGCACCGTTAACATATCTACTAATTCTGCAATGCGCTGGTCTCTGTCACCAACCATTTCCCGCAGTTCTGCTATTTCCCGGTGCAGACTATCCCGTGGGTTGTCCCAAGTGGGGGTCAAGGCAAATCCCCTAAAGCAAGCACAATAATTGCCCCAACCAAAACAATCATGATGATCCAGATAAGAACGGGTTGTTCCCTCTGTGGTGTCATGCTCTTACCTGCACCCCAGGATAGACCTCGTCCCGAGGCGAACCAAACTCCTCATGCAACTTAAGCAGCAGCCGGTCTGTCTTACCTACTGTGATTGTATGATCGTACTCAGTAGAACCATGATTGCTCTGATAGGGCGGACGCTGGGCTTGGCCGCCAATCACTAGCACAACACCTAATTCAGAAGCACGAATACGAATAGATTTACTGGAATGGTTAGTCACTCTTGTGATAGTCCCTACACTGATCAAACCACGCC